ATGTTATTTTTGGAAGCTCATTTTGAGCATTACCTGACAATTCGCTATTTTTTTGTGCTTTTTTCGTTGTATCTGTTAAAAGCTCAATTGAGCTTGTAAAGTTTGATTGAATTACCTTTAGATTTTGTTCACAAGCGCCTAAAAGTAGCTTTGTAAGATCGTTATGTAATTCAATCTCTTTTTTAGTGTTATCGCTCTCTTTTTGAGAGTTTTCTAACACTATTTTTTCGCCTTTTAATCTTTCGTTTTCAAATTTTAGTTCTCTAATTTCATCTTTTAGCCTCTCAATCTCACTTTGAAGCTCTTTAGATGAAGTTCCAAACGACCACATTTAATTTAAGGTTCTCCATTATATTAGATTACCTTATTTATATGTCTTTAAGATGCTCAGGCAATTTTCCTTCAAATTTCATACAACATTCGAAGAAGCGATTATCAGCGCATACAAAAAACTTATCTATCATTCCTGCATATTTCCAATATGTACTGCCGTATTTTTATGTTTATTATCAAAAAATATGCACAATTCGCCTTCTTTTGGTTCCCAGACTTCAACAAGGTCATAAGTTGGTCCAGATAGACACACTCTACCATCTTTCGTGAAGTAAAAAATAATACCTTTATCATTCATACCAACCACAGTAAAAATAGGATCTGGCCTATCAACACACAGAATACGAATTGGCTTACCGTTAGATGTGTACTTTTTACCCATTTCTACTATCATTTAAATCCCTTTAAGATGTTCAGGTAATTCGCCGACAAATTTTGAACAGTACTTCCAGTTAGAACCATTCTCAGTTTGATATCTTCTATTAGAACATATTTTATGAAATCTAGCCAAAACAGCGCCTTCTTGTCCTTTTAAATCAAAGAACCAACACCATTCTCCCTCTGTTGGTGACCAAGCTTCTACTAGGTTGAAAGTTGGTCTAGCAAGACTTAGTATTCCGTCTTTCGTAAAGTGAAAGATAGCACCATTGTCATCCATACCGACAACAGGGAAAAGAGGATCTGGTCTATCGACACACAGAATGCGAATTGGTTTTCCATTGGAAGTATATTTTTTACCCATTTCTATTTCCATTATATTGCCTTTCAAATAATAGAATTTTATTATTAATAAGTTTAAAAATTATTGAGCACAAAATCAGCTAAATCCAGAATGGTCATACAATTCGCCGTAAACTAACAAATCTCCCCAAGTCTCTCTCATTCTTTTGTTATAATCGTCTTCCTCTTCTCCGCAATCAAAACTTCCAAAAGCTACAAAATCATAATTTTCTTCGCTAGATAGTTCTTCAGAAAATAGACTGTTGATAAAATTCTGATGCTCATCAAAGTTTTGAATATCAGAAAATGGCGCACACAATATAGCTAAAGACATAATAAGGTCGTCGTGGCATCCTTCTTCTGCTTGATATTTTTTACCTCTTAAAGAAAACCTATAAAACTCATTAATAGTTTCTTTATCCGCTAAAATAAGTTTTCCGTTTTCTAACATAATCTTCAACATATTGAGGTTAAGATTTCTGGTTTTCTCATTAGTAAAATGACCTGGAAATTTCTTTTTCTTTCCTTTGGTGTCCTTGTCGTAATGAAGATTATCGTATTCGTATGTTAAGAATAGTGTATCAGCTATACTTTGTCCTGAACCTGTGTTGTTTTCTATAATGACATAAGCATTATTATAGTATTCGGCTATTTTTTTAATTGTTTCTGGTAGCTTTAGATAGTCTTCTCTAGTTTTTAATGATGCTACTTGTTTATAAGGAAGAGTAGTCACATCTACTATTTGGAATGCGTGAAAGTCTATTCCTCCTTTAGCAGGATCTAAGCTTAAAATATACTTGTGTTTTTCTTGTGGAATTTCATATTCTTTAAAACCTTTTATAAATCTGTCCTGATGTTCAGGATCTTTCCATTTTAACTTTTTGAGAGCGTCGCCTGAAATCAAAGTCTCAGAAGAGCCTAGAAACTCATTTAAATAGTTTTGTCTACAATAAACTATACCAAAAGTTTCTATTTGTTTTTGTAGCCATTCTTCTGTTCTTCCAGGAACGGCGTCCCAATTTATAGTAAAGAATGAAAATTCTGATTTTTTATTTTTAGCGTCTTCTACTATATTATAGAAATGGTTTAATCCGTTCGGTGTTGAAGCTAGAATAATTTGAGATTCTTCGGATGATGATACTGTAGGAAAAACTGAGTCATAAAAGTCTTCCCAAATACTCGGTCTAATGAATGCTACCTCGTCACAGAATATACCAGATCCTGGAGACGAGAATGTATAACCTCTAAAAGAGTCGCCTGAAGTAGCTGATGTTAAAACTTTAGACCCATTTTCTAGCTCAATAGACATAGCATTCCAAGTAACAACGCCTTGTTTTAACCAAATCGGAAGCCTAGAAAAGATTTGTTTGATTTTAGTAAGCACCTCTACCGACATCTTTTGTTGGTTAGCTGCTATACCCCAGTTTGCGTCATTATGGAATAGTAGTCTCCAAATAATATAAAGAGCAGTTGTTACTGATTTAGCAGACTGTCTAGGTTGAAGAAGAACATTTCTTTTACTGCTTAATAGACTGTCAATTAGTTCCCATTGATAGTCTCTTATAACAGGAAATGTATAACCGTTTGGCGTGAGAATTTGACAGTGGTTATCAATAAAGTAATGACAAGAATTAGCACATTTCACTATTTCTTGTATATGTTCTGGTCTGAGATTAAGTTTTACATATGCTGGTTTGAGATGCCTTATACCGTTGAATTGTATAGGCTCTCCATTAGAGCCTTCATATAGACCATCCTTATTTCTAGGAAGGTCAAGATCTAAAACTTTTTGTTTCTTTTGTTCTACAGTTAGACCACTATAATACAAATTTTGCCTTTCACAGATCCCCAAAAACAGGATCAGATTTTTTCTTTCTTCTAGTAGACATAACTTTTGCTGAATCATTTTTAGTTTCAACAGGAGTTTCGCCAAGGAACATAGCATCTATTTTAGCAAAATCCATATCTTCTTCTAGAATGTTAATTTGAGAGTCTCTATTGAAATTGAAAGACCTAGTCTTCAACATATAAACATTTTTAAGAGCGGAAGAAGTGAAAAGATTATTACCTCCAGCGACTTCAGTGTCGAGACTAGTTATCTCCATATATTTTCCGTTCTCAAAAACTAAAATATCGCCAACACAGTTATTGAAATCTCCATTCTCATAAAGAAGTTCGAAAGTATTCGCTGCTATAAAGAAATTCATTTGGTCCAAAACTTGAAGACCAAATTTACCAAATAGATCTTGACCACCCCAACCTTCTGATTGTTCAGGCATAATCGCTATATTAAAGACAGAATCTTTATCTGCTTTTATTTTATTGAATTCGCCGAATACGGCATCTTTGTTAAGCTTTTGAACTTTCAAATACTTACAAATAACGCCGTAAAGGTTAATTAACTCTTCTGTTTGTCTTCTAAAAAGTTGATAATCTTTGTCTCTAGACGAATAATTAAAATTAACCATTGTTTACTGGAGCATCTTTTTTCATATTTAAAGCAACACCAACACCAGCGAATAGTAGACCTATTCCAGTACCATAATTCTGCATATCAAATTTTGAATCCGGATGTTTATATAGGTCATATCCGGCAAATGCTATTCCTGCTAATATAGAAATTGATGCAAGAAGTTTCGCTACATCAAATGACTCGCCGTCTATTTCAGTTAGAAGGCTCTTTAAAAAATCTTTAAAACCGTCCATATAATTTTACCTCTCACTTAACAAGCGTTTGTTCTGCTCAACCAACCTGCCAAAAATCTTGATTTTAGTTTTTCTGGAAGAGAATTATAATAATCAGTTCTCCACTGTTTAATTTCTGTTATCAACTCTTGAGCATTGTGATTATTTATAGCTTCTATTGTTTTTGGTCCGAAAGATCCATCTGCTGGAACTCCAACAAATTGTTGAACTTTTTTCTTTACCGCTGGACCAGGATTTATAAGAGAATCGAAAATCACTTCAGCAAGGTGTTGGTCATTTATTTCGTCTCCTAAAATAGTGTCCCATTTAGCTTTATAATAGTCGAAAACACATTTCTGGAGTTCTTCTATTTTTAGAAGCTCACTAGATTTTTTCCCTTTGTTTGCATCAATTATAGCCCAACCATTCCAAGAAGAATTATCTCTTCTGTCTATACCTGAATATGTTTGACCGCCTGGATCACTAGGGTCGTTTTCTAGTACTCGACCTTCAAAACCTAAAACCTTTTCTAAAGCTGGTTCAAATTTAGCCATTCTTCATTTCCTCCAGTATGGATTTGACATCAGTAACAATCAAATTATTATGAGTTACTGATACTCCTGTAACTCCTTCTTGAGAAGAGCTTTCTCGTTCTTCTCTTTCTTGTTTCTTAATTTTTAACTGTACATCAGTCATATTCCTATATATATCGGACAATAATTTTAGGCTACTATTTACTATTCCAACAAGTTCTGCGTAGGAAGTAATCATAGAAGCTTTTATATCTAAACCGTTGTCAATCTCTCCTGCTACAGAGTCCAATACTCTTTGTGCTGTTTTTACTGTTTCTTTTAATGTCTTTCTTGAAAAGTCAAAGTCATCTTTCAGAGTTTTCAGAGTTTCTGATGTTTCAATTTCTTCTTTAAATTCTTCTTCTATAGCTTCTGTTAGTTCATCTGCGGTCGAAACTGCTATATCAAACGATTTTGAAATCTCGTCTAATCTCCTAGCGAGATTTTTAGAAGGAGCTTCAATAGTTGGTTTAGGTAAAGTCATTTATTTTCCTTTTTAACATTTTGATGCGAAGTCATTACTATTTAAGCTACCGAATCCCATACTTATTTTCTTTATAGGATTTGAGTCAGTGAAAAGACTAGAATCGAAATTATCGAAAACTTTTTGTATTGTTATGACTGGAACAACGACTTTAATATTTGTTTCAAAAATAAAGTTCGGTGAAATCTTAGTAATTACTGAAGCTGTTTCAGTATCTTGTAGAGGTTTTCCTTCTACAAAATTAGAAGCGTTTTTTGTCGCAAAATACATTTGGCCAAGTAAAAGAGTATATGTTGCTGAACCATCAGTTATAGTACAACTATCTCCGTCAATAACAATAGAGAAATCAGGAAGATTCTTTTTAGTTAGATATATTTTTCCGTCAAAGTCTTTAAATATCTTTAAACCTGCAAAGATAGCAGGAGTATAGTTATCAGGATATTCTATAGAAACAGAGTAAAGACCACCTTTTTTGACTATTGTTATAAGAGATCCATCAGCGCTTAAGAATTTATATACTCCATCAGGCAAATCGTCAAGGTAATATTCTCCAGCAACACCGAAACCAATTGTAACTTTGTTAGACTTTCTAATTCCTTTAAATGGAGGATATATATTACCTCTTACTGTTAATTGAAGGTCAGCTTTTATTATTCTGATGTCATAGTCTTCTTCTATTGTCTCAGGAACTTCTATTGTGACATCTTCTAGTAAAACTGGAATAGAAGTAAAATCAGCAAACTCGTCAAGTTCTCTTATTCTCATTGTTCTAGAAGGAGTAAACTGTGGTAAGATCTGTTCCAGAATTATACTCATATCTTCAAGATTTTTGGTCGCTATTGAAAGAATATACTTAAAGTCATACGATACAGAGTTTTGTTGATATTCAGCATAAGAGTCATCGATTGGTTTAAAATTTAATTTTTGGAATTTAGATGTATTTCTTTCCTTTGCCGCCGACAGACCTGAAATAGTTAAACTCATTCTAGGTAAAATATTCACATTACCTGATTTTAGTCTTTCTATATCAGTATTCGAAAATATATAAGCTTTAGACTTTGAAGCAAATTCTATTGGAACAAAAAATGTGTCATAAGGAGTGCCATCTTCATCTCTTCTTTGGATAACTATAGAAGAAAACATATCAAGAAGAGAAGCAGTGTACTTCCTTAAGGTTTTAAAATGAAAAAATTCCAACTTTGTTTCCTTTTAAACTTTTTCGTATTATAATTTCTAAACCTATTTATTTAAGGAGCGCGAATGGTAAAAACTGATAGGGAGCTTCAAAACGAGTTCCTACAAAGCAGGGATGAAGAAGAAAGAAAACTTACGGTTGACTTCGCTTGTAGACTTCTTCAAATAGAACTTGAAATAAAGGCTCTAAAAGAAGATATGAAAGTAATAAAAGAAGACGCCAAAGAGAAAGGCGTTCTAGTTAAAAATGTCAACAAAGTGATCGCTCAAATGAAAAGAGCTATGAAAGAAAAAGTCACAGAAAATGTCGACAATGATAGAATTTATTCTTTCCTAGAACAATCAGAAGAGTTTCAAGATCTTCTTTTCAGATTAAATGCTTAAAAAGGTAAAATATGGCTAAAGAAAAAATCGTCAAAAACACTCTATTTGAAAAAATGACCAAGAATTCTAAAATTAAAGAATTCTTAATTGAAGAAGATGAAACAGTAGTAACAGACTTTATTTCTACCGATTGCGTCTCTCTTAATCTAGCTTGTTCCGGTAGTGTAGCAAAAGGAATTCCTGTCGGAAGAGTAACAACAATTGCTGCTCCTTCTTCTCTAGGGAAGTCTATTATAGGTATGAAAATACTTAAAAATGCTCAAAGAAAAGGTAAAGTTGCCGTTCTTATTGACTCTGAATTCGCTTACGATGCCGAAACGGCGGCTAAAATGGGTATAAACATAGACGAGCTTATTGTCTGTCAAGAGTCTTCAATAGAAGAAATACAAAAATTTATTATGAATTTGCTTGAGCCTCTCACAAAAGAAGAAAGAAAAGATGTTGTAATTGTATTAGACTCTTTCGGAGGTTTGATTACAGCAAAAACAGTAGCAGACGCTACAAGCGGAAAAGATGTCGCAGATATGACAATTTCTAAAAAGAAAAATTCATTTGCTAGACTTCTACAGTCTCTAAGATGTACTGTGTTTATAGTAAATCACGTTTATGACAATGTTGGAGGTTTCGGCGATCCTCTTTCAATTCCAGGAGGTAGAGGGATTTATTTCGCTTCTTCTGTAATTATTATGGGTATGTCAAAAGCTAAAGACAAAGAGTCTGAAGAACTTACAGGAGCTATAATATCCTGCGTTGTGAGAAAATCAAGATTTTCTAAGGAAAACAGTAAATTCAAATACAGAATTAAATACGATGGTGGTCTCGACCCATATTATGGTCTTCTTGAACACGCTTTGGATTATTCCGAAACAATCACTGAAGGTAAAAAACCGATTATAAAAGGCTCTCCTGGATGGTATATTGTTACTACATCTGAAGGTGAAAAGAAATACAGAGAAAAAGATATTTATGTCGCTGAAGTTTGGAAGCCCATTTTTAAAGAGTATCCAGGCTTTATAAAGTTTCTTGAAGAAGAGTTTTCATTTAAACATTCACAAATCGTTGATGAAGATTTAAGTTTTGATGAGTGATAAATATGTTTGGCTTGATGCCTATAAATACAATAAAGGGTTTCTATGATGAAAAAATTTCTTGTCGTTTCCGTTTTGATCGCTGCGTTTATGTCGGGTTGCGGTAAAACTGTAGATAAAAATGCTTCTGATGCTAACAAAAGCGTTTCTGAAGCAAATAAAACTGTTGACGGAAATGTTTCTGAAGCAAATTCTACTAAGTAAGTAAAGATAAAGAAAAGGGATTCTTTTGTCAATCAAATCAATCCTTTCTTCTTTGAGCTTTTATCTCCGTCCTTTAGGGCGGAGTTTTCATACAACAGCAATAAATATTTTAGTTAAATTACATTGAAAAGAGGTGTTTCTATGATTAAAAAACTTCTTGTTGTTTCCGTTTTTATCTCTGTTTTTATTACGGGCTGCGATAAAAAAGCCGACGGAAATATTTCAGAAGCTAACAAAAGTGTTTCAAAAGCGAGCGCAACTGATAGTTCAGAAAATGCGAAACCTGTCACATTTCAAGAACAAATTATACAAATGGCCGCTAGAAGATAGAACTACTTTTGGTCTATCAGAGAAATTATTTTTGATTTTTCCGATAGACCAAACATTTTTTTGGTCAAAAATTTACAAAAGGTTAAGTATGAAAAAAGCTGAATTTATCGATCTTATTGCTGAGAAAAACGGTTTTACTAAAAAAGAAGCTGGTGAGCTAGTTAAAATTTTTGAAGAAGCTGTTCTAGAAGGTCTTGCTGAAGACGGAGAAGTAAACCTTACAGGCTTTATAAAATTCGAAAAAGTTTTGGTGTCTGCTAAAGAAGCAAGAAATCCAAAAACTGGCGAAAAAGTTAAAGTTCCGGCAAAAACAAAAATCAAAGCTAAAGTAAGCTCTTCTTTCGGTAGGTAATTATAGATGGCGACGAATACAAGAAGATCCCTTGGAATAAAATCGAGCCTTGTGTTCGTTACAACTATGTTTAGTGACAATGAAGAAATAGAGTATTACATCCAGGAGGTTAATCTTCCTGGACTATCAATCGAACACTCTAAACCTTTAAAGGGAAGATATGCTGCCCAAATTCAAGGCGGCGTAATAAATTACGAAGATCTTTCTATAAAGATGTTAATCGATGAAAATTTCTCAATTTGGAAACAAATAGTCAAGAAGATTCAATTTTATAGAAACGATCCGAATAACGGCGAACTACAAAACGATAATAAAAATTCTACTCTCCTTGTTATGTCTCCTGACAGCGAAGATGTTATAATGAGAGTTGTTCTTTATGGATGCAAAATAAAGAGTATAGAGTCTGTTTCGTTTTCTTCAACCGAAAATGATGACCAATTAAGCGTAGGAATAACAATTTCATTTGATTATCTGGAGATAGAGTGATGCATATATTAAAAAATCTTTATCCCTTTAAAGGAACAGAGGGATACAACTATGACCTGCAAATAGACGGTTCTACAATCAGAATTGTTTCTGGAGAGGAAATATTTTCTGAAGAAGAAATGGAAGAAGTAGCCTCTAAACTGTCTGCTTATATTGAAAATAATAACTTATCAAGATTTTATGATTTGGCACATATAGATACAGACCTTTTTAAAAAGATGAAAGAATATATTGATAAAAAAGTAAGTCAAGAAAAAGGTATTAATGAAGGCGCTCCTGTTACAACAAGATTAGACATTTCAATAAAAGACATTAGAAAAGCTCCAAAATCTGTTCAAAATGACTTCCTGACAAAAAAGGTAGAAATTCAAGAAAAATTGGACGGAACAAAGCTTTCAATAATTCGTACCGACACTCCGTATGATAAAGATCATCCTGAAAAGAACTGGATAGTAGCGTATAAAAATTCTATTATTACTCCTGGCGAGATAGAAGGTATATCTGACGAACAAGTACAAAAATCATCAGGTTTTGCGCAATATAAGTTTGTTTGGGACCAATTGAGATTGGCACATCCAAACCTATCGAGAGTAAAAAGAAATACAGAATTCTTCTGTGAATTCATTATGAAGAAAGCTACTCTAACGAGACAATATGAGAAGTTTAAACATACCTTATATCTAATTGGATATGCTAAAATAAATTCTATAAGAGTTTCTGGACTAAAGGTAACTACATCAGTTGGACCTCTAGAAAATGAAGACAATGAATATTATGCGAAAATATTTAGATTCAATTTGCCGCCAGTGTTATTTAGAGGAACGCTTGACTCTTACTCCAATCTAATATCTGGTTGTACTTCTCAAGCAGTTGCATCTTATTTTGTTAGAAAACAAAAAGAGCTTCATTTTGAACATAAAGATGAGATATTCGATCAAATTTGTGATATTCTGCTTTCTATTGATTCAGAGCTAGGCGGAAAAACTGAAGGTGTAGTAATTAAGATTGGCGACGATTACTACAAAATTCTTCAATCAGACCAACACGATAAAGCGACTAGACTTGAGATTAAAAAGAAATACGGCGCTCTGGATAGAGATGCTGAAAACCTTTACTGGGAAAAAGTAAAACAACAAGCCCTTAAAATTATCAATAACATAAAGGCTGAAAGTCCACAACAAAAAATAAAAGAATACTCTAAAATAGTTTACAAGACTACAGAGTTCGATGGTCAAAACGAAAATAAAACCGTACAACAAAAACAAGATGACCTTTTCACTACAGGAAAAATTCTTCTTTCTGATATGACATCAAATATGAAGAACTCAGTCTTTATAGGTAAAATGAGAATTCTTACTTTGGCGCACTACAGAATTATAGAAAATATGATTCAAGAATCTGATAATGCTGCTGTATGTCTTGTATCCGGAAGAAACTCAGAAATTCCGCAAATAACAAGACTTTCTATGTTGAGAAAATGTTTTCCAAATATAACAATAATTGAAGTTCCTACAGGCAATATACAAAATATAGCGAAACTTCTTCCTTGGCAGATTACTCAGCTATACTGTGGAACAGACAGAGTGAATGATTATAGACCTGTTGCTGAAAAACAACATATCAAAATAATTGAAATAAAAAGAACTGATGACGATATTTCGGCTACAAAAGTTGTACAAGCTATAAGAGATAATGACTTTGAAGCATTTAAGTCTATGACACCTAAACAAGTCTGGGGAATGTTTGAAGAGCTGAAAGGAATTCTAGGAAATAAATAACTCAATTCCAAAAATTGGAGAGTATTTATCAATGATGAGCGGTAATTGTCCGTCAATTTCTGTATCGGATTTTCTTCTAGAGGCTCAAAGATATAAGGCATTTGATGAAACAGGAAAGGAAGTAGCTCTCACGCCTGTTTCAGAAAGTTTAATTGTAGAATTTTTTACTAACACAGAATCCTTTTCTAATCATAAAATAAAAAGACTACAAAATAGAGGAATATCATCAATTTGTGATGAGAAACAGCAAAAACTAATAGTGCTAAAGGAACTTTTAAATGTTTAGTTTGATATCAGAATTTTTTTCAGAAAATAAAGGTTTTGTTTTAGTTGGTCTTCTGTTGATTGCTATTGGCTTTCAACATTTTAGAATACGCTCTCTTCAAGAAAATTGTAAAGCGTATGAACAAACTATTGGAAAGCTAGAAACCGATCTTAATGTTTCTCAAACAAACGAGTTTTATCTCAAGCAAGCTTTGAAAACATCAAACGACGCTATTGAAAAAATAAGAATCGATAATCAAAAAAATCTTATGACTTATTCTACTCAAGTTGAAAGAATATCAAAAGAGTCTGCTGATTGGAAAGCTAAAGCAAGAACAAGTGGAAAAGACTGTAATAATACTGTTCTTAACGACTATATTCAAAATCTGAAAAAAGAAGGATTTTTCAAATGAGATATTTACTTTTCTTAGCACCGCTTCTTTTTTTAGGTTGTGCTTGTAAAACAACTTGTCCGACTTACAAAGATAATATAGTATATGTAGATGTTCCTGTTGCTTGTCAAGCGCCTCAACCTTCAAAACCGGAAATGGGTGAAAATAATACAGAGACTTTCATTAATGTAGTTGAATACTCTAAAAAATTGGAACAAGCTCTTGATGTATGTCGAAAGCTAGATAACAACCAAACAAAACAATAAATAGAGGAAAAAAGAGAGCTTCGCAAACTCTCGAGGATGGTGTATTTTGTGCGTTACTATTGGATATTTTTGGCCAAATAAAGATGGAAAAAGAACAAAAGATTCAAAAGTATATCTAGCTAAAATTAGAGACAGAGCATATGACTCTCATATGGTTATAAAAAGAAGAAGATTTAATGTTGGTACTCCTGATGAAGGAGAAGCTCTATTCGTTGTAGACTCTGATACTGACTGGTCTGAAGGTCTCAATTCTTTCGGTATTTCTATAGTATCATCAGCTCTTCAAAATCACGATGATAAGAAAGAAGGAACTAAAAAAGCAAAAGACGAACCTCAAAATGTATCAAGAAACGGTGTTATTATCAGACAAGCTCTAAAAAGAAAAACTGTAGATGAAGCTGTACAATACCTTGTTGACTGTAGATTTGAAGGTTGTACTCTAGTGGCAGACGAGAAAAACTTAAAAATAGTTGAAATATTCCTTCCACCAGAAACAAGAGAAAAATACTCTCAAGAAGTAATAGACAAATATTATGGTGACAACTATAATGAAATAGAAGATGCAGAAGATGTTAAAAAAGTCGTTACTAGACTAATTAAACCTGAAGACTATGATGTTAAGGTTTTTGAACCAGAAGAAGACGCTTGGTTTGTAAGAACAAATAACGGCGTTTTGCTAGGTGACGCAGGTTATACTGAAGAAGACGGTAGAGGCTATATTTCATCAGTCAAAAGAAGAGAACACACAATAGAAGCTCTTCCAAAGGTAACTCATCCATTTGACCTTATAGAAGTTCTTTCAAGCTTACAAAAAGCCGATAAAGATCCGTTCTATTGTCCTGTAAGGCTAAAAGGAAAAAATCCTGACCTTAAAAAAGATAAAGATATGATTGATATATATACTACTGCTATATATGTACATATAGGTAATACAATTTTTGTAAGACCGTTTGAATGTACATTTGAAAAAGTAGATTTTGAAAAACTTATAGAAAAAAATAGAAAAACAAACTGTGTTATTCTACCAAAAGGAATTAAAGTAATATGAATGTAACTGGAGCAATAGCAACTGGAATTAAGCTAAAGAAATTCTATGATATAGCTAAGGCAGTTATTGCTCCTAAAGCGGAAGAACCTAAAGTAGAACCAAAGGCTGAGCCGAAGAAAGAGCCTGAATTTAATGACACAGGAAAGGTTGCTACTATTCTTACGCTTCCCTCTTTCTGTGCGATGGTCATTTACAACTCTCTACCTGTAAATGAACCAATTCTTTTTATTAAGAACGGTATAAAAGTACAACATAATAGTGAAATGGATCAAGCTAAGAAAACAGGAGAAGTAAAAGCTGGTCCAGAAGTAGGCGTTATGATTGTATTCAAAAGTCTTGAACAATTAAAACTTAAAGGAACTGTTGTATCAGAAGACAAAGACTCTGTGAAAATTAAGTTTGATTCAGCTTTTGAGATTGTCACATATATTGACTCTATAGAGTTTTTTAAAGCTACCTTTGATAATTTTTTCAGAACAGCATTCTCTCATTCACCTAGATTAAAAAGAGCGGCAGATGTGTTTATGAAAAAAATAAAACCTACAAGTATTAAGGTAACTCAATCTATACCTTCTTTTTAAACTTTCTTACGATATAATTCTTTCAAAACTTTGAAAAGGATTGTTTTGAAAAGAAAGTTTGAACATATTTTCAAATCCGGCTATAAGACCATACTTCGCTATCAAGATAATTTGAATAACTCCCATTTCGAAGAAGTAAACATTCCTTATGAATTATTTGTTGAATCTAAAGAAGAAACTGGATACAAATATTTTCTTAACAAATCAATCAATCTAAAGAAACTAACATTCAAAAATAATAAAGAGTTTCAAGAATTTGAAAAGAATTATGGCGGACTTTCAAATTTTAAAACCTATGGAAAAAGAAACGGTATGTATTCGTACATATTTGAAAACTTTTTTGAAAAAGCAGAATACTCTACGCCGAAAATTTTATTCCTAGATATAGAAGTTACTTCTGATGCTGGGTTTCCTTATCCAGAGAAAGCGGAATTTCCTATTTCTCTATTTCAGTTTTATGATTCGTTCGAGAAAAAATATTTTTGTTTCTATACTTCGGACGCTAATCTAGATAAAGAATACATTCAAAGTAAATTTAAAGAAGAAGTAAAATTCAAAAAGTTTTCAAGCGAAGAAAATATGCTTTTGGGTTTTGCCAAAACAATCAGAATTCTAAATCCGTTAATTATAGCTGGTTGGAATATAAAAGGTTTCGACATCCCTTATATCATTAATCGTTTTAAAAAGCTAGGTATGGATCCTGGAAATCTGTCAGAGTTTGGAACTTATAAACTAACTATGAAAGAGTATCAAGGTCAAACAGCTTTTGAATGTGATATTTCTGGTTTTGTAATAGTTGATATGTTGGATACCTATAAAAAGTTTGTTCTTGTTCCAAGAGACAGCTATTCGCTTAACAATATAGCGAGGGTAGAACTAGGAGACTCGAAGGTAGAATATGACGAATTCGAAAACCTGACAGACCTTTACTACAGAGACTTTACAAAGTTTGTAGAGTATGGTATTAAAGATGTACAGTTGATAGTTGACATAGAAGCGAAAAAATCTATTATCGCTATACAAAAAACTATCGCAGATATGATGGGTATTACTCTTGACGACGCTCTAGGAACAGTTAGACCTTGGGGAATGTATGTTTACAATAAGGCTTTACAAAGAGGTCTTGTATTACCTAATGATTCTGTTAATGATTCTTTTGGATCTATTAAAGGTGGCTGGGTAATGAATCCTGTACCAGGAAAATATCGTTGGGTTGCGACGATTGACTGGAACTCGCTTTATCCAAATACTATTGTTTCAGCAAACCTATCTCCTGATGTAAAAGTTCCTTTAGTAGAATTAAGTAAGAAATATCCTGATATACAAAAAATCATAAGACAATACTTTTCAGAAGATGAAGAACAAGTTTTATCTATACCAGAAGATGTTCTAGCTTATATCAAAAAAATATGTCTAGCCGAAAACATCTCTTTCAGTACTCTTGGTATTCCTTTCAGTAATGAAAAACAAGGTCTTCTTTCTGAATTGATGGAAAATATGTATCATAAAAGAAAAAATGAAAAGAAAAAGAGTCAAAACTTCAAAAGAGAGTATGAGAGATTGAGGAAAGAAATTGAGAGAAGAACTACTTAGTTCTTTCTCAATACACCAAAACTAAAGCCATTTTGTAGATATGTTTCGATGTCTTCTGGTTTGACTGCTTTTGTCTCAATACCGTTATTCATATATTTTCTACCTGAAATTTGTTGACCAATCTTTTTCTTAGTTTCATCGCTATGTTTTTTACCGAAACAAGGATGATTTTCGCCAGATATATCGCCTAGAGAATCTCTTATTTTTTGTTTGGTCTCTTCTGTATGTTTTCTTCCAATACCGACGCCTAAATGTTTTTGTCTAATCTTTTCTTTAGTTTCTTCACTATGTTTTTTACCGAACATAGGATGATTTTCCTTTACAGACAATCTTTCTTTGGCTATGATGGAAAGTTTTTCACAGTGTTCTTTTGAAAGTTTTCTCCCTTTTGTATAGCTATTTCCTTTGTGTTGTTCCGATACCTTTTCAGAATATTTTTCTTTTAACCAAGAGTAGAGCCTATTCGAAACTCTATTTCCGTATCTGTCAACACATATCATTCTTGCTGCATATACAAGAGAAGCTTCTTCTGGATAAATTTTTATAAGAAGCTGATGTGCGACAAAATGTTCTCTTGCCGTCAGTTCAACTAGATTTTCTTTTGCGTCAGTTCCGCCGATACATCTAGGGATAATATGGTGTTTTTCTTTGTAGGTTTCGAGCTTTCTTGTTTTAGCTCTTTCGATTAATTTGTTGTAGTGTAATAAATAGTTCATTGCTGTGATACTCCTTTTATCATAGAGTCGTTGGAGACTGCCATCTCGCGAACGATACTTCTTATTTATTCCTCCCAAATTTTAAACCTAAATTCAGTATAATAAAAATAAAAAGGCTTTCTATGGAAATACCTGAAGATCTATCCTCATTGAGTCTAGAAGAATTAGAAAAGCTTAAAGAATATTGTAAAACCGAATATGAGAGATATTACTTAATTGAGCAAGCCTTGAAAATTTCACTTAACTCCGGTTATGGAGCTTTCGCTAATGAATATTTCGTTTTGTTTGATAATGAAATAGCAGCGTCGATAACTTCTAATGGTAGATACCTTAACAGATTTATGTCTAGTGAAGTTAATAAAAAACTTAAAGCTCTAAGTCCAACTTATAAGAATAAAGAGTTTTTAGTTTATGGTGATACAGACTCGGCTATGTTTACTCTCGAACCAATAGTCGATTCTTGGATCGAAAAAGTCGGTGAAAAAACTGACGACGAAATAGCAACATTCCTAGACAAATTTGTAAAAGTAAAAATCCAACCTATAATTGATGACTCAATAAAAGAGTTTTCTAGTAGATTTAATATTCAAAAGCCTGAAGTGTTGGTTTGCGAGAGAGAAAAGATTTGTTCTGTTTTCTTAATTATGGGTAAGAAAACCTATATATGTGATGTTCTCGATAATGAAGGTGTTAGATACGCAAAACCTGAAAGAGTAATGAAGGGAATTACACTAGTAAAATCCTCTACACCATTATTTGTCAGAAAAGAGGTTGTTAAATCTCTTGACATATTCCTTTATGGAAATAACGACCAATTACTAGATTGGTTAAAAGGAATTAAAAAAGAGTTTATGAAAGCGTCTCCTAAAGAAATTTCTAAAATTCTAGGTGTAAACAGTTTTGACTATGACCTAGCAACAGGATATTCCGAAAGAACAAATAAAAATGGTGCTAAGCTTCCTATACCTATAAACTCAAGAGCAGCGATGTCACACAATGAGTATATAGAGAAAAATAACCTTTTAAAAGAATTTAGAAAAATAACATTAGAGGATAGACTTCATTTCCTTTATTTGAAAGAGCCGAACAAACTAGGCTATCCAGTTATGGGCTTTCTCGACGAGAGAATTTTTGATTATTTGCCGCCGAATATAATAGACTATGAAAAGAATTGGGTACAAAGTTTTCTTCCAAATATAGAAATTCTTGCGAAGCCTTTGAATTGGAAATTAGAAAAAGTAGAAAGTTTAGAAGATTTTTGAAAACGAAAATTTATGAAATAATTTCTCTATTTAAGCTTTCTTTAAGAAAAGTTTAGTTATAATTTTCTAAATTAAAAAAGAAGGATTCCAAAATGAAAAACATCGAAAAATATCTAGGTAATACTAAACTCACTTCTGATTTTAGAGGTAACTATTTTGACAGTAAATTTTTAAGAAAATTGGACATCAGAATCGGAAAAGTTCTAAAAAATGACGACGAAGAAGCGATTTTTCTGGTATCTAAAAAAGGAGTCAATAAAAGAATTTATAGAATAAACATTCTAAAAAGAGTAGATGATGATGTTCCTGGCGTTTATGACTTTGTAAATATGGAATTTGAAACTCCGTTTAAAGCTATAAAATATTACGAAAGCCTCGCAAAATAAAATTCTCATTAAGTGTAATTTAAGGTAAGTTTAGTTATAATTTTCGAAATTAAAAAGGGTTTCAAAATGAAAAACATCGAAAAATATCTCGGGACTTCTAAACTTACCACCGAATACGAAGACAATTTCTTTGATGAAGAATTTATTGAATCTCGTGATTTACAAATAGAGAAAATACTTAAATACACTTCAAATAAAATTATGTTTTTAACATCAGAAAAAATTCTTGATAAAAGGATATACATCATCAGAACTCTTAAAAAATTTCGTAAAAAACCTCGTATTTTCATTTTGTTAGATCCTGTTTTTTCGACTGCTGAAGAAGCGATCGAATATTTTGAAAAACAAAATAATTTAGGCGTTTAAATGACAAATATCGAAAATTGTCTCGGAGTTTCTCGGCTTACAGCCGATTATAGAGGCTCTTTCTTTGACATAAATAAAATGAAAATCTTCAAAAGAAAATTCATAAAAATTCTTAAATCTAGCGACGAAGAAATAATTTTCATAACAAGAGAAAAACACAAAAAGAGAGTTTTTGTTATTAGAGTTCTCAAAAGATTTGATGATATCCCTCGAGTCGTTGAATGGACAAACGAATATTTTCCAACTTTAGTTGATGCCGTCGCCTTTTACGAAGAGGCGGCTAAATGAATTTTCTTTTAAAAGGATTTATATGACAAACGCCGAAAAATATCTTGGCGAATCTAAACTTGCCGCCGATTATAAAGGTTCTTTCTTTAGTGATGAGAATATGAATTCTTTAAAAATCCGAGTCGAAAAAATTCTTGAAGATACTGATGAGGAAATAGCGTTTATAACATCAGAAGAATGCGATGGCGAAAGATTTTTTTTCGTCAAGTTTCTTACCAGATTAAGCGAAAAACCTCATATTTTTTGGAGGAAAGATAAATTTTTTTCGACTCTCGATGATGCTATCGAATACTACAAAAAATCGTTAAATGAATTTTTTCTTTAAGTCTTCTTTAAGGAAAATCTAGATATAATTTATCAAATAAAAAAGATAAAGGAAAAATATGAGAAAGGTACTCGGCGTTGATGTGGATCTTACCGTTGTGGATCCTGTCACAAAATGGATAAAATGGTACGAAGACGAAACAAATTCTAAGTTTGTTCCAAAGAAAAATCATTATTTTATTGATGAGCTTATGGTAAACCATCCGAGTCCATCAGACTTTTGGAAAATAGATACTTTATATGATGACCTTTTTCCATTTGAACATTCGGTTGATGTCTTGAAAAAACTTTCAGAAAGCTATGATATTGTTTTCGTTTCGGCTTGTTTTCCAGAACATATCAATAGTAAACAAAGATTTTTGAACAGATATTTTCCTTTTGCTTCAGGTTTTATTTCAACTAAAGAAAAACAATATATTAAAATGGACATTTTTATTGATGATCATACAGAAAATCTTGAATTAGTTAAAAAATATCAACCAGATACAAAAATAATAAGATTTAAAAATATGTTTTGTTCTGGAAATGATAATCGTTTCTTAACAGTAGACTCTTGGGAAGATATTAATGAAGAGTTTCTTTTAAAGGATTATAATAATTAAAATATATTCTTTATATCAGAAAAACATATTAAAAGATTTAATAAATCTGGTAAAATATTTTTAAACCCTTTTCAGATAAAATATAATTAACTTTCAAATTCAAGAAAGGATATAGACTTTCCTATGGCAGTGAATATAAATCTTTTTGGCGGACCATCTTGTGGAAAATCAACTGTTACTACACAGCTCTTTAGTAAAATGAAGAGAAAGGGATACTCTGTAGAGTATGTTTATGAATATGCCAAGAGTCTTGTATATAGAAAAGATTGGATTCTTCTTAGCTATCAACCGCATGTTTTTGCTGAACAAAGTTTTCCACAATTTAAGCTTGATAATCAAGTCGACTATATTGTACACGATAGTCCATTTCTTTTAAGTTTAGTTTACTTAATTGATCATAAACATCTTCCAAGAAAAGAGTTTAATGATTTTGTTTTAGCTATGTTTAATTCATATGAAAATATAAACATATTTCTTGAAAGAAATTTAGAGTTTGAATTTGAAGATTATGGAAGAAATTATAATTTTGAAGAAAGTATTCAAAAAGAGATACAGATAAAAGAATTATTAACTAAAAATAATATTCCTTTTATTTCACTTAAAAATGGAAAAGGTGTAGTTAAAAAGATTTTGGATATCATAGAAAATGAAAAGTCTTAGAAATTTTTCAATAATTTGTTATATTTGTATAAAATGCGGAAGTCTTTTCAGTCTTAAGAGTTCTAATAATTAAACTTAATTAGATTATAATTTTCATAAAATAAAGGATATTTATGAGATTAGCTCTTTATGGTTACTCTGGTTCTGGAAAAGATTATCTTATAGAAAATGTTCTTATACCAAAAGGATTTGTTAGATTAAGCTTTTCTGATCAATTAAAAAAGTGTGCTAAGAAAATTTTTTCTTGGATCGAACAAGACTATCCTCCAGAAAAAAAAGAAAAGCCTCTTAATATAAGAACATCTACTGGTGAACTTATAGATAAAACTCCTAGAGAGATTTGGTTAAGTCTTAATTCAATCAGACAAATAGAAGATAATATATTCATAAGAATGGTTCAAGAAAATCTAGAACTACTTCAAGGTGTAGAAAATATAGTAATTTCAGATGTAAGAACACCAAATGAATATAATTGGGCAATTAAGAATGGATTTACAATTATTAAAATCGAAAATAAAAATCCTATTCATAAAAAGAATGACTTTGATAAACAACAAGATAGTTTTAAAGCTAGTTATACATTCGAAAATCGTATGAATGGAACAACTGAGTTTGAGAAGTTCGTTGAAGAAATATTGTCAAAAGAAAACTTTTAAAGGAATAAAAAGGTTTAAAGACCCGAAAGGGCTTCTAGAAGCTCAACAAATACTAAATACAAAATATGTTCCAAACTGGAGAGAGTCTATTTCTCAGGAACAGGTTCTTGCTGCCGCATTAACTGAACTTGCTGAATGGCTTGAATCTTCACCTAGATCTGGAGGAGTAGCTACAAATAATACTAAAGGTTAGAAGTGGTGGAGGAAAAATCTAGAAGATGACGCTCAAAATAAAAAAGTTGAGATTGTTGATATTCTTCATTTTATGTTAACAAGTTGGCTATTAATATCTGATATAGATATTATAAAACTTCATTTAGAAAAAAGTGGTCTAGATATTATAAGTAATGATTCAAATCTTATGAATATTCTTAATGGCTTTCAAGGATTTATCTATTATACTTATCTAAGAGATATAAGAATGTCAGTTTCATCTGGTGTAAGAATGTTAAAATATTTGTTGAAAGAATCTGATATGACTTGGGAAGAACTTGAGAATGGTTATTATCAAAAGAATAAGTTGAATCATAGTCGAATAGAAGGTGGTTACACAGAAGGTAATTATCAAAAAATTGATGAAAATGGTCAAGAAGATAACAGGAAACTTGAAATTTAAGCTTCCTTTAAGAAAAATCTAGATATAATTTTTGAAATTAAAAAAGGATTTCGAAATGACAAATGTAGAAAAATATCTAGGTTACTCTAAACTTACTGCTGAATGTGAAGGGTATTATTTCGATGAAAGCACTATGAAATCTTTCAAAAGTAGAATAGGAAAAATTCTTAAAAATTCTGAAGATGAAATTATATTCATAACATCAGAAAAATATTATGTTACAAGACTTTATTCTGTCAGGGTTCTTAAAAGACTTGAAGGAAAGACAAGTGTTACGCATTGGACAGATAAAAAATTCTCATCTTCCGCTAAAGCAATTGCTTACTACAAAAAGGAGTCTAAATAAATTTCCATCTTTTCTTTTTAAGCTTCCTTTAAGGTAAGTTTAGATATAATTTTCGAAATTAAAAAAGGATTTTGAAATGACAACAAACGTCGAAAAATATCTAGGTCGCTCTAAACTGACAGCCGATTATAAAGGCGATTTCTTTGACGAAGAAAATGTGAAATATTTAAAGCTCAAAGTCAAAAAAATTCTTAAATCTAGTAACGACGAAATAATTTTCGTGACATCAGAAAAATACTACAAAAGAGTTTTTGTAATCAGAACCCTTAGAAGATTAGACGAAAATCCACAAGTTGTTAAATGGGAAAATGTAAGCTTTCCGGCTCTTGCCGATGCGATTGCTTATTATGAGAAATGATAATCAAACGAACCACTCCGCTGTTTACGAAGGAGTAGTTCACTAAAATATTCGTAGAAATTTGTTAGAAGATGATTTTAAGTTATTTTAAACTTTTTTTCAGTTATAATTTTTTAAGCGAAAAGAGATAAATAATCTAATTATAAAATGGATTAAAGCTAAATTATATGAACAAAACTGTATTTCTAGGTTATAAATATCGGTTGTATCCTACTGAAGAACAAAAGAAAGTTCTTGATCACCAAATGTTCGTTTATAACCAATCTTATAACATCTGTCTTAATCTATGGCAAAAAGAACAAGAAAGAAACAAAAAGCTTGATAAAGACCAAAGAAAATACAGGAAAGATTCGTCTTACGACAGAGTTATAAAAAGAGCTTTAAAACTTAGAAAAATACCATTTTCTTCTGTTGTCATTCAACAAGCTAGAATAAATTTCCTTAAAGCTGTCAAAAGAGCATTTTCGAAATATGTTGTGGATGAAAGAAATAAAGCTCTTTCTAAAGCAATAACTCCAAAAGAAAAAGCAAAAGCGTTATCGATAGGTTTTCCAAAGTTTAAATCAAGTAAAGATGTAAGACAATCATCTGTATGGAGTAATCAAAATGTGAGCATTAAAGAAACAGATAAAAGAAATGCTATTTTGAAATTGATGAAGCAAAATATCAAACTAAGATATCATAGAGAACTGCCGAAAGAATATAAACTTACTTCTGTTGTAATTTCTAGAGATGCAACAGGCTATTACGCTAGTGTAGGAATTTCTTTTGAAAAGGAAATGGAACAGATATCTATTAACAGTTTAAAAGAAGACAATTGTATAGGTATAGATATGAATGTATATAACTTTGCAGTATCAAGTGAAATAGATTTTCTCTTTGAACCGATATCTAATCTTGTATCGGTTGAATCAGGAAATTTCATTAACAATGGTTCTTCTAATCGTAAAATACTGACGGAAAAAGACATAATTAGACGTCTTAAACGAAAGCAATCAAGAAGAATCCTAAAAAGCAAAAAGACAAAATCCAAATTAGGGAGAAACTATAATAAAACACAACAACAATTAAATAAACTACATAAGAAAATAACTAATAAGAAAATGGATCTATACCACCAAATCTCTTCAAGATTAACAAACAAATTTGATTTGATAGTAGTTGAAGACCTTAAATTGAAAAATATGACTAAATCTGCTAAAGGAAATGAAGTCAAACACGGAAAAAATGTTAGACAAAAAGCAGGTTTAAACAAAGCTATTTTAGGTGCTTCATTCTATCAGTTTACTTCTATGCTTGAATATAAGCAATCGCTTAATGGCAAATTGTTTGTGAAAGTAGATCCTGCATATACTTCTATGACTTGTTTAAACTGTGGTAATATTGATAAGAACAACAGACCAAAACAAGACAAATTTAAATGTACAGCTTGCGGACACGAAACAAATCCTGATCATCAAGCTTCAGTACATATACTATATAGAGGTATGAAGTCGTTTGGGCTAGGAACTAACCTTGTGGACTTATATAAACACAAAGCCTTTCGTGTTTCAGCTTCGTTGGAAGCTGCTAGTTAGGAAGCACCGCCGTTTACGGCAGAGCGGTTCACTATGAAATGATGTTCAAATAGAATCTTTCCTTTAAGCTTTCTCTAAGAATTTTTTAGGTATGATTTTCTAAATCAAAAAGGGAGATTTAAATATGAATAACGCCGAAAAATATCTAGGTTACTCTAAACTCACTTCCGAATATGAAGGTTTTTTCTTTAGTGATATCAATATGAAAATTTTCAAAAGCAGAGTAGGAAAAATTCTTAAATCTACTGATGAAGAGATAATATTCATAACATCGGAAAAATATGAAGATAAAGATTTTGGTTTGAGACTTTATTCCATCAGAGTTCTTAAGAGATTCGAAGGAAGACCTGATATTAGAGATTTGACGGATGAAAAATTCCCATCTTCCGCTAAAGCGATTGCTTACTACAAAAAGGTGTTTAAATAATTTTTTCTTTTCTCTTTAAGCTTTCTCTAAGAAAATTTTAGATAAAATATACGAAATTAAAAAGGGAGATTCAAATATGAATAACGCCGAAAAATATCTTGGAGAATCTAAACTTACTTCTGACTATAAAGGCTTCTTTTTTAGTGATATCGAAAGAATATCATTTAAAAGAAGAATAGGAAAAATTCTTAAACATACTGAAGAAGAGATTGTGTTTATAACATCAGAGAAAAATCTTGACTCAAGAATCTACATTATTAATGTATTAAGAAAATTTGATGGTATGTCACACGTTTTCGACTGGACAGACAAAATATTTCCAAATTCCGCTAAAGCAATCAGATATTATAAAGCGGCGACAAAATGAAATACGCTCCTTTTTCGCATTCAAAGTTAGAAACATTCTATTCTTGTCCTTTTAAATTCAAACTGACATATATAGACAAAATTCGACCAAAAGTAGAAACATCTATTGCTTTGTTGAGAGGAAGCTATTTTCACCATCTTACCGAGCAATACTCTGTTGAACAAAAACCGAATCCTGATTACAAAATTCCAGATGACTTAAGAAAGGACATAGAAGATCTTTTCGAAAGGTCTTTAGGTGGTCTTGTAGGAAAATACCTTAACTCTGACGAATTTGTTACTGTTGGAACAGAAGTAGCTTTTGGCTTGGATGAGAAATTTAATCCTTGTAATTACTATTCTAAAAGTGCTGTATTTAGAGGTTTCATCGATAAAATTCTCAAAAAAGATGGCGAGTTTTGGGTTGTGGATTGGAAAACAGGTAAGTATAAAGATCTTCAATACCAATCATTTGAGCAAGTTAAACTATACGCTATTTGGTTGTTTAGAATGTATCCAGAGGTAAACCGAATACACTGTACATATGTCTACCCAGAGTCTGATAACGAAAACGAAATTTGTTTCGAGAGAAGTGGTCTTTCAGAAATGGCGAAAGGACTCGCAGAAAAGGTAAGAGGCGTAGAAACTTCTGAAGAATTTCCAAAATGTGAAAGCAGACTTTGTGAGTATTGTGACTTTAGAAAAGCTGAAATATGTAAAAAGGATTGAAATATGAAAATTTTTGAAGAATGTCATGCAATTTTAAAATATACTACTAATAGTAAGTTTTTGAGCTATATTAACTTATCAGGATACCTAAAAATGCTTCCGGATGGTTGTTTCTATTTTGACACTTTGAGGTACTGGCTTAAAAGTTCTATTGTGAAAGACATAAGCTATGAAGACAGCAAAATGACTTTCAGAACTATGAACAGTGTCTATGTGTTTGAAAAATTGAATGAAGAAACTCCGATTTTCGAATTGAAAAATTTAAATTAAGTTTTTTTCTTTAAAAGAGAGAATACAATATTCTCTCTTACTCCTACTCTCCTATATTATAAACTCCATATTTGTTTCTTCAAACAAAATAAATTAAGGAATATTTAAGTATTTTTCTATTAAAATTCTTCTTTATAAAGGAGATTTAAAAATGAAGAAAAAAGAAAGAATAGAAATTTCTCTTCCAGAACTCACAAAAATGTTTAACGAAATGTTAGATGCAACATATCCTCCTGTAATCATTCTTGACACCGAGTACAGTGCAAGTAAAGCATTCGAAACTTTTTATAATTTAAGCTATCTATTTGAAAGAAGTAAATTCTACAAAAGTATAAAAGATCAATATTTTTGTAAAGCGTTTGAGCCTTCCTCTACAAGAAAAAGAAAAGATAAAAATTAAGGTTTCTTTAAGGTTTAATTAGATATAATTTTTATAATAAAAGTTTGAAAGGAATAAAATGACTAAAAGTTACAAGCAAGCTATTAGAGACAACAAATCTGCTCTTATGGATTACATTATGGGTCGTTCTGATGTAAATCCTTTGTCTGATAATAAAAATAAGAAAAAAGTTACTACAAAAAACTCTATTAAAGGAATATCAAATGAATAAAAGAACTTCAACAATAGATTCAATTCTTAAAATTCTTGAGGAATTAGAAGAAAGAGAAGAGGAATTAAGAAAAAAACAAAAAGAACTTCTTCAATGGAACGATACCATAGCTAAGGAAATAAAAGAAATAGAAGATGGTATAAAAGGTATAAGACTTGATGAGAAAATAATTACAAGAAATAAACTTGAAAAATTTGTTGAAAGAGAAACAAAAAAGTTAGCTACTCTAAGAGAAAGATATAATAAAAAAAGAGATCTTTTAATAGAAAAAGAATTAAAACGAAATGTAGAAGTATCTAGAAAGATATCAAACTAAAAAGAAGGAACAAAGATGGGTAATAATTATTATGCTAAATCAATAAGAACAGGTGAAGAATTACATATAGGTAAAACAGCAAAAGGTTGGACTTTTACTTTTCAAGGATACTCAAGAGCTAGAGGTGATAATGTAGATATTAAATCATTTATGGATTGGCTAAAATATATTCAAAAATCTAATTCTATGATACTTGATGAGTATAGAAGAAGAATAAAACTAACAGAGTTTATATCTCTAGTAACATCACATCAGAAAAATAAAATGAACTATTGTGAGTATATAAAAAGTGAGGCTGAAGCAGGTGAGATAGGTGCAAGACTACAAGCAGAAAACTGTTTCCTTGACAATGAAGGTTATTCATTCATTTATGGCGATTTTTCATAGTAGAATAAACTTTGGTCTAGTGTAAAGATAATAATGACCACTATAAATTTAAACAAAAGAAAGTTATAATAAAAATAAAAAGGATAAATTTTGAAAGTTACTCTATTACACTATACACCACTTTGGGTAGCTTCTTATGCTATACGTAAATGTTGGCAAAGTCAAGATAAATCTGATACTGTAACTACACACACATGTGTAAAATGTGGAAGTACTAATATAGTATCTAGCTTTCCTAGTGGTTATGGTTATTGTGATGACTGTGATAGTGAAATGTATATAAGCACTACTGAATGTGGTCCAAATGATAGACTTTTAATAGATAGAGTTGGAAATAAAAACAAACATTCATCTACACTAGAACATCTTGTTTATAGCTTTGATATTGTTGGTGTTAGTAGAGCATTACTACAAGAACTAGCTAGACACAGAATAGCTTCAATGTCAGTAAAATCGACAAGATATACTCTGAAAGAGTTAAGAAATGAAAAACCATTCTTAGCTGTAGATGGATCTGAAGAACATATTAAGAGAGCATCAAAATACATTGTTATTACAGGTGTTGCTGAAGTAGATTTGGCTAGTATTAGAGGTCTAGAAGAAGTTAGAAAACTTGTAGTAGAAGGAATATCAAACGATAAATCAAAATATGCTCTTATAGAGTCATATAAAACAGAATTAGTGTATACTATAAATGCTAGAGCACTTCAAAATTTTCTACAACTAAGAACTAGTCCTTCTGCTTTGTGGGAAATAAGAGAATTAGCAACTGCTATGTATAATGTATTACCAGAAGACCATAAGTATCTATTTTCAGAATATGTATATGATGAAGAACAGACTGTAGCTAAACTTGAAGCAGAAATAGAAAAATTACAACTGAAATTACAAGCAGAAAATAAAAAGAACAATACTAAGAAATATGTACAAGGTTCATTGCTGTAAAGGTGTTGATGTATTAAATACATTAAACTATATTAAAATTTTATACCACAAGAAAGGATTAAAAATGAGTGCTAATGAATACATTTTTTGTAATATTTTGGAAGACGGAAGAATTAGAGAAGTAGCAGCAGAAATGGTTGTCACAGGTTTTAAAAGAGAAGATATTAGTATCAAAATATACGGAAATATAATAACCATAATAGGTGAAGTGAAAAAAGAAATTCCAGACGATAATATGTATTTCCTAAAACAGTCTTCAATCAAATATTTCAAAAGAGTTCTTACACTTCACGAAGAAGTAGAAAAGGTTTATGCCGACTTGGAAGATGATATTCTGAAAATGAGAATATTTACAAGAATAGCGAAAAAACCTAAAATGACTAAAATAGAAATTTACTAATTAAAAAGGAGAATTTATGTTTCAAATTGTTGGTTTGGAAAATATCGATTGTCAAGAAAAGAAATATTCAGTTGTGAGTATTTTAGAATACGGAGATAAGAGAGAAGCGGTCGTAGAGTTGTCTGTTACAGGATTTAGAAGAGAAGATATTGACATCAGAGTGGAAGGGAAGTCAATAATTGTAACTGGAAAAATAGAAAAAGAGCTTCCTGAAGATTATGCTTACTTCTACAAACAAACTTCAAGTAAAACTTTTAAAAGAGTTCTAACGCTTTATGAAGAAGTAGAAAGAGTGTTCGCTGAGTTAAAAGGCGATGTTTTGAAAATGAGAATAGTTTCAAAAATATCTAATCTAAAGTGAACAAAGTAAATTGGTTCATTTAAGCGCCGAAATACTTCATTTAAAGGAAAATTATGTCTCAAAAAAACCCTAAAAAGCCATTTACTCCTTTTGATTCTTGGCTTGACGAATATCAAAAGGTCGCCGCAATGAAAGATATACCGAAGGAAGCATTCCCTCCTATTGATATAAAGGTAAACGAAGAAACTGAAGAAACTATTGTAGAACTGAAAGTTGAAGGCTTTAAAAAAGAAGAACTTAAAGTCAAAGTGAAAAGAAATAAAATCATAATAAAAGGTAAAGCGAAAGAAAAGTTTCCGGAATCTTGTGCTTGTATTTTAAAACAGTCTGCAAGTAAAACTTTCAAAAGAGTGTTGACGATCAATGAAAAAGTTGAAGAGGTTTCTGCGAAATTAGATGGTGATATTTTGAGATTGGTAATATTTCCAAAATTTTCAAAACTAAAAGCACTATTGCTTCAGTTAGAAAAACAACAAAATTCATCATATAAATAACTATTACTAAAGTTGGTGTAAATAGTTAAACTAAATATAGATAAAATAATTTTTGGCATTCAACAGTCAGGTCTTTGTTGTTGATGTAAGTCCAAAAATACTCGCTTTTTAAGGAGAAACACTATGCTACAAAAAAGATTTGAAGATCCGTTTAAACTTTTCGATTCTATGTTTGATGGAAGTAGACTATTTCCGGTAAAAGAAATGCCGAAAAAAGAATTTCCGGCTATTGACATCAAAGTAAACAAAGAAACGAAAGAAACTATTGTAGAGCTGTTTATTGCGGGCTACAAAAAAGAAGATATTAATATCGAGCTGAAAGAAGGTAAGATTATTATATCTGGAGAATCTAAAAAAGAAGAGGTTTCTGAAGACTATGTATACTTCTTGAAACAATCTTCAAGTAAATCTTTCAAGAGAGTTTTAACGCTTCTTGAAGAAGTAGAAAACATTTCTGCAGAGATGGACGACGGTGTTTTGAGATTGAAAATAGTTTCAAAACAGCCTAAAAAACCTGAAATCACTAAAATAGAAATTAAGTGATAGGATCTCGGCTCTTAAATGAGCCGATTTTCTTTTAAGATTTCTTTAATTTAAAATTAGATAAGATTATCTATCTAAATTAAAGGAATTGGAAATGCGTCAAAGTGGTTGGTAGAATACTACCTTATAAAAATATGTGTATAATTGCTTAAAGGAGTAAAAGGAAGAACACCCTAACACATAAGAACCAGTCGAGACAAATTTATTGTAGTTAAGTCTCAAGATTTCTGGTTGTATAAAGAAAGGAGAGCCGAAATGTCATTCAAGAAAAAAATCAAAAGAGCTAAAGAGTCTCTTTTATATTCTTTACACACAAACCCAATGAAAACATTAAGAAACATAATCTTAGTTTCAGGATTAATTGCTTCTGTTTTAACTGCATTTATTGTAGGTCTTATATCGCTTAACGCAAAAAGCGCCGCTATCATTTTGGAAAAGAACGCTGTTATATCGGCTAAAGAAATGACCATCAAAGAAAAAGAAAAAGTTATACAAGAAAAAGACAAAAAAATTAATGAGCTAAAACAAGTCTTGCCGATATATTATTCTACGCCGCCGCAATCCAAATTAAATCAAATGAAACCTGAACAAGCGAAGAAGGTAATACAACTTTCAGAGGCAGTAAAAAGAGAAAATTTGAAAACAGTACAAGATTCAAGAAAGCTACTAACTGCTAAGTCTCCAGAAGAAGTAAAGCCTCTTATGAAGAAATATGGTCTTAATTCTCTAGATGACAAAGAAGAAATAATCAAAAAGGCACATCCAATTCCAGTAAAACTTGCTTTAGCTCAAGCTGTAGTTGAAACAGGTTTAGGTTCTGACAAGGTTGGAAAGGCTGCTAATAACTGGTGGGGAATAATGGATGTTAAACACCCTAATAAAGTCCAAAGGTTTCCTAGTATAGAAGCTGCTGTTGCTAGGTATTTTGAAGTTCACAACTCATCTAGAGTGTTAGAAGCTGCTAGAAATGCTAGATTATATTCCGGTGGTACAAACCTTTTTGCCATAGCTAGAGGACTACAAAACACATACTGCAAAACTCCGAATTTTGATTACGCAAAAGAAATTATGAAAGCCTCTAGAATGTTTTAAAGAAATTTTTAAGTTTATTTAGATATAATTCTCTCATAGTTAAATTCAAAAAGGAATTTGAAATGAGAGATCTAAATATTCTTCTTTCTCATCAGAGACAGATTAAGATGAATCAGACTACGGTTAAATCAAAGAAAGTTTACAACAGGAAAAAAGCAAAAAGGATGTCGTTTGAATAAAAAACCTACTCACAGAAAACTATCCGAAGCTCAACACATATTTCAACGCTCAGGAATGTATCTAGGCTCGAAAACTCTTGAAACAAAAGAGATGTATGTACTAGAAGGCGGAAAACATACAATGAGAGAAGTCTCTTTTGTTCCTGGACTTCTGAAAATCATCAATGAGATAATCGACAATTCAGTAGACGAAGCCGAAAGAAATAATTTCATAGTTGGAAATAAAATTGATATTACAATAGATGAAAAAAGAGTAATTGTAAGTGATAATGGAAATGGTATTCCAGTAGAATACGGCGAAGATGAGTACGGAAGAAAATATTACATTCCAGAACTTTGTTGGAGTCACGCAAGAGCAGGAAGCAACTTCGATAATGACGATGATAGCGTTCTAAGAGGAACAAACGGCGTAGGCTCTTTTATTACACTAGTGTTTTCTAAAGAGTTTATAGGCGTAACGGCTGACGGAAAAAATCAGTTAACACTTACTTCCGCAGGAGGCGATTCAAAACCGATAGTAGAAGTCAAAAAATCAACTAAGAAAGGCACAACAGTATCATTCGTTCCGAATGTAGAAGCCTTTGGTCTAGAGTATATTGATCAAACTCATATTAATCTTATAGAACAAAGACTGTATTACCTATCACTATTTTTCCCGAAAATTAAATTTACCTTGAATGGTAAGAAAATTCAACTTCAAGGTACAGAGTTTTATAAAACTTTCGGTGAAAATTTTGAGTTGTTTAATTTTGGAAAGTATTCGTTCTCTATTTTTCCGAATGAATTCGACGACTTCAGACATTTTTCCATAGTAGATGGTCTTACACTAAATTCTGGTGGAACTCATATTGATTACCTGATGGAAAATATAGTAAGTGGATTAAGAGAGAAAGTCTCTAAGAAATATAAAGAGATAAAAAACGGAGATATTAAAAACAAACTTCAAATCGTTTGTCTTATGAAAGACCTTAAAGCTAAGAAATGGGACGGACAAACAAAAGAGAAGCTTGACAATCCTAAAACAGAGCTAAGACAATATTTTGGTGAAATAGATTTTGACAAAATAGTAACAAAACTTTTCAAAAATGATGATATAATGTTTCCTATTATAGAAACACACAAAATTAAAGAAGAGCTAAAAGAAAGAAAAGCTCTTCAAAGTATGACTGAAAAGGTTGTTAAAAGAGTTAAGGTAAACAAGTATGTTTCCGCTCAAAAAGAGAAAAGGTATTTGTTCTTGGGAGAAGGCGACTCGGCGACTAACCTTATTGCGAAAGTTATAGGTAGAGAGAAGTCTGGTTTCTTCCCTCTTAAAGGAAAGCCATTAAATGTTCTTGAAGAATCGGCGCAAAAAATAAGAGAAAATGTCGAGTTTCAAAATATTATGACAATTCAGAATTCTGAAAAATATGACTCAATAGTAATAGCTACTGATGCTGATATGGACGGAATATCAATTAGAGGGCTTCTACTTGTTTTCTGTCAAAAGTTTTATCCTGATATGCTTCTGAATGGTAAAATTTGCTATTTAAGAACACCTATTATAGTTGGTATTAAAGGCAATAAACCTGTAGAGTTTTTTATAGAGATGAAAGATTATGTAGATTTTATCAGAAACAACCCAAAACACGGGCTTACTTTTGACTATAAAAAAGGTCTTGGTTCAAACAAACCTAATGAGCTTGAAGCTATGTTTTCCGAAGCTGGAGGATTTGAAAAGTTTATTGTCCCTCTAGAGTATAATGAAGGCTCAAAGGAAAGAATGGATTTGTGGTTCGGTAGTAAGAACTCAGATTTGAGAAAGTCAGAAGTAGATAAGACAATATTCGATATCAACGCAATGTAATATTTAAGGAAGATGATGAAAACTCAAAAAATAACAGAATTCTTTGATAATGATTATGTACTCTTTTCAGTTTACGACAATTATAGGAAACTCGCTAGTGTAGTTGATGGTTTAAAGCCGTCAAGTAGGAAAGTTGTTTATACTATGTTAAAGAATAATATTAAAGAAAAAATTAAGGTTTCGACTCTAGGTAGTAAAGTAATAGGTGAAACTTCCTATTTACACGGCGAAAAATCTATGTATGATGTTATAGTAGGTTTAGCTCAAGATTTTGTTGGAGCAAATAACATCAATCTTATTCTTCCAGAGGCTTCTTTCGGATTTAGACATAATAATGAAGCATCAGAAGCAAGGTATATATTTACCTGTAAGTCTCCTATTATGGACAAGTTGTTCTTGAAGGAAGATAATGATGTATTAATTCAACAAACATTCGAGGGCGAAAAAATTGAGCCTAGATTTTTCGTTCCAACACTACCAATTTTGTTAATTAACGGCTCTGAAGGTATAGGTAATGGTTATGCTCAAAAAATTCTTCCTAGAAACCCAGAAAACTTGAAGAAATGGATTGAAAAGTATCTTAAAGATGGAACTAAAGACTCTACGCTTCTAATTCCTTATTATTCTGGATTTAAAGGTGATATTATTCAAACTGGAGAAAAATCTTTCTCTATTATAGGTAAGGTTGATGTTCTGTCACAAACAGAGCTAATGATTACAGAAATACCTTTAAACTACGACCTAGAAAAATATGTGAAGGTACTAAACACTCTTGAAGAAAAAGGAGTGATAAAGTCTTATACAGACCTGAGCGACTCTAAAAAAGACACATTCAAATTTCATATTAAGTGTGATAGAAAATTCACTCAACAAACTAAGGAAAAAATTCTTGATGACTTGAAGCTAATTCAAAAGGTAACTGAAAACTATACTTGTCTAAACGAACATAATAGAGTTGAAACATTCGAAAGTGTAGAAGACATTCTAGAGAGATATATATCTATAAAACTAGAATATATGTTTAAACGAAAAGAAGCTATAATAGGAAAAATAAAAAGGGAAGTCGATTTACTAGAAGCTAAATATCGTTTCATAGAACTTATTATAAAAGGAAAAATTGAAGTCAATGGAAAATCTAAACAATATATTGTGGATAAGATTGAAGAATTACTTCCTTCTGCTTCCGACAAAACCGATATACTTCTTTCTATGCCAATTTGGTCTTTGACACCAGAAAAACAAGAAGAGCTTCTAAAAAGCTTAAAGAAGCTTGCTGAAGAATATAAAGAGTATAAAGATAAATCCCTAGAAGATATGTGGAAAGAAGAGATAGATGGCATTAAATGAAAAAATTTTGAATCTAGAAATAGTATCAGAACAAGTACAAAAATTTCTAGATAAAAATAAAGAAATTTGCTCTCTTCTTGAACAAAAGAAATTCGACGAATTTGTTGAATCAGCTCCTCTTTTTGTAGCTAAAATAATTGACTTTATAGGAAGACTAAAAAGAAGATTATACTTATTGGAAACATACTATAAGGAGACTGAAGCTTTAAGGTATTCTTATTATAAATTCGAATTTAATATAAAGCTCAACAATTCTGAAGTGAAGGAATTCCTAGAAAGAGACTCCTCTCTTTTATCTATTCAATCTTCGATGAAAGAATTGTCTTCCTATATTGAGATGCTTATTGATATGAAAAAGAATCTTGAATCTACAAGGTTTGATATTAAGAATTGGATAGAACTAAAAAAATTAGCTATTGAATTGGGGCAGTTTTGATAGAATATGTAAATGAAAGTTATAGCCGTGTAGTAATAGATGATATGGACAAGAAAGTAGCCATAATGGACTTTCTTTCTCCATATATACCTAATTACAGGTTTCATCCTAGAGTTAGAGCAAGACTATGGGATGGTAGAGAAAAACTCTATATGGTAGATGAAAATCAAAATATCATATTCCCTAAAGGTTTAGAACAGAGGCTAGCGGAAAAATTCGATCTAAAAATTTCACTTCCAGAGCCGATTATTACTAGAGAAAAATTGCTTTCATTTATAGAGACTCTTAATATACCTATGACACCGTTCGATTATCAAATCGACGCCGTTCTTGAAACTTTAAATGAGAGAAGAAAGACCGTTCTTCTACCAACAGGCTCAGGTAAATCTTTGGTAATCTACATTATTAGTAGGTTTATGATGGCTTGGAATAAGAAGACAGTTCTTATTGTTCCAAATGTTATGCTTGTGAATCAAATGTATTCTGATTTTAGAGATTACGGCTTTAAAGATTTGGAAAATTATGTTCACCAAATTTGTGCTGGAAAAGAAAAACATTTCGAGAAGCCTATCACTATAACAACTTGGCAGTCAATCTATAAATCAAAAGAGCTGTTTGAAGACATTCATTGTATTTTAGTAGATGAAGCTCACGGTTGTGCTGCCCAAAGTTTGAAAGACGTAGTAATATCTGCTAGTAATACACCTTACAGAATAGGTTTGACAGGAACACTTCCGGAAGAGTATATAAGCAAAATGTATCTTGAGGGCGCTTTAGGACAAAGTAAGAGGTATTTGACTACTAAGAAACTGATTGAGATGGGTCTTGCTACTCCTGTAGAAATTTATGCTCTATTTTTGAAATATCCTGACGATGTTTGTAAAGCCGTTTTAAAAATGGAATATCAAAAAGAAAATCAATTTTTGAATGAATACTCAAACCGAAAGAAATTTATAGTTAAGCTTGCTGATAAAATTTCTAAACAGGGAAATACTCTTTGTCTTTTTTCTAAAGTAGAAAATCACGGAGTTCCTCTTGTAAAGGAAACGATTAAACAAAGAGTCGGAGAGTCTGCTGAATTCATTTTTAAATTGACTAAGAATGAGCTTCTTTCGGCTATAATATCGAAGAAAGACCTGATTTATGTAAATGATCAAGTAGATGAGGCTAAAATTAAAAGACTTCTATCAGGAACTGAATACGCAAGCCAATACAAAGAAGTATATGGAAAAGTTAAATCTCTTGAAGAACTTCAAATTTTCGTTGTAACCGGTGCTGTTGACGAAAAACAGAGAGAGTATATCAGAAGAATTCTTGAACAGTACGATAATGCGATACTATTCGCTTCTTACGCTACTATGAGTACAGGCGTAAATATAAAAAAGCTAAGACACCTGATACTAGGAGAAAGTACAAAATCTTCTATAAGACTTCTTCAAAGTATAGGACGTATGCTAAGGCTACACGATAGTAAAGACAAAGTCGGAGTTTGGGATATTGTCGATGACTGTGGTTACGGTAAGAAACAAAATTATTGTTTGAAACACTTTTTTGAAAGACTAGCCGAATATCAAGAACAAGAATTCGACCTTTTTGAGAAAGAAGTGAATATACAGTAAATTGAAGAATACGGATTGAAATCTAGAATTTTTGTGTAACAGAATTCAATTAAAGTAGTTTTAAACTAAAATCAGTAATAATATTCGTTATAGAAATATTTGTATAAATATCTATTAATCAAAAGAATAAAAGGAAATTATATGCGAATAATGATTTTAGGAAGTAGCGGATTTTTAGGAACACATCTTGTTGAAGCGTTAGAAGACAAACACGAGTTGGTTCTAATTGATAGAGAAGAGCCTATTTTAGAATCTCATAAAGACAGATTTTTTAAATATGATTTAACAAAACCGATAGATCTCAAAACATTCGGCGCTGAGATGGTTATTAATCTCGCAAGTTCTGTCGGCGTGAAATACATTCAAAATAATCCAGAATCATTCATAAAAAACAATGCTCTTTTAATAGAAATTCTTATTCCAGAGTTAAGAGAACTTAAAGTTCCTGTCATATTCACGAGCACATCTGAAGTTTACGACGGGCTTCATTTTGACGATACAAGACCTCTTTCTACTAGCGAAAGAGATTTTTACGCTCTAAATAAACTATATACCGAGTCTGTTATTTTTAACACATTTTACAGTCCTGCGATAGTGTTCAGACTCTTCAATATAGTTGGAAAATATCAAAATCCAGAAAGCGGCGTATTTGCAAACTTCTACAACAAGATGATGAATAATGATGTTTGTGAAATTCATATTTCGTCTCAAAATTTCTCTCCTCTTAGATCGTTCACTTCTGTTGAAGATTTCATCTTCGGCATCGAATATGCTATTAAAGATGTCGAAGATGATTTCCGACACGAGTATTGGGGGCAAACATACGATATTATTGCTCCGGAAAATATTGTGACGATAGAAAGACTCTATAAGATGTTAAGAGCGCATTTCGAAGCTAAAGGCGTCTCTGTAAAAGATCCGATTTATAGCGAGATCGCTGAAGGCGAAATAATTAACAAAATTTATACTGGATATTTTGACACTGTTCCTTCAGGTTTCAAATACAAATCTCTTGAATGGATTATCGAAAATTACGAAAAATAGTCGTCATTCCTCTGACGACCTTTCTATTGATAACGGATTGTTTTCTTCCACAATAAATCGGTTAAAAATTTGCTTAAAGATTACACCGAAATATTTAAATCTTTCGGGAATTAAGCTTTCTTAAAGAAAAGTTTAGCTATAATTTTTGAAATTAAAAAAGGATTTCAAAATGAAAAACATCGAAAAATATCTAGGCGTTTCTAAACTCACTTCTGAATATAAACCGTACCGCCGTAACGGCGGTACTTCCTAACTAACAGCTTCTCTAATGAAGCTGAGCACGAAAGGCTTTGTGTTTATAGTCCACAAGGCTGGTTCCCAGCCCAAACGACTATGATTATTATATCATATTTGTTATAGTTAGTCGATAGCAAAAGCAGAAAATTGTTAAATGTTAATTTAATGTGTTTATATCGCCGTCCTACAGGTGATGGTGGAGTTATCTCGTCTTCTTTTATTTTCGTTTAATTTAAATTTTTTTATAGTATAATAACTAAATTAAAAATTTTCTTTAGTGAACCTATTTCAAACAAAATTCGATTACAAATAAATAATTAATCTTATTAAGGAACAATATTAATCTCGTATGAACAAAACTGTAAATCTAGGTTATAAATATCAGATCTATCCTACAGAAGAACAAAAGAAGCTTCTCGACCATCAAATGTTCGTTTATAATCAAGCCTACAACATCTGTCTTAATCTATGGCAAAAAGAACAAGAAAGAAATAGAAAGCTAGAGAAAGCAGATAGAAAATACAGGAAGGATTCGTCTTACGACAGAGTTATAAAAAGAGCTTTAAAACTTAGAAATATTCCTTTTTCTTCCGTTGTTATTCAACAAGCTAGAATAAATTTTCTTAAGGCGACTAAACGAGCTTTCTCAAAAAATGTTGTTAATGAAAGAAATAAAGCTTTACAAAACGCAAAAACTCCAAAAGAAAAAGCAAAAGCGCTATCAATCGGATTTCCAAAGTTTAAATCAAGTAAAGATGTAAGACAATCATTTGTGTGGAACAATCAAGCAGTATCTATTAAAGAAACAGATAAAAGAACTGCTATTTTGAAATTGATGAAGCAAAACATAAAACTAAGATATCATAGAGAACTTCCAAAAGAATATAAGTTAACTTCTGTTGTTATATCTAGAGATGCGACTGGTTATTACGCTAGCATAGGAATTTCTTTTGAAAAAGAAATAGAACCTGTATCTATCGACAATTTGAATGAAGAAAATTGTATAGGTATAGATATGAATGTTTATAACTTTGCAGTTTCAAACGATGTAGATTTTCTCTTTGAATCGATACCAAACTTAGTATCGGTTGAATCAGGACATCTAATAAACAACGGTTCTGCTAATCGTAAAGCAATGCTGAATAACAAAAGAATCAAACTTCTTTTGCGAAAGCAGTCTAGAAGAATTCTAAAAAACAAAAAATCAAAAACCAAACTAGGGAGAAACTATAATAAAACACAACAACAATTAAATAAACTACAAAAAAGAATTATCAATAAAAGAACGGATCTATATCATCAAATCTCCTCCAGATTAACAAACAAATTTGATTTGATAGTAGTTGAAGACCTTAAACTAAAGCAAATGACTAAATCTGCTAAAGGAAATGAAGTCGAGCACGGAAAAAATGTAAGACAAAAAGCAGGTTTAAATAAATCAATTTTAAGAGCTTCATTCTATCAGTTTATATCTATGCTTGAATACAAGCAGTCGCTTAATGGCAAATTGTTTGTAAAAGTAGATCCTTCCTATACTTCTATGACTTGTTTAAACTGTGGTAATATTGATAAGAACAATAGACCTAAACAAGACAAATTTATATGTACAGCTTGTGGTCATCAGACTAATCCTGACCATCAAGCTTCAGTACATATATTGTATAGAGGTATGAAGTCGTTTGGGTTGGGAACCAACCTTGCGGACTTATATAAACGCAAAGCCTTTCGTGTTTCAGCTTCGCTGGAAGCTGTTAGTTAGGAAGCCGACTCCTTTAAGGAGTAGGCAGTTCACTCTATATTGACTCTTTCTTATTTTGGTGATACTTCTCCGTATGTTTTGAATTTGTCAGGAAAAAAATTCTCAACTTCCGAAGAGGCGTCCGCTTACTTCAAAACGCATCAAAAATAATTTTCTTTAAGCTTATTTAAAGAAAAGACAAGGTATAATTCTTTATCTTTTTTAGGAGTTCGTTATGAACGATGTAAAAACAGCATACAAAGTCCTAAAAACTCTTAAAGGACTTTCAGCTTCAAAAGCTGATATAAAAAGAAATGCGGACCTTTTTATAGATAAAATTCTCGAATATTCAGAAAGCCTAAAAGGTGTTGATATTGACGCTCTATTTGGTGTGGACTTTGAAACTCAAAAAAGAATAAAAGACCTTGAAGAACAAGTTAGAGTTTTGTCTTCTCAAAATAAATCTCTTTCACTTAAAAATCAAGGAAGACAAACTGTTATAGAAAGCGTAGAAAAAGCTCTCTACGACTTAGAGAGAATCAAAAAACAACATAAAGGCGAACTTCTTGCTAATGATTTTGAGCTACAAACTACTAAGAATCAATTAAAATTCTACAAAGAAAAATGTGAAAAACTTCAAAAACAACTTGAAGATGAGTCTAGAAGAAGAGTAGAAGGACTATTCGAATGAAAAGGATACTCTTTCTTATTATTGTATTGTTCCTATTTTCTGGCTGTTATGATGAAAAACAAGATGATTATTTTACAGCGAATAATACCACATTAAAAATAGTTCGCCATTCTCGTTTTGTCTATGTATACTCTCAAACAAAATACGGGTGGAAACTTGAAATGTCTTTCGAAAAAGATTTGAATGTAACTAAGAATGACATCATAAAAATCCTACAACTTAAACAGGAAGGAAGAATATGACACAATACACTTTAGGAAAAAACTTTGTTTCTACATCAGAATTAAGCGAAAAGCTTGGAATTCATTTAGCTACCTTTACTGTTCTAGCTAAAAAATATAAGCTAGAAGAAGATGTAGATTTCAAAAGAATCTATGATGTCTCTAAGGGTAAAGGAATGAAGAAAACTCTTTTTATAGATACACACTGTGTCAAATGGCCGAGAAAATTCAGAGAGAAAATCTCTTCAGTAAAAACAGACTACTCAAGCGTTGTTGACTTCACAAAAATCAAAAATGATTTTCCTGAATTGACTGATGATGATATGAAAATTTTGAAAGAGAAAATCTTTAAAACAAAAATTCAAGTCGGTAAAAAAGAGTTCATTACACTAGACGAAGAAGCGAAAAAGATTTTCAAAAAGACTATCTATGTTTTAGACAAAGAAGACTTTCTTGATATGAAGGAAGAACTCATCGGTTATATAGAGCTTACAAAAGGAAAATACTTCGTTTGGTATTAATTGTTAAACTTTTCTCGGCTATAATAACCGAAGTTAAAAGTTTTCGGCTTTCAAAATACATTTTGTCGTAAGACCGAAAAACTTTAATTTCGTTTGAAGGATGAAAATGCTTAACAAAAACTCGTTGACAATCCTGTCAAAATTACAAGATATTTCTTCAAGCCTAGTTGTTTCTTATCCTATACTCGGGATTAAAGATATAGATTCAACCATTATGGCCAAAATCGATCTTTCTAGATACGACTCTGAAGAGTTTGAAGAATTCGGTTTGCTCGGAAAACTTTCCGAATTTCTATCAGTAGTGAAACTTCTTGAAGATCCGGAAATTAAACAAGAAGATTCAAAACTTATTCTTTCTGATAGGTCAACACAAATCACATATTACACATCAGACCTAGACCTACTAGACAAATATAGACTAAACTTTAGTATATTTGACAAGGTTGATTCTATTGAACCGATTATTTCGTTTACTCTTAGCGACGAAGATATGGGTAAACTAAGAAAGGCGTCAAGCGTTCTTAAAGATCTAGAAAATATCACAATCTCATCGTCTGATGATGAAATAACAATTTCTCTTGATTCAGAAACTCTCGGAAATACTTTTTCTATTAAATGTGACGGCGAGTCGAAAGAAGATGTTATGCTTTCTTTGAGCAATGATAACTTTAAAAAAATTCCTCTAGGAACATACAGAGTTTCTATACATAGAAATGCGTCAGGTAAAGTGATTTTTAAATTTGTTTCAAATACTCTAGAAACTTTTGAAGTTCTGGTAGCTGAGAAACCAAAACAAAACTGATAAATAAATCAGTCTAAAGAATTTGGCGTTCGTTTTTATCTATCTGTTTTTGCTATCGACTGATTATATAATATAATCATAGTCGTTTGGGCTAGGAACTAGCCTTGTGGACTATAAACACAAAGCCTTTCGTGCTCAACTTCGTTGGAAGTTGTTAGTTAGGAAGCTCTTCTTTTACGAAGGAGCGGTTCACAAATCGTTTAAAAAGGAATTAAAAATGTTTGAATTTTCGTGGGAAACACTTCAACAAAATCTACAAAAAGACGCTCTTCCAGGAGAGAAAAAAGACTTCAAAGACTCAAGGTTTTGGAAGCTTTCTAAAGATGAAAGTGGTACAGGAGCAGCTGTAATTAGATTACTACCAGACTCAGCAGGTCCAGACGCTAAACCTTTTGTCAAAATATTCCATCACTCAATAAAATTTACAAGAAACGGTAAAGACTTTTACTACATTCAAGACAGTCCTGAAACAATAGGTCTTCCGTGTCCAGCTTCTGAAAAATGGCAAGAACTATGGAACAGTGGTAATCAAGAAAAAGCGAAACTATACTCAAGAAAAATCAAGTATATAGCTAACATACTTGTTGTAAAAGATCCAGGCTGTCCGGAAAACAACGGTAAAGTGTTCCTCTGGGAATTCGGCACCAAACTTATGGACAAATTCATAGCAGCTATGAATCCAACAGAAGCTATGAGAGAAGTAGGCGTAAAACCAAAACAACTTTTCGATCCTACAGCGAATGGATCTTCAATTAGTCTTCAAATTAAGAAAGCTAATAACTTCTTTAATTATGATGATACAACAATTCTTGATGCAAGTGCTGTTTTCAAATCTACTGAAGCTGCGGTAGAATTTATAAACAAAAATTGTTACAAACTGGATGAGTTTATTTCTCCAGCTCACTTTAAACCATATAATGAGTTGAAAGCCCTTTTGACTTTTGCTGAAACAGGTCAAAAAACTGTAAAGGGAGCTGAGATTAAAAATAATGATGTACCTTTTGATGAAGATGAAAAACCTAAAGAGATTGGAGTTAAAAAACAAGCTACTATAGAAAAACCTACAAAAAAGAAAGTCGAGGAAGCTCCGGAAACAAAAAGCGTCAATGACGATTTAGATTTTCTTGACGATCTAATAGGTTAAAAGGCGGAAAAATGTCAAAAGAAAAACTAGAAAAATATAACAAAATTCTTTCAGAATTTGAAATAGCAAAAATGTATGGACCTGAGAGCGACGCAAAAAATGCGAAGCTCCTCGCTATACTTCTTCCATTTATAGAAGATGAGTTTAAAGAGAAAATAGAAAAGCTAAGAAAGGCACAATAATATAATGGTCTTAATGGACTTTAGCCATTTAGCTCATAGATTGCTTTATGTTTCCATATTTCAACTCAAACTAAAAGTCGATAAAACTACTAAAAAGTTTAGAACAAAAGACTATGAAGACTTCTTCAGACATCTTTTGTTCAACAACTTGAAATATATTTTCTCGAACAAATTTAACGAGTGGAATGACGAAATAGTAATAGCTTGCGACGCTAAAAATAATTGGCGAAAAGATTTTTATAAAGAATATAAAGCACATAGAGCCGCCGGAAGAGAAAATTCTGATATAGACTTCAACGAATTTTTCGCTGTAGTAAACGATGTTCTGGAAGCTTTAAAAACAAGTTTTCCAGTAAAGGTTGTTTATGTCGATAGAGCTGAAGCTGATGATGTTTGTGGAGTTTTGGCTAAGAATCTTTCTAAGAAAAGGAAAGTGCTAGTCGTGTCTTCTGATAAAGACTATAAACAAGTGCTTGAATACGATAATGTAAGTCTTTTCGATCCGATAAAGAAAGAATTCGTTAAAATGACTAAGCCAGAAGTAAGGAATTTTAAACTATTCCACATTCTTCTTGGCGATTCTGGCGATAATGTTCCTAGTATAAAAGCCGAATCAGAATTCCATAAGGATTTCATTTCTTTTCTTAGACGAGAAAATATTTTCGTCACCGAAGTAGACAAGTTCTTTAAGCTTCAAATCTCAGGTATGTTGATTGAGAAATATCAAACTGAATTTCTCGACAAGCCTATCTATAAGAAAGCTATGTTTGGTGAAGTAGGAGTAAATAAGTTTCTCGAAAATTTTGAAGAAAACTTTGAGAAACTTCCGGAAATTTGTAAATCGAATTTTGAAAGGAACAAAGTCCTCATAGACTTTGATTATATTCCTGAAGATATTCAGAAAGCCATACTCGAAGAATATTCTAAAGCAGAAGCACACTACGACTCAAAAGGTATGATGGATTACTTCCTAGCCCATAACTTGAACGAAATGTTCGAGAATTTGAGCACATTCTACGTTAAACCTGTCGAAAAAGAGGATACTACTCTAGACGATTTTTAAGGAGAGTTTAAACTCTCCTTTCTCCTTTTAAACTTATTTTAGGTATAATTCCTCTTAAAGGATTTATGACTATGACTCCATTAGCAGAAAAATTCATAAAATACGCTTATCTAGACGCTAAGAAAGTTGGTGACAAATATAATATAAGATGTCCTATTTGCGGCGATTCTAAGAAGAATAAAAGAAAAAGAAGATTTTGGTTTATAGAAAACAACAAAAAGGACTATGTACACTGTTTTAACTGTGATTATAGTTCAAGCTTTTATAAGTTCTTCAAGGAAAATTGTCCAGAATTTTTTGACTCTTATAGAAATGAGTTAAGACAAAACAGTTTTAAATCATTGACTGGAGAAAGTCTTGATGATTTAGTTTTTGAAGATTTGCCGCCTATAATAGAAAAAGAGCCTGAAGAAGAAGTTATTGATGATTTTGAAAATCCATTTCAAGAAATTGATAGTGAAGCGATAGAATACCTTGAAAAAAGAAAAGTCTTGTCTGAAATAAAGCGAAGAAATATTCAAGTATATCAAGCGAAAAATTTAAATGTGTTTGATATGTATCTTGACAACTTTATCATTTTTCCTCTTTTAAGAGAAGACGGTACTTGGTTTGGGTTTCAAGGTAGGAGTTTAGTAGGAAAACAATTTATTACCAAATTATTTGACGAAAGCCTGCCGAAGGCTTGGAATATATTTCAAACTGACAAAACAAAGGAAGTTTTTGTTTGTGAGTCAATATTCGACGCTCTTTCTACAGGTCAAGATAATAGTATGGCTGTTCTAGGCTCTTCTTCAGAAATTCTTTCTAAGTACAAGAGAGACTATGTTATTTGTCTCGACAATTATAATTTCGATATGAAAGCGAAACAGTCTTATAGGAAATATGTGGATGAAGGATTTAAAGCCTTTATGTGGCCAAAAGAAATAGAATACAAAGATTTTAATGAGATGTTGGTTAATGGAAATTTTAAACCGGAACAGATTAAAATACTAATCAATGAAAACATAGAAGAAGGTCTTCCTGCTCAAGTAACACTAAGGTTCTAGAAGGTGTTTAGATTTACTCAACTAATTACTGATTCAAATAAGAAAGTTCCATTTTCAAAAGATAATAAGTTTCAATTCGTTTCATACAATGTGTCTAAGGAAAATCTAGCAGACTTTCTTTCATCATCATTTTATTTGAATCATCCTCTAGCGGATGATATAATTACTTGCGAGAGGAAAAAAGAATTTCTTAGATATAAGGAAACATCAAACTATTTTATTCTTGATATTGACCACGTAGATACATTAGCACAATTTAAAAAGGTTGTAAATTATTTTCTCTTTAATGATTTTCCTGTATTTCTAATTACATCTCGTTCCTTTAACAACACTGACTGTTTTAATATGAAAGGAATTTTTTATTTAAAAGATTTTCTTTCAAGGGATATCATCAAATCTTATGTTAAAACAATCAATAAACATCTAAAAAATATATGTAGTATAGATGAACACGTATTGAACGCTTCATCATATCAAGCGCCTACTAAAAATTCTAAAATAATTTTAGACAACTTAAACGGTAATGGTAAACTCACATTAGAAGTATTTGAAGAAAAACAAATCGATTTTGTTATTCCTTCGTCTTCAGATATTGAAAAAGACTGGGCGCTTCAAAAGTTTACCGAAATGGGATTTAGAAGAGTTCGAGATTATAAAAACAATAACGGCTCTTTTCAATTCTCGCATTATAGCGAAAAGAAAACTAAGAACGGTTATTTTTGGTTTGAAAATTCGCCATTTATAATGCATCATCACGATAAGAATAAATCAGTAAACATTTTTAAAGAATTTGCTAACACTCTTACAGGGAAAAAGTTTCTAAAAGAACAACAAGAACAGAGATTAAGAGATAAGTTATATTCTAAATTCGCCTTTGAAACAATCCATAAAGTAGATAAACAGTACTTGTCGGTTGACGAGAAGACTATCGAATTTATAGAGGCGTTCCTTTCAAAAAAACATTCTGTTGCTCTAAAAATTAAATCATTTATGGGTTCTGGGAAGTCAAATATTATAGAAGAGGTCTTGAAAAGAAAAAATAGAAGAATACTTTTCTTAAGTAATAGAATAAATTCGACAATAGACTACTCTGAGCGCTATAATATAAAAACATATTTGGATGATGATTATGTAATAGGAGATTCTCTTATTGTACAAATTGAGTCTCTTTGGAAATACGACCTTAGAAACTTCGACATAGTCATTATAGATGAATTTTGTTCTGTTCTATTTCAGAACCTATCAACGCTTTCGACAAAACAGAGACAGACTATTAAAAAGTTTATGAGTATATTTACTAACAAGATGCCGATTTTATTAGCTGACGCCTTTCTTCTAGGTTTTGAAAATAATTTTCTAAGCGAATATGATTCGATTTTGAAAATAGAAAATAAAAGGAAAGACCAACAAGATTGTTCTTTGTTTGTTGATACCGACGAGCAAACTCTTATCAAAACTATAATAGAAGATAATGACAAAATATCTGTCTCGACTACATCAAAGAGTTTTGCAATAGAGCTTAAGAAACAGTTAGAGTTGAAAGGTAAAAAAGTTCTTTTTGTTTCTGGAGACCTTTCGATTGAACACAAAAAAGAAATTCTTAAGATTATAGGAGAAAAAGAGAGAGAAATTCTTTGGGATGTCTTAATTTATTCGCCTACAATTACTGTTGGCGTTAATATTTTAAACCATTACAAGAGACACTATCATTATGATTGTTCATCGAGTTGCGATGTTATTTCAAGCCTCCAAATGATTAAGCGAGTAAGGAATGTAGAAAAGGTTTTCCTCTATGTGAAGAAATCGCAATTCAAGAATCTACCGATTGAGCACAAGATCCTTGACAAGATTATGGAAGAAGATTTTAAAAACATAGAATTTGAATCGTATGATGAGTATGGAAATATTGTTCCTTCAGAAGAGCAGTATTTTGTCAATAAGATTAGAGCGTTTTCAAATCTTCTTGATAACTCTCATTATTTTTCATTTAGGCTTCTTCTTTCTGAACAGTTTGAAAGAGTAACCGAAGTAACTGATAAGAAATTTGTAAAAAGGTTGAAGAAGAGTTCTAAAGATGAATATATCACTAATCGGTTGAAAGAAATAGATGAAATTTTTGAAGGTAAAAAAACATTTAGTGAACAAGAAAAACTTCTAAGTGAACTAGAGTCGATTAGAATAAGGTTTTCAAAATATAAAACTTTTTCTAGGGAATATGCTTTAGAACTATATAAGGAAAGTTTAAGAGATAGAAATTTTATTTTTACTCTAAAGCGCCTCTTTATATTTTTAAAAGATGACAAGAAAACCTTGAAGAAAAGGAGAACTGAGCTTCTTCTTGAAAGTTCTATGAGTAGCGAAGAGAATAAATACAAGAAATTTCTCGATCTTTGCATTAAATTCAACGGTATGAAATTAAAGGAGTGGTACACTCTGAATGAAATAACCGAAGAAGAAAGGACTCTTTTGGAGCAAATAGGGTTCAAACAGAATAGTAAGAGACTCGAGTTGGGTAAAAAATATAGAGATGTCATAGAAGCTAATTAAAAGTAGTTTGGACTATAGATAATTATATCTGTTTATGATTATCTTACAAATAAATAGTAAAGATTTGAATTGTACAAAATAAAAAAGAGGTTCTGTTTAATGAATAATGAAATAACAGCCAGTAAGGTCTTAGAGAATTCAAAGAAGGCTATACAGCTGAGCGAATCATCAGTTGGAGATATTTCCTTTCAAGAACAACTACTTGATAAGGTAATTCAATATACCTATAACAATTCTATACTTGACAAAATTTCATCAATAGTTCCTCTTGATGGCCCAATAGGCAAAGTTTATGTTCAAACGGCGAACTACGCAGGAAATTCTAAAACTGCTAAAGAGAATAACACTAAAGTCATCAAATTGACCTCTACTTGTCCTTGGACTGTTGGAGCTAGAATAAAAAAAGATGGTAATAATCCTGAAATAGCAACAGTAAGATTTGTTGAGTTGAATAAAGTTCTTCTTGAGTTTGATGTTCCAGGAGAAACATTTGCTGTTGGAGATAGTATTACTGACGGAAATAACAAAGAAACAGTAAAAGATGTTTTCTCTTCAAGAATAGCTATTAAAAAGGTATTCAATACTTATTCTGGTCCATTCCTTACTTCTGATGGTGAAAAACTTGTTCCTAGAGAAATTAATCATTCTATTAGAGCTCTTACTCTTACTACTCAAACTAGAAAGATTAAATCCGTTTTAACTAGAGAAGTTATAAAAGATATTCAAGCTCAATTTGGAATGGAAAATGCTGTAGAGATTATAGCTAAAACTCTAGCAGAAGAAATAAACAACGAAGTTGAGCAAGAGTTGTTTGATTATCTTAGAGCAATAGCAAGAGAAGGCGGAGATCTTGTTGTAAGTGATAGAGATGGTTCTACAGATTTGATTTACGCTTACACGATTATATACACCAAAATAGTAAAAGAGCTTGCTGATATTTCTAAAAGAACAGGAAGAAATATTGTTGGCTTCGCTATTGCTTCACATAGAACTGTTGCTGCTCTTTCAGCTTCTGGTGCTCTTGACCTATCAAAAGGTGGTAAAACTGAACAAGAAAATGTAGTTACAGACACAGATTATATAGGTAAAGCTCTCGGATATATCGATATTATAAAAAGTAACTATCAAGATGATGAAGAAGTTATTGTTGGATTTAATGCTGGTAAATTTAAAACTGATTCAGGTTTGATTTTCTCCCCTTATAATCTTACTATTACTACAGCAACTAATCCTGAAACAGGCGAAGAAAACCTTGTTGTATTTTATAGATATGCTTTCGGAAGAAATCCTTTTGACGAAGGAACAGGTCTAAATGATTCTGACTTCTTTTGTAGATTTACAGTAGATTACTCACAAGTTAAGCAGGTAATATGATATGATAAATGAAAGTACACTCTCAACAGATTTAGTCGAGTTTGCGTCACTAGAGAAAAAGATATTTGAAAGAATTTATTCAAATAGTTTAGCAAGTAATGTATGTTCTGTTCAGAGAATGAAAACTCCAACAGACTTTGTCTATTCTTTCTATACATCTCATCATCCAGAAGGAACAAATAACTCTCAAAATTTTTCATTTATTATGATTGATAAATCTTTGAATATTTCAGTAGGAGATACTCTTACTACTTCTACAGGAAAAGGTATAGTAAGATATTTTGAAAAACTTAATATACTTATTGACATTTATGACGGTTCAATGTCTGTAGGTCAAGATATTAAAACTTCTGACAATTCATCGGCTAAAATAAAAAGAATTACTAAAAATATATCATCTATTATTTTTGCCTTTTCTAGATTTTTTGAGTCTAATGAAATTACTATTCCTAACTCAATAGACCTAAGTGTAAAAAGAATTAAAACTACAGCTATAAGTAAAAAAATCAAAACTCAAATTACAAGAGAAGTTCTAGAAGATATAAAATTTCTTTATCCTACTGATTTTGAAGATAAAATAGCTCAAAACCTTTCTCAAGTAGTTATAGATGAAATTGATAGAGAGATAATTTTTACACTAAAAGATATTTCTACAATTTTACCAACACTAGCTTTAGATTCTAATGACCTTCCACCTAACCAAGATATACCTAGCGCACTTTTTAGTAATCTTAATTTGGATATTATGTCTCTTAACTCTATAATTAATAGAGGTCTTTCTTTTGAGATTATAATGTCTCCTAAAGTAGCTGGATACCTATTATCATCAATTCAATCATCTATTACATCAGATAAAAGCGGAACAGGAAGAGATGAAAAATATATTGGTACTCTTTCTGGTTATGACTGCTATGTTGACAATTTTGCTGATGAAGACTATTATATGATTTTCTATAATAGCGAGAAATTTGGTGATTCAACACTTATACTAGGAAATTATAAAGATAAGCTTTACTTTGCTACTGATTATGAAACAGGAAAAGAAACTCTTTTCTATTTAAATAGAAAATCTATATGTAGAAATCCTCAAGATACTGGTTCAGGATTAAATGATTCGATTTTTTCATATTACAGAACTGTGACATTTTAAAATTTAAAGGATTATATTGTTTAAATTTCATTCAAACGAAAAGGAGTCAATTCTTTTCGACTACGCTTATTTTCCTATAGAGGAAATAGAATCTCCTGATTATAACTGCTTTGATATTCTATTTCAAGTCGCAATTCATAAAGACTTAGAAACAGAAGACTTTAAATTCATTTCTTCTAGCGGTTCTGATGAATATGATTTTATCCATACTAAAATACAAGATTTGCCTCTTACAGATTTTACTAATAGTATAAATGGACTAAGAAAAGTTGTTCTTGAAATGTTTTACTCTTTGAAAGAAGGCAATAGTAATAAGTGTTTGGAAGAAGAAAAACATTCTTTTGTTGTATCTAGAGGTGAGGAAGAAGACCTTTTTAAAATTGTATTTAAATTTCATTATAATGCGGATGATAGTATTTACGGTGGAGTAGAAATATATTCTCTTTTAGAAGAGAAATTTTTAGAAGAGAAAGGAATAAAGATAGATTATTTCTTTTTTGAAGGAATGAAATTTTTTAAAATTACGAAAGGCGACTTTGAAGGAAGCTTTCAGATAGAAGGAAAATTTCAAACTGAATCTAATATGAATCGTTGGGTATTTCAAATTATTGAAATCTTTAGGATAGTTAGTTTTGTAGAGTAATTTTAAGGAATAAGATTCATAGAGTAAAGGTTTGTTGCTGTTGGTTCTCTAATAAATAATCTATAAAAAATTTATGGAGAATTATAATGAACATAGAAAGCTTCCTACCAAACACTAACCTTTCGAAAAGGTATATAAACTTTTGTAAGAAGTTTAATACATTAAGTAAAACTCATACTCATAAACATCATATACTACTAAGAGCGTTATTTCCTGAATATGAAAATCTTAATTTATATCCTTGGAATGGTGTTAATCTATCTTACAGAGCTCATTTTATAGCTCATATAATGCTAGCTAGAATTTTTGGTGGAAAAATGGTTTATGCTCTTTGGCAGCTAAAACACACATCAGAAAAAAGAGGATGGGGAGAGATTACTAATTCGAGACTTTTTGAGAAAGTTAACAGAGAGATTTTCGAAAAATTTAAAACTGTTGATGAAAATGGTTTGAGTGAATATAAAAAGGCGGCTTTAAAGGCGGCGAAAACTAGAAAGGAAACAGTTCTAGAGAATGGATTGACTAATGCTCAGGATAGTGGTAGACGTGGTTATAAAACTAGGAAGGAAACTATTTTAGAAAATGGAATGTCTGTTCAAGAACTCATAATCCAAAAAACAAAAGAAAAGCTGTCTGAAGTAGGCGAAGACGGTTTAACTGGTTATCAGAGAAAAGGTAGAAAAACTTCAGAAAGTTTGAAAGGTTATAAACCTTCTAAAGAAACCATAGAAAAGAGAGCAGCTGCAGTAAAGAAATATTATCAAAGTTTAACTCCTGAAGAAAGAGAAAAATATGCTGAGAAAAGAAGAGGAGAAAATAGTGGTGCTTTTGGGCGTATTTGGATAAAGAAGGGTAGAGAAAGTATATCCATTAAGCAAGAAGAGTTAGAAGAGTATTTAAATGATGGCTGGGTTAAAGGGAAGACACAAAATAATTTAGGTACTGTTTGGATGACAAATGGTGTAGATAGTTTTCAGGTAGAGAAAGACAGAATAGAAGAATTTTTGAATAAAGGGTTTAGAAGAGGCAGGATTGTGAATATGGATCCCGAAAAAATGAAAACCAATCTAGGAAAAAGTTGGTATCATAATGATAAGCTTAAAATATGTAAAACATTATTACCAGAAGAAGTAACTAAAGGTTGGGTAAAAGGAAGAAAAAGCTATAAGTCTTAATTGACTTATAGCTTTTATAGTTAGATGGATTGTACCACCTGTTCGAACTTGAGCGAATTTCCTACCGCTGTAAACCCAAGAGATATGAATTCCATTGTATATACTGGTTTTATAAGTATATTAACAATAAATTCGCCTCTAGCTATTACTTCAGGAGTATTCTTACTTAAGTCGATATAGAACTGATCTACACCAGGATCTTGAGCAAGAACCGGAGTAATAGTTGATTTGAATCTTTCTCTTGTAAATTCGTTGTTTTTTGCGAAACAGAACGCATTAGCCATTTTAGAGATAACTCTTTCAAGTTTATTGAATAGGCATCTAACATTAACTCTGTCAAACGCACTAGCATAACCATTAAGAGTTTTTTGTCCCCAGATAACTTTACCTTGTCCGACAAAATTTACTACAGGGTTTACCCTACTTTTGTATAAAAGCTTTTATATTCGCATTTGTTCGTTACACAAATACCGCATTTACTGCTGCTTATAGTTTCCTATAAGATTAGACTATATCTTCATCTATTTCTAGATGTCTACCATTTCCACTCACTCGAGTGTACGAACTTTCGTTCTAGTCGTTGAACCTTCTACATTTTAAAGTAGCTTGGCTGCTGATTGTCCAATTCTATTCATTTTTAAACATTCAAGCTTAGATTTTCATCTTACTTTGTAGTTGAATAGACTCTAAGGATTTTCCAGCAATTAGATAGATTAATTTTTCCATATATCACTATATGGCGAGACCTTTTTATAACAATAAAAAGAATAAGAACATTACTGCCTTCGGAACAGTAAGTGTTTAATATAAAAACACACAGATTATTTATTTTGGTTGTTTTTGTGATATAGGTTTAAGAGAATATATTTGCTTTTAGTTTTCAGTTTCATTAGATGTAACTATTTAGGAAGCCTAGTCTGTTTTTACCAGACTAGGTTGTTTATTAAAGTATCAAGATCAATCGAACAAGCTCTATTTTTAGATAGATTGTTTCTAGCAGAAATCATTTCAAGATTAGCTATATTACCTATGATGTATGGCGGAACACAGTTTTTAAAGCCTTCGTGTATTGAAAATTTATGGTCTAGATGGTATGAACCTGCTTTATTTGCATGTCCTCTTAAATCATAATCCGGAAGCTTCTTTATCTGCTCATCGAATTTTTTCATACATTTATAAACTTTGTATCTGTAATGTTGAAAATCGTCTTTATCTTCTGGTCTAGTAAATCTTCCAGAATTATATTGTGCTTCAGTTTGTCTTTGGTAGAAATTTAATCCGTTTTCGTCTATATCGTTCAATCTTTTTATATGTAGTCTTTGATAGTAATTTAGTCCGTTTTCGTCTATATCGTTCAATCTTTTTATATGTAGTCTTTGATAGTAATTTAGTCCATTTTCATCTATATCATTCAGTTTCCTCTGATGAATTCTGTTGTAATGATCTAATCCATTTTTATCTATATCATTTAGTTTCCTCTGATGAATTCTATCATAATGATCTAATCCATTTTCATCAATTTTACTTTTAAGTGTTTTTGCAGCTTTTAAATGTGTTTCTTTGATTTTTTCTTTATTATTTGTATTAGACCATTCTTGGAATGGAGAATAGAAAGTTCCTCTTTCTAAAGCATTTTTATAACCCTTTAATCCTTCTAATCTACGATAATCTTCACCGTATCTTTCTCTTTTTGTTTGATCACATTTTTGTCTTATTTCTTTTCTTCGTTCTTCTGTATGAAGACTTTTTGTTTCATTCATTTTTGCTACTCTTTTAGTTTGATCTGTAGAGTATAATGAACCATAAGCTGAGTTACAAGAACCATTTCCACAAGTTTTGTTAAAGCCTTTCACGAATGAACGAAATTTTCTTTTCTTTCCACATATTTTACATGCTAGGTCTTCTAATTTAATTTCGTGGAAAATGATATAAACTCTTTCCATCATTTTTGTATCTTCCGGAAGAAAACTAGTGAAATTTATAATGTCGTCTTTTCTTCTTTTTATAACGAGAGCGTTTGAGGTAAGAGCATCGTTTCCGAATTTGTTTAGATAGTTTTGGATGTCTTGTTGAAGTTGTTTCATTGAAGTGCCTTTAATTTTAATTAAAGGTTATGAAATAGACCTAAAAGTTCCGAAGTTTTAGGTCTGTGTGTTTTATATAACCTTTCAGTTATTTATTATTCTTTTTAAACGGGCACACCAATCTCTTTGCCCCGAGTTTGGACTGTAGTAAAGCTTTGTTATACCTTTTAGCACGCCATTAATAAGACCTGCAGAAGCCTCAGACTCTGATAAGTTATAAGAAGTTTTAGCTCTTGCGCCAGCAATAAGACCAGCAACATTACACCATCTTAACTTATCATTCCATTTATCATAGAATTGTGTGTAATTATCATAGAACGCAACAAATGAAGTGTTTAGGTTCATTGGCGAATTTGAATCGTTTATATATGCTATTTGTTTAGCAACAATGTCTGAAGATTTAAGACCGATTACATTCTCATATTTTGCGCCTACATAGCATATACAGTCAGCTCTATTCATAGCAAGAGTAGCCGCCGCAAGATGCGCTTGTTCATTAGCTATAACTATATCTACATCAACTTCTTCTTTATTAGAGAATACATCATATGCTACTTCTATGTCATCAGTATTTGGAAGACCAGAATTACCATAAGCAAGTTTAAGAGTTGTAGAATCGTTAGCTAGCGCAGAAGCAACAGTAGTTGTTAATTTGTTGTGAACCACATACACATAGTTAGACTGTCTGTTTAGTACATCTTCGATGTAAGTAGATCTATTTGTATAGTCTTTTGTTCCTGGAACAAGAGAAACAATAAATTTCTCTACCATAACGCCACCAACAGAAATAACGATAGCTATTTCAGTAGTTGTAGGATATCTGTCAAATAGTTGACTGAAAAGAACTCCAGGAAGAGCTTGAGAAGTAGAACCATTAGTGAAATCAGCTGTATTACCGATAGAGATAGTGATATTGTTACCAAATTCGCCTGGATCTTTCGCTATAAATTGAAGAGCAACATTATTAGCATCGGTAACACCAAAACTAGCGTTAAAATCTTCAAAGTATTGAGAATTTGGAACAAATATTCCAAGTTTTTTAAGAGCTAGCGCATACGGAGCAGTGCCACCTACTTTTTTGGCTTCAACAGCTGCGTTTGTAGCTTTAACAAATTTTTCTACAAGAGAATTCTTATCAACAGCAGTAGCAAGAGTTTCTACAAGATCAACACTTGAAGAATTTACTTTGTCTATTGTATAGATGTGAGTTCTATCGCCGTTAAAAACAATTTTATCACCTTCAGAAAAATTAGTAATATGGTCTATTGAAACAGTTTTTGAACCAGAAGCAGCAGCATCTGTTACTGTTGAAGTGGTTGAAACTAGTGATCCATTACTATCGATTGCTCTAGAAACAAGAAGAGAGCTTCCGTAAAGAAGGAACGAATAGCATTGGAACCAGTCATTATAATTTGAATCTGTAGGTTCACCGTAATTAGATATCAAATCGTCAACAGAAGAAACAAGTTTGTATACACCAACTTGACCTCTTTTAAATAACCCAGCAAATGCACCAGTAGCAGAAGATACTGACGGTACAATTATGCTCATATCAATTTCGTGTGTATAAACACCAGGAGAAAGCATAGTAGCCATTTTTATATTTCCTTATAATTGTCAAGGGTCAAAGTTTTAAGCAGAATGACAAGTTCTGCGCCCAAGTCTTAGTTGGGGTCTTTGCCGAATTTATTTATTGATAAATCTTTAAACTCAATTATAGTATAATAAATATATCGCGTAAAATTCCTCACGGAATGTGACATACCAAGTCGCGACGCGAAAAATTTTTGAGGAAGGAAATAAAATGGCATATAACAAATCTCCCATTTGGGAATTTTCTGATGTAAATCAAACTGGCATTGACAAAGTGCCTCTAAACAGGTTAATACATATCCAAAGTACTGGAAAAATGTTTAAAAAGTTAAGTAATGACGGTTTAACAAGTACTTCTACTGTAACTGACCTTTTAAGAAATCCGAGTAATTTTAAGAATGCAGCAGAAGTTGACCTAAAAGCTAACAATTCTGATCTTCAAATGGCTATTGGTAATATCCATAATCCTTTGCTAGATCTTCCACTAAAAAACTCTTTGGCTATGAGGTCTGGTACAGGTAGTGTTACATTCTCAAGAGCTTCAACTGCTACTTATATAGATAGATATGGTGTTCTAAAAACAGCTGGTATAGATGTACCTAGATTTGAAAAAGAAGGTTATTTGAACGAAGGTAATAGTACGAATCTATTTTCTTATTCAAACCAATTCGAACAATGGAGTACTCAAAATTCTGCTATTACTCAAAATGTTACTGGTCCTGACGGTGTAGCAAACTCTGCTTATCATTTTTATAAAACTACAACTGGGTCAGAGGAAAATATATATATTTCATATTTTTCGTTAACTGCTGGGACAACATATACTGCTTCTATATTTGCTCAAAAAGCAGAAGACTCTATAATAAGAATAATGTATCCGTCATTTTTCTTCTCAGACGGTACTTCACGTGATTTGAGTTATAACTTCGACACAGGAGTTTTAACAGATCAAAACAATAACCTACAAGATAAAAATGTACAAATATTAGCTAATGGGTGGGTAAGACTTAGTATGACTTTCACTGTCACTACCTCTGACCGTAAATATGTTAATGTTATATACAGCTACTCTTCGACAGATAAAACAGGAAATGGTGTAAACATCTATGGAGCACAATTAGAAGCGTTGCCATTTACTACATCCTATATTTCTACAACTTCTAGCACTGTTACTAGAGCAGCTGATATGTTGAGTGCCACTCTAGAAGGTAACTTTCCGTCCGTATATGATTCGAGAACCGTTATTGCTGACTTTGATATAAAAGGAAAAAAAGACGGCGATTGGAGCTCTATAATCGCAATTAATAGTAATGGCGACGGCGCGTTGATATTTGGCTACGGAGATGGTACTGATTTTCATTGTCACGGTGGTAAAAATACTAATATGCTGGCTTATACATATATTCCATTTGATACTGTTACTAAAAGGATTTGTGCAATTTCTGATAGTAAAAACAATCAAACTAGTATTTACAAAAATGGAGTATTATTGGCTAAAGAATCTAGATTACAACAATATAACGACTTAGGCGATACTGCTTCTAGTATTATGATAGGAAGACTTTGGTATGGTCATATTACAAATTTGCGAATTTATGATAGAGCATTAACTGCATACGAAGTATCGCTTGCATAGTTTGATAAACAATAAAACCCTTAGGAGAAACAAATGAATTACGTAATAACGTATTGTAAAGATACTAAAGCTTTTATGGATGAACTTCCAGATAGCTATAAAGTTAAAGATGGAGAAGGGAATGTAACTGGGTGGAATGTCCAAACCACACCAGTCATTAAAAACGAAAATGGGAGCTTGGCTCTATCAATTCTTACAGATGAGGAATTAGCTTTTGTAAAGACTATGAAGTCAATACAGGTGCTTGGAACATATGAAGAGCTGTTTGCTAACGATAAAGCTCTTGCTATATATAAATCTGTGTACCCATATGATGTGCCAATAAGCTATAAAGATATGGATGGGAATACCAAACAATACTTTAGACCCCAAAAAATAGGAGAATTCGCACTATGATTAAGTATTCACTAGATAAGCTTAATGATGTAAAAGCAAACATCAACTCGCCAGTATTTACTGGTCAGGTTTTTATTCCGGAAGGTACGAATATCGCCCCAGGACTAGTATTTCAAAATGATAGTTCAAATGATACAGGTTTCTACCATATTGCAGAAGGCAATATCGGTATTGCTTGTAATGGAAAACACATAGTAACTATTAATTCAAATAGTGTTGTATATGACACTGGTGTTAATTTATTAGTAGGAACAACAACAGATAATGGTGTTGATAAGTTACAGGTTAATGGAAGTATAAGCGCTAGCAATTTATTTACTCCAATAATTTCTACATTATCCGATGCTGATTGTAGTTCAAAACAATTTATTTCCCCAGCTTTATCAGGAGGAACGTATATCGCCAATGTTCGCGGGTTTGACATTTATAATGTTGCTTATGAGCAAGTTTTTTCATTTGTTTTTGCGGTTCATTTTGATGCCTCTTCTTCAGAGGATATTCAAATAGTTGGTGTAAATAAGTCTACATATAAGACGGAGAATAATGAACCTAGTTACACATTTTACTTCGGGAATCAAAAAAGATTATCAGTTCAATCATCATCAAGTGATAAAGTAAGTTGCACTTGTACAGTACAAAAAATACTATAAAAAGGAAAATAAAATGGCAATACAAACAAATTACAACTTCAATGGCATAGAAGTAAAAGATGCTTATATCAGAATCGATAGACTGTTTGGAAGCAAACGAGAAGGGTGGAATAGTTTAGTTGGTGTTTATAACATTACTACAGAAGCTGTACCTGCAGTGCCGGCAAATGCTGAGCTTAACATACCAGCTCAGGAAGCCACTACTAGACAGGTATTCAATAAGATAGAAGAGTTCAATTATCAAGTTCCTTACTCAGCAGATGAAAGAGGCTATGTAAGTGTCTATAAGTCACTACAAAAAAAGTTTGGTGGTACGAACGTCTAATACCTACGGACATAGTGATCTTGGACTTATAGAAAAAGAAAGCAGAGTGTGAGATTATTTATCCATTTTGTGCGTAAAACACCGTCCTTTAGGACGGTGATATAAGCACATTAAATTATCAATAATTATTTGATAATTTTCTGTTTTGACTATTGACTAATTATAATAAAAGAGAAAATATCGCTAAATAATATCAAATGAATAGATATAAATATTTTAAACTATATTAAAAATTTTATATAGAAGTTTAGTTGAACTAATTCTTATAGTTATATGAAAAATAGAATTCGAAAAAAGTTTATAAAAATGCGATTAAAATACTAAAAAGCGCTTCATATTTCAAAAATAGGAGAATTTAGCTATGATTAAAACTGTGTTGAGAAATTTATCAAAAACAATAATAATGATAATATTTTTTTCTTCTTCGCTTTTCGCTGATGAACCATTTTTTCAGCAAAAAGATAAGCAAAAACATATCGCTGCCACTGCTGCTATTAGCGGAACTGCTACTGCATTAGCTCGATACTATGGAGCTAATAAGTTTGAAGCTTTTGCTATCGGTGTCGCTTCTGGGCTTTTGGTGGGAATTGCTAAAGAGAAATGGGATGCAGCAGGTCACGGAACAGAAGATATTCACGATGTTTATGCTGACACAGTTGGTTCTGTATTAGGAAGCGCTATTACTGCGCAGTTTAGTTGGAAATTTTAATAAAAAGGATTAAACAATGAAAAAGTTAATAATCGGTTTTTTTGTACTTTTAGGATTAACAGGTTGCTCAACTAATTACCAAAATTGGGTTGACTGGAAAAACGATAGAGTAGGAACACATTATGCTGTAGTACAGTCTTGTGAAATAAAAGATGGTGCGTATATAGGTACAGCAAAGCTTTGTTATGGTGAACACAAAGGAAAAGTAGTAAACTTTTACTTAAAACCTTATTTCAAACCTATTGTTCCATACAGTAAAGATACAGTATTGCTTGTTGAAGATAAGTAAACTATCACTCCATAAAACGGAGTTGACTGGTTTATATATTCTTTCTTCTAATTATAGACAATAAAATCAAAACACTTTGTCTTACTTTAATAAAACTCTCGTTAACTGAAGACATCAGAACAATAAATATATAAACTAGAATCCTAATATTTAATAGGTTTTAAGTTATATTTAAAAAGGAGAATAACAATGTCTTACAATTTATCGCCAGTTTGGTATTTTAATGATGTAAATCAAACAGGTATAAACAAAGTACCTCTGCTTAAACTAATATACATTCAGAGTACTAAACAATTCTTTACAAAAATAAGTAACGATAATATAACAGCTGATACTAAAATATCTGATGTTATAAATAACTCAAGCGTTTTTAAATGTATTGCTGGCGGCGACACTCCTACCGCTCCAACTGCTCCAGCTGGAACAAATACAGACCAAATCGCTACTACAGCTTTCGTTACTGGTGCTATCGCTGACACAAAAACTTGGATAAGTTCTCAACCTTTCTATAATGCTAGACCGCAAGTAAGCTCTGATTGGACTGCATCTAGTGGTGCGGCTCAAATACTAAATAAACCTACAACTATTGCTGGTTACGGTATTACTGATGCTTATACTAAAACTGAAGTAGATGGTAAAGATACTTCTACATTAGCATCATCTAAGTCTTATACAGATACAGCAATTGCTAATCTAGTAAATTCCGCACCGGCAACACTAGATACACTAAAAGAAATAGCCGACCAACTAGCAAATGATGAGTCAGCTGCCGCTGCTTTAACTGCTGTTGTTGGTACTAAAGCTCCATTGGCGTCTCCTGCTCTAACAGGAACACCAACTGCACCAACTGCCGATTCGGGAACAAATACAGATCAAATTGCCACCACAAAATTTGTTACTAGCGCTATTTCTAGTACTCCTGCGACTAAATTGGCTACTGGTAGAGTTTTAACTGTTACTGGCGATATTTCCTTTACTACACCGGCCTTTGACGGTTCAAGTGATATTAGCGCTACAGCTACACTACCTAATGTGGTTACAGCCGGTACTTATACTTCAGTTACAGTCAACAGCAAAGGTCTAATAACTGCAGGCGGTACAATACCTACGTATATTCAAGAATTAGTAGCCGACGATGGACAAACTAAAGTCACTCTAAATGGACCAAAAGGTTCTTATTTTGTAGTGTATAAAAACGGTATTAGATTTGCTTCTTCAAACTGGTCTGTAGATGGAACTACTTTAACATTCAATGATGCTCTATCTAAAGGTGATGAAATAGCAATAGAAAGTATATTTTAATAGAGTTTAAAATATAAGCTCAAAGCCTACTACTTTTACAGTAGTAGGTTTGAAGGTCATATTTTATAAATAATATTAAAACTAAAGGAGGAAATAAAAATGGCTGGAATAAAATTTGGAAGTGTAATACCTGCGGCGAATACAGATACAGTTTTGTGTAAAGTGCCTGTAGGTAAAACTGCTACTATGGCTATAAATGTTTGTAATACGACTTCTGATTCTGTTACTATTAATATAACTATAGGCGGAGATAAAATAGAATCAGGAACAACAATATCGGCAAACGATACTTTAGAAAGAACAGATCTTATAGTAGTTTCTGGAGAGAGTGTTATAGTAAGTGCTTCTGCTGCCGGAGTTGTATTTAGAGCTTATGGTATTTGGGGCGTATAAAAATTAAAAGATTGACACGAACAAACAAAGTTTGTGTCTTTTATTTATTAAAAATTTTAGTGTAATCAAACCTACAAAATAAATATATTGCGTTAAACTCCTTACGGAATGTGACATACCAAGTAACGCAAAAAACTCTAGGGTAGGTAAATAAATGACATACAATGTAGAACCAATTTGGTATCTCAAAGATCATACTGAAACAGGAATTAATAAAATTCCTAATGGTAAGTTGATATTTGTTGTATCGTCAGGCTGTACTTATCAAAAAATTTCAAACGCTGGTCTAAATGGTGACACTACTTTAGGCGACGCAATTGATGCTGGTACTTCTTTTATTCAAACTTCTATCCCATTTTTTAAACCAAATACATTTTATAGAGTAAATACTCTAGTAGTCTTTGATGGAGCGATTTATAAAAAAATCAATTCTACTAATACTACACTAAATGTATTGAATAAAAACGAATGGGAGAAAATAGGTCTTGGAGAAGAGTATCAAAATGTTGTAAACAGTTCAATGACGGTAAACAAACTTCTTGCTACCAATTATGGTGGTTTTTAACTTAACTTTATAGGAGAAAAATATATATGAGTGCAAACACTGCTCCAATTTTTCCTTCAGTTCCAAAATCAACAGTAAACAATCTTTATTCAGCTAACACTAATAAAGATGGTTCTTTTGCAACTGCACTTTTTAATACTCCAACAGCTCAAGTAATTGTTGGTAATAAATTGTACATTGCGGATTCTAATAACCACAGAATTAGAACTGTTGATATGGATACTGGAATGACTGAAACATATTTCGGCTCTGGTTCTAATGCTTCAATAGACGGTTTCGGAATAAATGCTTCATTCAACAACCCTTATGGTATAACAACAAACGGTACAGACAAACTGTATGTTATAGAAAATGCTGGTTGTAGAATCAGACAAATTGATTTAAATAGTAGAGAGGTAATTACTCTTGCTGGTTCTGGTTCTTCTAGTTCTCAAGATGGTATAGGAATATCAGCTACTATTCAATCTGGTGTAAGTATAACTTATTTGAATGGAAAACTTTACTTTGTTCAACAAGCACAACATAAACTAAGAGTTCTTGACCTTACTACTCTTGAAGTTTTAACTCTTGCTGGTTCTGGAAATGCTGGTTTTAAACCTGGATTTGGTACTAATGCTCAACTTAACTCTCCAAGATATGTTACTACTGATGGTACAGATCTTTATATAACTCAAGTCGGAACAATAGTAAAATATATTGTTGCTACAGGAGAAGTAAGACCATTCTCTGGAAATATTTCACAAACATCTATTTTCTGTGACACTGATATAGGTGATCAAAAAATAGCTATGTTTAATACTCCGAAAGGTGTAACATACGATGGTACTTATGTTTATGTTGCTGATACAGCTAATCACTGTATAAGAAAAATAGACCAAACAAATAATAAAACTATTACTCTTTGCGGTATTGGTGGAACTCCAGGATATGTTGATGGAATCGCTTCAAAGGTTAAATTCAATCAACCTAGAGGACTATTCTACTATTCAGGTTTCATTTATGTTGCTGATATGGGTAATAACTGTATAAGAAAAGTAAGTGTTGCTGATGGCTCAGCTACTACTGTAGCAGGTATTTCTTCTGCTGGTTATCTTGACGGAGATATTGCTTCAGCTCAATTTGCTAGTCCTGTTGATATCTGTATAGATAAAACAACAAATATGGCTTATGTTGCTGACCAAAATAACAATGTTGTAAGAAGAATAGATCTTACTAATAATGTTGTTTCTACTATAGCTGGTGTTGTTGGAACATTCGGATCTACAGACTCTGAAAAAGGTCTAAATGCTACATTCAGTCAATTGACTTCTCTAGCATTAGACGAAACAAATCAATTCCTTTTTGTTGCTGATGCTTCTGCTAACAAAATTAGAAAGATAGATCTAAAATCAGCAAATTTCGGCGTAACTACTGTTGCTGGTACAGGTTCTGCTGGTTCTTATGATGGTCCAGTAAATGCTGCTACATTTAACTATCCTTCAGGAATAGCTTTTGACGGATTTGAACAACTTTATGTTGCTGATGTCAATAACAACAAAATAAGAGTAATAGACCTTAGAAGTAATACTGTTTTCTCAGTTTATGGTTCAGGTACTGCTGGTTCTACTGATGGTATAGGTGTTCTAGCAACATTCTTCAATCCTTTTGATATTTTTGTATCTCAAGACAGTAAAACTGCATTTGTTGCTGATACAGGAAACTCAAAAATAAGAGCTATTAATACTCTAACAAAAGAAGTAAATCTTCTTGCTGGTGCTGGTATAGTTTCTTATGGAGATGGTATTTCTATTCCTTATTCTGCTTCTTTTGGTCTAGTATCTGCTACGGCTTATGATGGTAGATATTACTATATAGCTGATGCTAACACATATAAAATCAAAAGATATGACCCAATAACAAATACTATTATGTTGATAGCCGGAAACGGAAACTCAAATCTTACTGACGGCTTTGGTATGGCAGCAAGTTTTGGTGTCATTTCACATATGGAATATGATGCAACTTCAAACTGTCTATATTTCTCAGATACAACAAACCACGCAATAAGAAGACTTGAGCTAAATAATAACTTCTTCATTTCTACTATGGCTGGAGATGGAAATGCTTCTTACTCTGATGGTGCTGGTTACTTTATGGCTTCAGAAGTTAATGAACCTAGAGGCGTATGTTCTGATGGTACTACAGTATACTTTACTGATACTAAAAACAACAAAATAAGAAAATACGATATTGCTACTGGTGTGGTTTCTACTATTGCTGGTACAGGACAATTCGGTTCTCTAAACGGAGCTGGTACAAGCGCAACATTTAACCTTCCTAAAGGTATTTGTCTAGACCAAACTAATACAAAACTATTTGTTGCTGATACTGGTAATAATATGATTAGACAAATAGATTTGAGTAATAATACTGTTACTACAATCGCTGGTTCTGGAGATAATTCTTCTCTTGATGGAAATGGTCTTTCTGCTACATTTAACTATCCTCAAGGTATTACTCAACTAAACGGCGTTCTATATGTTGCAGATACTAACTCAAACAAAATTAGAAGTCTAACTTATAACTCTACTCTTTCACAATGGGTGGTTGCTACTGTAGCTGGTACTGGTCTAAATGCTGTTTCTCAATTAAATCAAGATAATGCAGGTATAAACAGACCTCAATATAATGTTGATGGTAACACTGGAAGCGCTGTTTCATTCTTCCAACCAACAGGCATTACTTGTGACGACCAATATCTATATGTTGCTGATACAGGTAACCAAAGAATTAGAAAAGTAAATCCACTAAATGGTGCTACTACAACTCTTGCTGGTTCTCCTTCTGGTGCAATAGGTGGTACTGACGGTACAGGTCTAAATGCTAGCTTCTATTCACCTACAGATATTACTTGTGATAAATCTGGTAATATACTATATGTTACTGATACAGGTAATAATAAAATCAGAAAAATTATGACTCAAACTGGTGCTGTTTATACAATTGCTGGTTCTGGTTCTGCTGGTTCTACTGATAACAGTACAGGTACTAATGGTACTCTTAATGGTCCTCTAGGTCTTTGTGTATCTCCAACTGCTGATTATATCTATGTTGCTGATACAAAATCAAATAAAATCAGAAGAGTTTCAACTTCAGGTTACGCTCTTTCAACTATTGTTGGAACCGGTAACACTGGTTCTATGGATGGTGTTGGTCAATATTCTCAAGCTATTCTTGCTTCTCCAAATTTCTGTTATCTAGACGAAGCAAATAATGCAGTTTATTTTACAGATGGAAATAAAGTAAGAAAACTAGATAATAAAACTGGTATTATAACTTCTGTTGCTGGTTCAGGTGCTTCTGGTTTTGCTGATGGTCCTGCTGTTGGAATTCAAGCGTCATTTAACTCTCCATATAATGTTGTTGTTGATTCAGCTTCTAAATATATGTATGTTGCTGATACTGCCAATAACAAAATAAGAAGAGTAGAATTAGCTACAGGTAATACTATAACTTTTGCTGGTACAGGTTCTAGCGGTTTTGTTAATGGTGAAGGTCTAAACGCTTCATTTAATACTCCTGTTGCTCTATGTTTCTCAAAAGACTTTAATACTCTTTATGTTACTGATAGCGGAAACAATGCGATTAGAAAAATAGATGTTGCTACTGCTAGGGTTGAAACTCTTGCTGGTGGAGCTAGTGGTTTTGTTGATGGTAACTCTACTTCAGCAAAATTTAATTCACCTAAACAAATTTGTCTAGGTCAAGGTCCACTTTCAGATTCTCTACTAGTTGCTGATACAGGAAATAACGCAATCAGAAGAATTGTAATTGCTACAGGTCAAGTTTCTACATATTCTGGTCTTACTTCTGGATCTTCAGGAAACTTCCAAGGATATTCATCTGGTACTCCGGCGTCATTTAACAGCCATAAAGGTATTGCTCAATACGGTAGTATACTTTATGTAGCCGACTCTAGTAACCACAAAATTAGAAAAATTGATATGAGTACAGGCGCTGTTTCTACTATTTCTGGTACTGGTACTTCTGGTTTTACTGATGGTACTAACGGTGCTGGTTCAGCATTTAATGGTCCTCAAGGTGTAGCAGTAACAAACGACGGAAATTATCTATATGTTGCTGATACAGGTAACCACGCAATTAGAAAGGTAACTATAGCTACTGGTGCTACTACTACTGTTGTTGGTGCTGCTGCTCCAAACGCTACAGCTGGTTATGCTGATGGTAGTCAAGGTTCTTCAAGATTGAATGGTCCGACTGATGTTATTCTTACTCCAGACAATTCGACTATGTATATTTGTGAAGCTGCTGGTAACAGAATTAGATCTGCGGCTATAAATAACTCTTATTCAACTTCAACAATTGCTGGTGCTTCTGGAGCGAATGTTGGTACAGCTGGTGGTGCAGACGGAGCAGGATCTAACGCTACTTGTAATAACCCTTCAGGTGGTTGTCTTGGTGCTTCTGGTGTATTCTACTTTGTTGATAGCGGTGGTTATACAGTAAGAAAAATAACAGGTCTTCCAAATAATCCAAATGTTACTACAATAGCTGGTTCATATAACTCTTCTGGTTATGCAGATGGAGCTCCTACAGCTACTGCTAGATTTAAAGCTGTTTATGACATTGCTGTTGACGCAAATGAAGCAAACTTATATGTTGCTGACGGTGGTAACTATTTGATAAGAAGAATTCCTTTGGATGCTTCCGGAAATGCTGGAAATGTTGTGACAATAGCTGGTAATACTAGCTCACAATCTTCTGCTGGTAACCAAGATGGTCAAGGTCCAGGAGGTGGTTCTTATAACGCTCTTATAGGTTCAGTTTATTCTCTATTTGTTGATTCTACAGGTCAATACTTGTTTATGGCTGATACTACAAACCACGTAATTAGAAGAATGGATTTGACTTCTGGCGACGTCGAAACATACGCAGGTATAAATGGTACTTATGGTTCTGCTGATGGTATAAGAAAACTTGCAGCGTTTAACAGTCCTATAGGTGTTGCTTGTGCTTCTGATGGTACAGTTTATGTTGGTGATGCTTATAACCACAGAGTTAGAAAAATAAATCCTTCTACAGGCTTTGTATCACACGTAACAGGTAGTATTTTTGCTCAACCTGGAAGTCTAGATGGTAAGTATGGTCAACAAGCAGTATTCAGTAGTTATAATGCTACAGGACAACTTCCTCTAAACGGTAACAATATTTGTAAAATAGGCGGAGATGTATTTGTAGCTGATAATAAAAACGGTCTAAGAAGAATAGCTTCTGATGGTACTGTATCAACTATTTCTACAAAACCTATGTTCTCAGTTTGTACAGACGGAACAAATGTTTTCACTCTTTCTGCTAACTGTATTTTGAAATACTCTGGTACAGGTTGGACAACAGAATCTACACTTTCTGGTTCTTATAATACTAGTACACAAACTACAAATACTTGTAGCTCAACAGCAAGTTCAAATAATTACTACACTGCTGGTACTAAGAACTCAATGGTTTATTCAGCCGGTAAGATATATGTACAAACTCACGATACATTCAGAGTTGTTGATACTTCTACTGGTTCAGCTGTTCAACTATCATACAATAATACACAAAATGACTGCTACGGATACTATAGTCCTACAGCAAGTATTCCTACTTTCCAATCAGCTTTAAGAGGATTATCTTTCATTTCTAAAAATGTGACTGCTATAGCTGATGTTAGATCTGTAAAACTTTGGAATCAAGCAACAGGTGATATTAGTATTCTTGCTGGTAGTGCTCTAAGCGGTCTACAAGATGGTGCTCAAATCAATCTAGTAACTCCTACTGATAATTATGACACATTCTCAAATTATCCAGCGAAAACAACTAAACTTCCTGATGGCAGAATTGTTTCAATAGGCGGTTCAACTGACGGTACTAACGGTATAAAAACTGTTAAAATAGGAACTGTTTCTGGTAATAGTACTACTTGGGTTGCTTCAACTGACTTCCCTGAAGCTGGTGTAATTGAACACAGTGTAGCTACTCTTCCTGATGGAAAAATTATAGTACTAGGCGGTTATACTGATTCAAGTAATAAAACTGCTTGCGGTTCTTATATAGGTACTGTTTCTAGCGATAATAAAATTACTTGGACATCTATTTCAGCTTGTCCTAATGGTACAGCTGACGGTCTTCTTGTTGTATCAGGTTCAAATGTTGTTTACTTGTCAAGCAAAAGCTCTGTTATAGGTAAATATACTGGTAGTGATGTTTCTTGGGGATCATTGTTTAGCGCTCTTCCTAACTCTGGCGGAGGCGTCACAGGTAAATCTGCTATTACTCTTCCTGACGGTAGAATTTTTGTTACAGGCGGTATGTACTCTGGTAACTGCCAAAGTGAAGCTTATATAGGTGTTTTAGGAAGTGATACTATTAACTGGACATCAGTAACAAACCTTCCGTACACTATGGCTTATCATAAATCTTTAGTTCTTTCTAACGGTTATGTAGTTCTTGTTGGTGGACAAACAGGAAATGGTAAAGCATCGGCTTTAGTTTTCTTTGCTATTATTTCTAACAATACTGTAAGTTATATTCAAGGAAATAATCTTGATACAGCAGGTATAGTAGATAGCTTAATACTTCTTTCTTCTTCAGATAATAGAGTTATTCTACTAGGAATGGGTTCATCTACATCATCATATACAGCAACATCTGAAGTTGGTTATTTGTCTATTCCGCCTACATTCACATCTATTACTGGAATTACAACTGATGGCACAAATTTCTATGTTTGTGACTCTTCTACTGTAAGAAAAATCACTCAAAACGGTATTGTTACCACAATAGCCGGTTCAGTAATGACTGGTTTTGAAAACGGCACTGGAGCAAATGCTACATTCAGTACTACACTTAATGACATAGTTTACTCTTCCGGAGCTAACTGTCTATATGTTGCTGATGCTGGAAACAATGTAATCAGAAGAATAGATCTAGCTACAGGAATTGTTTCAATAGCTTGTGGTAATGGTCAAACTTCAATGGGTACAGGTGAAGGTATAAACGCTTCTGTTGGTACTGTTATGGCTATGGCTTATGATGCTACAAATCAAGATCTTTGGTTTACAGCTTATTCTTCAGGCGATAGTAATGCTGCTGTTAGAAAATACAATGAAGCTACTCAACAAGTAATTACAATTGCTGGTAGTGGTAACGGTTCTGTAATAAATGGAAATCTACTTTCTTCTAGATTCTCATCAACTATGAACGGTATCATTGTTGACTCTAAAAACAAAAAAGTTTATGTTTCTGATACAGGAAACAATGTAGTAAGAGTAATTGATCTTGGCTTCCTTCCATATCCACAAGTATTCTCTTATACAGGTTCAGGAGTTTCTTCTCAAACAGGTCACGTAGATTATGTTACTGCTACAGGTATAGGTAAACTTTGCAGTATTGACAAAGATAAATTCCTAGCTATTACTGCTTCAAGCCTTGGACTTGTGAAATACGATATTAGTAAAAACTTTGTTTCAACAATTATCTCATCATTTGCTGATTCGTATTCTACATCACCAGCAAAAATGACAAGCTCTAAAACAGCTTTAGGTTCATTCGGTCTTTCTTCTGGTTATTTCTCTGTTGGTCTTGATGGCAATATCTACGCTTATAATAGAGCAAATTATACTATCACAAAATACGATACTACAACAGGTGAATTTAGTCAATTCCTTGGAACACACGGAGCTTCTGGTTCAGCTTCTAACTGTCCAGCTTATAAAACTACATTCTCTGAAACAGGTACATACAATGATAGTATTTCTAATATTGTATGGGAAGATGCGAACACAGTGTGGTTCTTCGGACAACCTTATGTTAGAAGAATAAGCTTCGCTACTGACGATTGTCAAACAATTAACTCTTCTAACTCTTATGGTTCAACTGACGGACAATACGGATCGTTTACAATCGCACATATTCCTGGAGCAATTTATGACTCAAATGATAAGTTGATTTACTTTACAAACTCAAACATCTCTACAGCAGTTACAACTGTTAGATCTTTTGATGTTAACTCTTATTATGTTGAGACTTATGCTGGTGGTACAAAATACTCTGGTTCTGGAGCATCTAACGACGGCGTAAGACTAAGACCATTGATTACATATCCTTCATACCTATCTCTAAGCGAAGATGGTTCAAAACTTTATATAGGTAACTGGAACTCAGGCGACGCTAGAATGAGAAGACTCGACATTTCAACTAATCTAGTTGATACTGTTCTGGGTGATGGTACTTCTGGTTCAAATGACACTTACGGAAACTTTACAAGAGTAGGAAACGGCGTTCTAACTCCTTTCTATAAATCTGGAAAAGTTTATTTTGCTGATTATGCAAACTATAAAGTAAGAGTATATGACGAAACCACAAAACTGACTTCTGTTGTTGCAGGTTCAGGTTATTCTGGTTATACTGAAGGAAAGGCCGCAGTCGGTATGTTTAACTATCCAATGGGTATAGTAGTCGACACAAATGGCGATATTTATGTTGCTGATAGTTCAAATAACAGAATTAGAAAAATATCTAACGGACAAATAACAACATTTGCTGGTAAAGGTGTTGCTGGTTTTGCTGATGGTAAACCTAGTGAAGCTATGTTTAACAATCCTAATGGTCTAGCTTGGTCAAGCGATAAATCTACAATTTATGTAGCTGATACTAATAACAATAGGGTAAGATATATCGACAAAGCCACTGGTAAAGTCGGTACACTTTTCGGAAACGGTTCAGCTTCTACTGTTGACGGTATCGGTGACTCTGCAGCTATTAATGGTCCAATGCATATGGTAGAATTTGAAGGTAACCTTTATGTTACAGAATACAGCGGTCATAGAATTAGAAAATACGGCTTGTCTGATAAGAGAGTTTCTGTATTTGCTGGTGACGGTACAAAAGGTTATATAGATGGTACTGGTCAAGCCAATACTAGATTTAACAATCCTTGGGGCATTTGTGTATCAAATAACAGAGAGCTTTATGTTGCAGAATACAGTAACCACGTTATTAGAAGAATTGACATAGATACTTGTACAGTACTTCTTATTGCTGGTACTCCACCTAATAACTCAACTTCTGATACAACATATCCAGGTAACGTTGACGGTTATAATACTTCAACTAAATTCAACTATCCGAGAGGTATTGTTTGTACTGCTGACGGAACTAGTCTATATGTTGCTGACCAATCTAACTATAAAATAAGAAGAGTATATCCTCAACTTAATGTTATGGTTCAAACTTGGGCAGGTACAGGTAACTCTGGTTATGCTGATGGTGTAAACCTTATAGCAAGAATGAATAATCCAAGACAATTTGTTCTTGATGGCAACGGAAATATGTTTATAGCTGATAGCGGTAACAATGTTATTAGAAAAATGAAACTTTCAACAGGTTTCTTAACTACTATTGCTGGTGATACATCTGGATCTTCTAGTGATGGTACTGGTTGGGGTATTGCTTCTGATGGTCCAAAATCGAAATTCAACTATCCTGCAGGTATAGCTTTCGATGGTAACTTCTTGTATGTAGCTGATTATTCAGGTTACAGAATAAGAAAAGTAAATCCATATAATGGTTATACTACAACTATAGCAGGTAGCGGACAAGGGTTCTTAGATGGAAATGGAACTTCAGCAAGTTTCTATAATCCAGCTAAACTTTCTCTTGATGCGTCTAAAGAAAACCTTTATATAGTTGATGTTGGATATTCAAAAATAAGAGTTATGGATATTCAAAGCGGTCTTGTTTCTACACTAGTAAATACTAGTGGTAAGTCAAACAGTTACGGTATAGGTAATATTGCTCAAGTTCCATTGAATTTGACAATTCATAGTCAAATTACTTGGATTAGTCCAACTCAATTCCTAATAGGAAACTCAGCTTATGTTTCAAAAGTAGATATTTCTAGTAAAACTCTCACAATGGAACTTGGTGTCGGTTCTTATCCTGGAAATTGTATGGGTAAAAAAGCGACTTATCAGTCTACACCAATAGGTATGACAAAAGTCGGTTCAACTTGGTATGTCTCAGATGTAACAAAAATTAAAACTGTCGATGATGCTACAGGAATATCTGCTTACTTTGCAGGAAATCCTTTTGGTCAATCTGGTTTTGTTGATGGTAGTGGTGGTCTTTCTGCTGCTCTATTCGGTTCTATTGCTGATATTAAATATAGCGCTTCAAGAAACGCACTCTTTATTCTTGATTCACAATATCATAAAGTAAGAAAAATCGATTTGACAACAGGAAAAGTTTCTACTCTAGCTGGTAGCAATTTCGGTATAGCAGGTTACTCTGATGATACTATGAAACTTGTTTATGCTGCTGGTCCTTATGGTTCTAGACTAGATACATTCAAAGTCAGACCTACATCTACTACAGGTTCAACAGTAGTAAGGTTCTTCTTGAATAATGGTGGAGATGTCAAGATAAAAGAAAACAACTCAATGATAGCGGAAATCTCTGTTCCTTCTATATCAACTACAGAGACAGGCGCTCAAAGTGAGTTCTTCTATTATCCAAATCTTTCTCTTGATAGTGGTATGAGAGTTTATGCTACTCTTGGTACTGCTACATCATATGGTCCAAATTCTCCGATAGCTGTTACAGTATTCGGTGGTGATTACTAAAAAAGAGAGGGCTTAAGCCCTCTCCTTTATTAAAGGATTTTTAATGAAACTTTTCAAAGTATTGAAAAACAAAATAATCGTTCACGAAGGAAGAAGATATGACTTTAAAAAAGATTCTCTAGTCGAAGAATCTGTTATTACTAGAATCTATAAAGACAATTTCTTTTGTGTTGGCGAGAAAATTTATATTCAAGCTCCTTTTTCTGAACCAAAGGTTATAATTTCTGAAACAGAAGTTGCTACTTCTGAACAAGAAGTTGTTTCTAAACCAGAAACTATAATTTCAGAACCAGAAACTGCTACTTCTGAACAAGAAGTTGTTTCTAAACCAGAAACTATAATTTCAGAACCAGAAGTCGTAATTAATGAAATAAATAATAACGACGAAAGGAGTGAAATTGGAGAACAAAAACAATCAGGAAACTCAAAAATCAAAAAAGGTAATTGAGTACGATATGAGCGAAAGTGTTACTATTGAGGAAGCTTTCGGAAAACCAACTAACAACGAAATTAATACAAAATGTCCTCTATGTTTAGAGGGGTTTAAAGAGGAGAAAAATGTATAAGGCGCTAGTAGATAGAGTCATTTCGATTGGTCACATTTCACAAGAAATAAAAGCTGGAGAACTTTATGTTAAGTCTCCATTTACAGAGGTTTTTTCAAGTTTTTTCGAGAAAGTAGAAGGTTTTGTTGAAACGGCTGAAACAAAAGTAGAAGAAGCTGTTAAAGAAATAAAAGAAACCGTTACTGAAAAATTTGTAGAAAATGACGAAGAAATTCTTAAAGACGAATCTTCTGATATTACTGTTACTGAAGAAGCTGTCGAAGAAACAAAAGGTAGAAAAGGTAGAAAATAATGGCATTTTCAAAAATACAATCGGAAGTAGATCTTAAAAAATATATCAAAAGAAAACTTGGTGATGGTATAATATCTGTTGAGTTAACTGAATCTCAACTTTCCGATTGTATTAATGAAGCTATAAACAAATTCACCACTTTTGCTTATGAGGGATACACAGAAGATGTGTATCTCCTTCCTGTTCAACAAGGAGTTAGAAAGTATAAACTTCCTGACAAAACACTAGCCTTGCTTAATATCTATGTCGGTAACGCTTCTATGTTCACTATGCCAGATAGAACTGTTATTCAATCAGATTTTGTGTTTCAAATGTTCGGTTTCAATCCTCAGGGACAATCGTACCAAATAGATATTACTCAAGTCTACTCTATGATGGCTCAATATGAACATATTATGAGATTTTTCAGAAGATGTCCAAACTATTCTTGGAATTCCTTTAATAAAGAAATAAATTTCCTAGAAGATGTTTATAGTCAAGGTTATCCAAATATACTTTTACATCTAGCTTTACAGTATACTCCTGGAGATATAGACGACATTTATAATCATACTTGGGTAAAAAATTATGCACATAATCTTGCTCTATTACAACAAGGAACAAATCTAGGTAAATACGATGCAAGTTTGGTTTCCGGCTCTAAAATAGAATACAATAGAATGATATCTGATGCTAAAGAAGCGCTAAGTAAGCTTGATGAAGATCTAACTAAACTTTACGGCTGTCCAACAGGTATAACGGTGGTATAAATGAAAGTGTCTGAATTTTTATTACTTCAAGAAGAAACTGTTTCTGGTGATGTAGTTAATCCAGGAGATCCATCTAAGAAAGACCAAAAGAAAAAACCAAAATTGTTTAAAAGAAACAAAGACAAAGAAATTGAAGAAGAAACTGAAGAAATAACAAAAGAAAAATAAAAGGAAGAAATATTCCCTTTATTGTTGTGTCGAGTTGCTTTCTGATACTACTTTATTTAGATGAGAAGCTGTTTCTGTTTGAACAGTAGCAGATTGTGTTTTTAAGAATACTTGAATACCTGCTACAGCAACAACACCTACTAATACAAGTAGAAGTGCTACTACAACATCACTAATTCCTTTCTGAGATTTGATTTTTTTAAAAAATTTGTTCGTATAAACTCCTTTATAAGAGATTTTCTAAAAAAGAAATGAGGAGAGATAATTCTCCTCATTTTTATTAAAGCGTTCTTACGTAGTCTGAGTAGCAGAAAGTTACCTGAAGCTCAATAATTTCTTCACCTTCTTCTGAAGTGAATTCAATTTCACCAACAGTTTTTACCCAAACATTTTTAAATTCCCATTTTGCTTTTTCAGTGTCATCACCTGCAAGCTGAACAAGAGTCATACCTGTAATCATATAATCTGCGTGGCTATTTGTGGCTATGTTAGTGGTATATGAGTCAGTTTTTTCTATAATCGTTTCAAACGCTTTTCTTAATGTATGAGCATCATCAGAAAGGAATGTACAAGTTAATTCGCCATCGAATTTTCTGTGTCCTCTGATTTTTAGTTTTCTTCCTTTTGAAAATACTTCTGTTTCAGCAATTTCTATATTAGGAAGTTTCGCAGTCTTAACGAGCAAGTCTGCTTTGTCAGCACCTTCAAGAGGAAGTATTAATTTAAATCTATACTTCTTTGCACCTATACCAAGTGTGGTCTTTAGATTTTCTATATCATAAGCCATTTTTTATCTCCAAATAAATAATTTCGGTTCACAATATTTATTTGAGGTAAAAATGGCTAAAAATCCACTCGATAGTTTTTTATATAGATTTTCTTTCAAAAATAATTTTTCGATCGATATAATTCTACCTAGAGAGAAAAAATTAAAATCTGTAGGTTTAACTCCTGGAAGTAAAATAACTATACCAGGCGTAAAAACTTTCAATTTGGACGCTATAACTGCATCATTAGCGACTGAATATCAATCTGGATTTTTTAACTTTTGTTATGTTAGCCAAAAAGAAGTACAGCTTTCTTTCGAACTTTATGAAATGGAAGGAAATACCTATCATACAATGTTCGCTTCAATTCTTAAATGTTTATATGACTCTTATCCAGACGATTCTTTTTTCCAGATAAAAGTTTATAAGTATGCCGATTGGGGCGATAGAGACGATGTAGAAGTGATTTATGATTTAAGCTACTGTTGGTTGACGAATGTTTCTACTTTGACCTTTGAAGCATCTTCAAACGATGTCCAAACTGTTACTGTACAGTTTGTTACTGACCCTAAATGTATTACTATCAATAGGACAAATAAATAATCTTGAAACTTAACTTAAAGGACAAATATGAAACTAAAAAATTCTGAATCGTTTTTCCCGATAGAAATAGGCAATAGAGCTTTCTTCTTTAAAAGGTGGACAACTAAAAATGAAAAGAACTACCTTCTTGCGAAAATGCAGATACAAGAAGGTGCTAAAGAATCAGAATATATGGAAGCTTTATATGAAAGTCTTATCTATTCTAACTGTGAAACTCCTGAAGAAGTGGAAAAGCTTTCTGACGCAGAAAAGGAATATATTCTTGTACAACTAAGAAAAGCTTCAATAGGTGACAAATTTAATGTGAAATATGTTTGTCCTCATTGTAATAAAAGAAATAGCCAAGAACTTTCAATTTCAAAAGTTATAACATTTAAACCTTCGAGTTTTGGAACAATAAAAAAAGTTATTGAGGGTGAAGAAGTTGAAATAGAATTTTTTGACAACAATAATCCTGAAGCAAGAAAAATAGTAAGAGAAGAAGAAAATATCGTAGAAAAAGTCATTAAAGAATTTGCTCTAGCTATTAAAAAAGTAAGAATAGGCGATGAAGTTTTCGAAGCATTCGGAATAGAAGAAGTAAATGAATTCATTGAAAGTCTTCCTGTTTCAGATTTTGACGATCTCATTTCTCAATATAAAGAAATGAAGGCTTCAACTACAACTAATACTGTTAAAGTGAAATGTAAATACTGTAAAGAAGAGACTGAAATCTCTCTAGGAGATTCACCAGATTTTTTGCCGTGGTAGCAATAGACCTCACTTTAGAGGACTACTACAAATTTGTTACTTCAATGAAAATACACGGAAAATTTTCTGTGGAAGAAATTGACAATATGTATCCTTTTGAGAGAGAGGTCTATGGAAATTTAGTTTCCGAGGAAATAAAAAAATTAAGAGAATCAATGATTTTTGATGAATCATTGTAAGGTTTAAAATGGCTGAAACAACTGATTTTAATAAAGAACTAGAAAGGTTAAAAAAAGAACTAGAAGGCATTTCAGAATCAATTGATGAGGTAAAAGATAATTCATTTGATGACAAAACTAGGAATGCAGTCGATGTTATTAGAAAATCAGTTGATGAGATAAGTTCAAAAGTAAAGAATGGATTATTTGATCCGAATAATGTAGAAGAAGTTCTTAAAGCTATCAAAGAAGTAAAAGGCTTAAAAAAGAAATTAGATTTTCTAGGCGCTAAACTCGATAATATGGAATCGGGTTTGAGTGCCTTAAACAAAGCTGTTGAAAAAAGTCGTGTTTCTCTTTCCCAAGCTTTCAGAACAAGCCTAGCCGATAAACTTTCAAAATTATCTAAAAATTCTAACGGTCAATTTGCCAAAATCATTACTATGGTGAGTGAAGAGCAAATGATTGCTAGAAAAGAAAGAATTGCTCTTCAACAAATACAAGAATCAGGCTTTAGTAACCAATATAAAAAATTCGCTTCAGAAATTGTTGACTTAAAGTCAGACTTTTCAATAAAACTTCAACAAAATAGAAAAACCTTTGGAAATATAGTAAAAACTTCATTCTCAGATTTTCAAAGTAAAGGCATTCTTGGTGTTGCCTATGAGATGAAGAAAAATTATGAAATCTTCGGAAAGAAACAACAGGTTGATATAGAAGGCTTAAGAAAAGACCTTAAAACACAAAAAGACGAATATCAAAAATCATTAGATCAACAACTTGCGAGAATCGATATTCTACTTGCAGGCGCTTCAGAAGAAGAAAAAAGGGAACTTGAAGAACAGAAAGCTCAAATACTAAAAGAACAAGAGGTTTTTCAAAACCAATATAAAGAAAATCTTGTAGAAGCTCTCGTTAGCAAGGAAAAAGCTAACTACAGTCTCTTCAGAAAACTCTCTATGAATAGAGAAGATGAAGAAAGGCTTAGAAATAAGATTGAAGATCAAGTTAAACTAGATGAAGAAATCGATTCTATAAAAAAACAAATTGTAGAAAAAAGAAAAGATCCTGTTCTTAAAGAAATTGAAGAAAGTAGAGATACAGTAGTAGATAGACTAAATGAAATTTCAGGAGACGCTGAAGCTGCGGCTGCCGAAAGAGAAAAAAGAGAAGAAGAAAAGAAAAAAGCCGAAAAAGAACTTGCTAAGTTAGAAGAAAAGCTTCGTGAGCTAGAAACGAAGAAAGAAGGAAACGAAAAAGATTTAGCGAAAAAAGAAATGAAACTACCGTCTTTTATGACGGGAATAAAAAATAACAACAATGAAAATAGTCCAAGAGGAGTTCGTGGAATAGTTGAAGCCACTTCAGCCGGAGTGATAGGTCTTCTTGGTGGTTTTTTCAGATCGCAAAGAGTAGAAAATACATTAAATAATACTTCAGAGTCTAGAGAACAAGCTTCAAATTCTAATACTGAAATAGGCAGGTCAACAACATCTTCTACAGCTAGACCAAGAGTTGAAACAGACAGACCAGAAACTGAAACAAGCAGACCTAGAACTAGAACACGTAGACAAAGAACGGAAACTAATAGTCCAGAAACAGACAGACCAGAAACTGAAACAAGCAGACCTAGAACTAGAACACGTAGACAAAGAACAGAAACTAATAGACAAAGAGCTAGAGAAAGTAGACAAAGAGCTAGAGAAAACAGACAAAGTGTTAGAGCTGAAATAGTTAGAATAAGATCTGGAATAGTTAGACCAACACCATCTTTTATTACTAGGTCAATAGTAGAAACAAACAGGCCGTCAACTGAAACTGTTTTACCAGTACAGTCTTCTACTGTTTTACCAGTACAGTCTTCTACTGTTAGACCATCTTCTACTGTTTTACCAGTACAGTCTTCTATAGCTAGACCAGTACAGTCTTCTACTGTTTTACCAGTACAGTCTTCTATAGCTAGACCAGTACAGTCTTCTACTGTTTTACCAGTACAGTCTTCTACTGTTAGACCAGTACAGTCTTCTATGGCTAGACCGTCTTCTACTGTTAGACCAGTACAGTCTTCTACTACTAGACCGACAACTGAAACTGTTTTACCAGTACAGTCTTCTACTGTTAGACCAGTACAGTCTTCTACTACTAGACCGACAACTGAAACTGTTTTACCAGTACAGTCTTCTATGGCTAGACCGTCTTCTACTGTTAGACCAGTACAGTCTTCTACTGTTTTACCAGTACAGTCTTCTATGGCTAGACCGTCTTCTACTGTTTTACCAGTACAGTCTTCTACTATTAGACCATCTTCTACTGTTTTACCAGTACAGTCTTCTACTGTTAGACCAGTACAGTCTTCTACTGTTTTACCAGTACAACATTTTATTACTAAACCGGCTGTTGAAATAACTAAATCAATGGCTGAAATAACCAAACAGTCTTTCGAAGTAGCTAGACCAACACAACATTTTATGACTTTGCCAAGGGCTGAAGTAGATAAATCGAACAACACCAAAGTTCATAAAGTTGCTGGCCATTCTACTGGAATAGTTAATGCAGTTAGAGGTTTTTTCAAACCAAAAAAAGGCGAAAAAACACAAAACACTGATTCTGAATCTAAAGGACAAAATTCAAATCCTAAAGTCGAATCAGAAAAATCAACACAGCCAACACAGCCGACCTTTATGTCTGGTTCAAAGGCTGAGGTAGATAAATCTGGTAATTTTAAAACTCACGAAGTAGCAGGTTATTCTAAAGGAATATTGGGTGCAGTTGGAGGTTTAATTGGCGCAGTTGGAGGTCTTTTCGGTTCTAAAAGACGTGGCGGAAAAGAAGACGAAAAAGAAGGTCAAAAAGAGGATAAAAAAGAGAAAAAAGGTTTATTTGGTGGTTTATTTAATAAGAAAGTTCCTAAAAAATCAGTAAAAGAAGCTCCAAAACCCAAAGGCGGTCTATTTTCAAATTTATTTAAGGCTGAAACAGATAAGAGTAAAAACTTTAAAACTCACGGAATGGATAAATGGAAAAAAGGTATTCTAGGACTTCTTAAAGGTCTTTTAAAAGGTCTTCTCTGGATGGCTAAGGGTCTTTTCAAAGTAGTCAAGAAATTCGGTTCATTCTTAAGAAAATCTTTATCTGCTGCAAGAAGAGGACTTACTAAAGTAGCTAAGAAAATCGGCTCATTCGCAAAAAATGCTGTTTCAAAAGGAAAAGCAGGTCTTTCAAAAGTAGCTAATAAAACTGGTTCACTAGTAAAAAATATCGCAGATAAAGGTAAGGCCGGTCTTTCTTCAACTTGGAAATTTATTAAAAAGCTAGGTTCTCCGAAAGTTGCAGGTCCATTAGCTGGTATTATGGGCGGTATCGACAGATTTTTAGAAGTAAAAGATGATAAGAATCTTAATAGAGGACAAAAAACAGCTAAAATAGGAGCTTCCGCTATTGGAGCAGCTGGTGGCGCGGCTTTAGGTTCTCTTTTTGGTCCGATAGGAACAATGGTTGGAGGTTATCTAGGTAAAAAACTAGGTGATAGTGTTGGAGATTGGCTTTCAGACAAGATGTCTGACCCAAATTCAACGCTTACGAAAACTTTTACTGCGATAGGCGATGCCTTTGTTTGGATTTGGAACAAAGTGCAAGAAGTTCCAAAAGTATTAATAGATGTAATAACATCACCATTTACTTGGATTCAAAAAGGTATATCTGCGATAGGCGCAGGTATTAAAAAAGTTTGGAACTTTATTAAAACTGTTGGCACTACTATACAAAGTTTAACAAAACTTCTTTTAGAAGCTCCAGGAAAATTTATTAAGACAGTTGCAGACTTTGTCACTTCACTTCCAGGAAAATTATTTGATTCTATAACTTCTATCCCTCTTCCAGGATGGGTTTCAAAATTAACAAATTCTAATACTGTTGGCGAGTTATTTTCTTCTGGAGCAAATGTTGTATCAAACACAGCAAGTAAAGTAGGAAACTTTGTTTCTTCTACAGCAAGTGCCGCAGGAAACTTCATTTCTTCTACAGCAGGCAAAGTAGGAAATTTTGTTTCTTCTGCCGCAAGCAAAGTAGGAAATACAGTATCTTCTGTTGCTAGTTCAATTGGCTCAGGTATTAGTGGAGCAATCGACAAAATAAAAAGTGGTTTAGGTTTCAAAAAACAATCTGGCGTAGATTTGGATAATGTAAATCCAGCTTTCTTTAAAAACTTTCAAGGAATGGCAGCTGATTTTAAAAAAGCAACAGGAAGAGATATTCAAGTAAACTCTGGATATAGGGATTCAGTAAAACAAGCACAATTATACGCCGAGAATGTTAAACAGTATCCGCCGAAAGGTAATGGTAAAGTGGCGCCTCCAGGAAGATCCGCTCACGAAAAGGGTCTTGCTATGGACATAAACTCCAATGATGCTAATGAAGCTGATAGGCTCGGTCTTCTAGCTAAATGGGGAATAGATAGACCATTACTTCACAGTCCTAGATTACCTGAAGCGTGGCACATTCAACCTGCGGGAGTTAATGCTAAAGCTGCTCCTCCTTTGAAACCTGTACCACCAATTAAAGTAAGCAGTGGCGGAGGAAGTTCTTCTGATCCAAATCCTAGACAAGTTGAAAGTGTAAACAGACCAAATGTTAAAAATCCGTCAGAAGGCGCTAAGAAAAGTGCTTCGGTGACTCCTTCATCTAGTTCTCCAAGCACACCTAAAGCTCCTGCGACACCAGCAACAGTTACTCCTGTAGGTTCAACTAGCAGCGCTGTTAATAAAATTGGAGAAGCCGGAAAAATGGCAATAAATAAACCAAATCAAGAAGCGCAACAACAAAGTAATCTTGCTATGACTAATCCAGCAAGCAAAGATCTATCAAAGGTAACAACTACCAATATAAGTCTTCACGATTTTGAAGCTGACAGAATGGGATTATTGACACAATTTTTCATAAAAGGATAAATTTGAATGGATATTACACCGTATTTTCAGATGGCGCTCGATGCTCCGTCGGCGTTCATATCAAAAGATAATACTGTTGATACTTCTCCAACAAATATATCAAGAGGAGATCTTCCTTCATTTGCTCAACAACCGGAATCGCAGCCAAAAACAAGACAATCAAGCATTGCCAATTCAAAACTCGGGTTACAAGTTTCTGATTTAACTGCTATTCAAAGACCACCGTCTCCTCTATCTGGTAAACAAAATCAAGACGGTCTTTTGAGGGTCACTTTAAGTGCAGGAAAAATAGATCACGCATTCTTTTTTAAAGATGCAAGAAATGTTACTGATGCTGATTTTAAAGGAGAAATGCATTTTACTTTTCTAGTAGCTACAGAACTAGTTGAGAAAATAGATATCAATTGGCAAGAAACAGACCTATTTAAAATCGCTTCTGGTTTAGGTGGTCAAATTGCTCAAACAGGTCAAGAAGCAACTAACTCATTACTTGCAGCAACAAATGATAATATTGTGAATCCATTTACAAGAATGAAGTTCGCCGGTGTCAAACCAAGAGATTGGGGGATTCAGGCTTATTTCTATCCTAAAAACCAAAAAGAATCTGATATGCTTTCAAAACAAATAACAATGCTGAAAGATGCGGCTCTTCCAATAGCATCAGGAATATTTCTTGAATCGCCTAAAGTTTTCAAAATTACATTCGGTAGTGATGGCAGCGTATTAAATAATATTGCCCAACCTGGACTATGTGCAATAACAAGTATACATTTGAATTATACTCCTTTGGAAGGAAAGGCTACTTTTTTTGAAAATTGGAGATCAAAAGCTATGAAACTTGATATTAGTCTTGCAGAAATTACACCAATATATTTCGGTAAAAACTCTGGAGGTATTTCTTCTGCAAAAGGATTTGAATCTGCTTTTGTTGGTTCTAATATTGTGCAGCAAGCCACTTCTACTAAGACAGCGAACAGCACACCACCTACAAATACCGCTACTCCAGCATCAACAGACACTAATGTGAGACATTAATGAAAAATGCACTATTAAATTTTAATGAGATCTCATTTCCAGAAAGAAATATTACTCTTTATGACCTTTCTGAGAAGTCTATGAGAGATATTCCGGAAAAATATAAAATAAACAACGAATATTTCGAAACTATGCAAGTAGAAGATTCTGCTACTCCAGATCTTCTTTCTTCCCTCTATTACGGCGAAACTGTTGAGTGGGACATTGTATGCCTAGAAAATAATATCAGTCCTATTTACGATCTTCCTAAATCTCAAAGAGTGCTAGAAAGAAGAGTTGATGACTTACTTAAAAAATGGGAAGAAACTTTCCTTCCGATTATTTCTCAAAGTATGACAGAAGAAGAAATCGAAAGAAAAATACAAACTAAGAGGGATTATTTTTATACTATTGTCGAAAAAGAAAATGAAACATACAGAAATCTGAAATTCTTAAAGAAAAATTATATGATTTATATGTATGAAGACGTAAGAAAAAATATTAAAAATTTCGTAGAATCAGAATCCATAGATTATAAGCCTGTATTTATAGAAGGAAATGATCAAATTCATACTGTTGTTATAGCTACTCCTATTGATAGCAAAAATATCCACAGAGAATATGATCTTCTTATAACTGAGAACGGAACTATAACAACAGTATACGATATAGTGTCGATTATAGGAATTTATTTTGAAGAAAAAACTCTTTCTTACGATTCTTTTGCGCAAAATACAATTGTTTTGAGTAATTATCCTTTTAATCAAATTTCTCACAAACAATTTAATGTATATGAAACTGATATACATAGCGATATAAATTTCAGTTTCTCGAAAGACAGTTCTAATAATTCAACAATAACCATTACGGCTTCTATAACGGAAACTTATTTTTCTCATTTGAATAAAATAACATCAGCATTAAACGGTCTTGTTTCAGTTTCGACTTTCGATTCAAATATAAAAAAGAGTTTGACTTCAGTATCAGGAACAGACTATCCAAAAGCTACTCTTCCTGGAAGCACAGTTACTCTTCTTTCCGATAATAGAATTCTAATTATAGGTGGATTAGATGGTTCTACATCTCAAACTACAACATACTTTGGAACATTTTCCGGTAATACAATAAACTGGGTTTCAGGAACAGACCTTCCGGCGGCTCTTAATAATCACACAACAACGCTTCTTTCTGATGGGAGAATTCTAGTTATTGGAGGTTCTAACAACGGTTCGGCTGTCGATAAAACATACTTTGGAACAATATCTGGTAATACAATTACTTGGGTAGAAGGAACAAAATTCAATTCTGTAATTGTGAATCACGCAACAGTATTACTTTCTGATGGAAGATTATTAATCACCGGTGGCTCAGGAGATTCTTCTTCTAATCAAACAACAACGTATAATCAATCAACATTCGGAACAATCTCTGGTAATACTATTACTTGGAATTCAGGAAAAGAAATTAAAATAGAGCAACATTCTTGTGTTCTTTTACCTGATGGAAGAGTTTTAATTTCTGGAGGACTCTCAAAAGATGTTTCTGGAAATAATGTGACGACAACATATTACTCTAATACAACCTTCGGTGTAATCTCTAATAATACAATTACTTGGTCTACTGGTTCTGATATGCCTGCTGATATTCAGTTTCTACATTCTAGTACTGTACTAGGAGATGGAAGAATTCTATTTAACGGCGGTTACAAAGTATCTGACAGTGTTTCTGTAAATGAACAGTATTTGGCAATAATTAATGGAACAACAATAACATTTGAACGGTTAGATGACCTTCCGGATTTGACATCAGGACATAAAACGGTTTTCCTTCCAGATTCAAGAGTCTTGGTAAGTGGTGGAACATCAGCAAAAAATACTATAGTATTTGTGAAACTAAAAGAACTTGTTAAATATAAATTAACATCTCTTAAAGAAGACTCAAGCTTTAACATCACAAATGCTTCAAACTTCACAACACTAGATTCAGCATATACTCTTTCTCTAATTGATTCTGCAAAAACATTTTCTTTAGAATTGAATGGATTTGATGTTATAATTAGAAATAATAGTGGAAATATAGTTGACGATATTTCTTATTTCATAACAGAACTTGCGAGGAGATTTATAACTGCTACGAATATTGATAATAAAATCGTTATAACATCTACTACATCAAAAATTACTAATCTTGAAAATATTTCAATTACATATCAAACTTCGCAAGCTATGCAACTTGCTTATGCTGATGTTGAGTATAACTATATTCCGAAATATCAAGTTATTACTGTGACTTTGGTTTCAAGCACAACTTCGTCTGAAACATTTAGTATCTATATTAATAATGTCACATACACATACAATAAAGCTGATAACCAAACAGTTGATGCTTCTATTTTGATGAATTCAATCACTGATGTTAATTTTGATAAGACTTTAGTAAATCCAACAACATTTACTTTAACAAATAAATATATGAGTAGAAGATGTTTAGCTACGTGTACTAATAATATTACTCTCACTGAAAGATTTATTTAATGTTTAATACTAGAAATGAACAGAAACTTAAACATTTCACGCTAATATTTGACGACAATAAAGCGAGAAGTATTGGGACTGTTTATATCACTTCTCTTCAAATAAACAGAAGTCTTGATAACTCTTATGTATCCGGAGTTTTGAAATTTGTAGATACTCAAAACTTGGTCGAGATTATTCCGCTTAATAAGAATAACAAGATAGATATTATAGCGAAATGTTGTCTAGATATAGAGTATAAAGAAACCTTCGTCGCTATAAAAACTAAAGTAAATTCTGTTGGAAATAAAACAAACGAAGTAGAAATAGAATTTGTGGATCAAGACACATATCAGTTTATGTGTCAAACTCATACTGAAGTATTTGTAGATAAAAAACCTGGAGATATAATTAGCGATCTTCTAAGTGAATATATGGTTTCAGACAAAGGTGTAGACTATATAGAAAATGATTACGCTAAATCTCTAGATTATTATACTGTTCAAGGTAATAAACCTCTAATAGCTAGTTTAAATCTACTTGCTAAGAAATACAATATGAAAGTATATCAAACTAGAGATAATATCTGTTGTAAGTCATACGACAATATAATTAAAGACGCAAAGGAATTCGAACATCCGTATATTTTCCATCACCTTAATCCGTATTATCTATATCAAATAAAAGAATTTAAAGTGATAAAAATGGGAGCAGGAAGCTCTCCTCTTACGACACCTAAACAAAAGATCTTTTCAATTGATATTACTGATTTAAGACAACAGTTTAGGTTATATTCCAGAGATTTAATGGAAAAGGATCAGAACACTTTGACAGAAAAGGAAATCGATTATAGCCCAAAAAATCTTTTAGAAAGATCTGTTTATAAACATATCAAAACTGTTGAAGAAGATGTCCGTTATACATTCGCTAACAGTTTTAATGAAAATAATATGATGGAAATTTTAATTCCTGGAACATTTGACTCTCCGGATATAGGTGATAAGATAACTATACATAGAGAAACACCTGACAGAGGAGAATCGTTTAAACCAGATCAAAACATCGCTGGTTATTGGTTAGTGAAAGGCGTTTCTTATATGTTCATAACACAAGATCTTTTTATGATTAAATTAATATTAGTTAGAAGTGGTTATAAGGATAGAATATGATAGATTCACTAGAACAAGCAAGTGACCTTTCAAGTAGAAATCAGATCTTTTACAGAGGAGTTGTAGAAGACAATCAAGACCCATTAAAAATGGGAAGAGTAAGGGTAAGAATTTTCGGAATTCACTCTGAAGACCCTAAAGTAAATCCTGTTGATAATCTTCCTTGGGCAGAATGTTTGGTTTCTCCAGATTTTGGACTAATTTCAGGAATAGGCGTTTCTTCTGTTCCTGAACAAGGTTGTTATGTTTGGGTATTTTTTGATGCGGGAGAACACGACCATCCTGTAGTAATTGGAGTAACAGCAGGCGTTAGAAAACAAAGAGACACAATATCATTCTGCGATAAAGATCTCAAATATCCTCTTCTTTCAAGATTGAATGAACCAGACTATAATAGATTAGCTAGGGGAGAAAAACAAGACCAAACTCCTTGTGCTAAAAAACAACAAGATAATAAAGTAGAAGAACCTTATGATAATTATAAGAAAGGCAAATATACAAAAAATAAAGTTCTAGAAACTTCAAGCGGTCACGTTATTGAGATAGATGATACCGAAGGAAATGAAAGAATCCATATCTTCCATAAATCAGGTTCACTTATAGAAATGCTTCCTGATGGAAAAATTGTCATTAAATCATTGAATAATACATATGAAATAGTAAATGGTGATAGGAAAACTCATATAACAGGGAATTCTATAGAATTTATTGATTCAGATATTAAAAGAGAAACTCACGGCTCAGAAACGATAAAAATCGGCGGAAATGTTTCATTTGAAATCGGCGGAAGTTTGTCTTTTAAAACTGGAGGCGCAACTAATTTTCATTCCGGAGGCGCTTTCTCTGTTTCTGCTCCATCCATAAATTTGAATTAAGGAAATTCGTGTACTGGTTAAGAGTTTTTTGTTGTTCTATTTTGATACCAATTTTTTATCCATTTTGTGTGTAAAACACCGTCCTAAAGGACGGTTGATATAAGCACAAATAAATATTTTACCATACAAAAAAAGCGTCCCACTTATATTATCATTGAGGAATATTAATGCTTGGAGTAGTAAGAAAAGGTGATATGTCTACTGGAGACCCTTGTAAAGCGCCACCAAGAAAAGCTGCCGGAGGTTCTCCAAATGTCTTTGCCAACGGTCTTCCTATTATGAGAGTTGGCGATAAATATGAAGATCACTCTTGTCCAGGAAGTCCTCCACATTCAGCTACAGCTTCTTCCGGTTCTTCAAAGGTTTTCATTAACGGTAGACCGGCACATAGACACGGAGACAAAATAAGTTGTGGTTCTAAAGCTGATAAATGCTCGCCAAATGTTTTAATAGGATAGAAGAAATTGATTACACCGAGCTTAACATCTAATTTGCCGTCTTCTTTTTCGGATCTTCTTACAAATCAAGCAACTAGTATTCCTGAAAATTATCAAGAATTTATTCACCAACAAATGCAATCAGAAGCGGAAGATAGATTTAAGACTCAATCTACTCTTCTTAAAATAGATATTAATCAGTTTGATACTCTTCTAAATGAATTCGTAAATCAAGTAAATACTATGTCAGATTTGACTCCTAGATCAGGATTGTTCAAAAATACTACACCGAAGAACACTCTTCAAAACCTCAGACCAGATAGAAAATCTGTTTCTTCAATATGTATTAATGACTGTTTTGCTGATATTTCTCCTTCTGCTAAAACAGTAAGAGATAAACAAGTTGAAGTTCTTAAAGGCGTTCTATCTCATCCAAACGATTTTTTAAAACAAGATTTAGGTGTTTTTAATTCAGGAGAAGAAACTGTTTCTTCAGCTCTTAAAACCGTATCAACATACAATCTAGCAAACTCAATAAAAGATACGACTAGTCAATTAACAAATATAAACGGTTTTTCTCTACCAAATAATAAAGATGTTATGAGTCTTATAACCTCAAATGCACAGGGATTAATAGGCGGTGCAAGTTTGCCGACTTCTGTTGGATTGTTTTCCAATTCTGTAGGCGGAATAGACGCTCTTCAAAAGGATGTAGCAGGTACACTTAATAGTATGATGCCTGGACAAAAGTCGGAACTTGTTTCTTCTATTGTAAGTAAGGCAACAGAAGAGTTAGTGAAGGATATAAAATCAGTAACAAATGCTTTGGGGGTTGTTTCTAGTGCGAAGTTTGATTCTGCTCAAAAAGGAAAAGTCGCTCTTAAAGATTTGGCTTCCGCATTCCAACAAACTTCTACTACAGCCTTTTCTGGTATTGACGATTTGATAAAAACTTTAGGCGCTAACGAAGAATTTAAAAATCTTGCAAACTCTCTAAATTCATCTGTTACTAATATTCGAGGTCTATTGACATCATCTATGAGTCAAATAAATTCTTTACTTTCTGGGAGTAAATTAGCATTACCTGACGCAACAAAAATGCTTAGTAATATTACTTCAGAAGTTCAAGGTAAACTGTCATCTATGATGGATTCAACTCTCGGAAATCTTTCTTCTTTAAAATCAGAGATGTTAACAAATCTCGATGTTAAAGTCGACTATTTGGATCTTCCACTTCCTTCTATATATCAAATGATTGATGTAGTGAAAGAAGACATAAAAGATCTTCACTCTCAATCTTTGACACCAACCGAACAAAGTCTTTTTGGTATGATAACAGAGATAGAATCCTTTGCGAAAACAAAACAATTAAGTCAAAGGGCAAAAAGTTTGACAGATATGAGAAATTGTATAAAGAAACAAGTTCCGACTGCGAATTTAATAAATATTTCCTTTATAAATAATCTACCACTAACCGAATCTAACGATTTAGATATAATGAGAATCCAAAACAGAACAACAACAAAATTAGATACTAAAAAGTTAGACACGCTCAAAACTATGTATAAAAACTATAAAAGAGAAATAAGAGCAACTATTCCTCAAAACGATTACTATAAAACTGTTGCGCAAGGGGTGATTTAAAATGGCACAGGACATTTTTTATGTTGACGTTGCTTGTAAGAATACTGGTTTCGATATTAACTATGAAGCCGTAGAAAATTCCATTAGAAATATACTTTTAACACCAATAGGAAGTCTTCCGTCTTCACCTGAGTTTGGTTCAAGATTAAGTTCTCTTCTTTTTTCGGCTATGAATTCAAATATAGTTGATGTCGTTAAGGGTGAAATAACTTCTTCAATAGAAATGTGGGAGAAAAGAGTAACAGTTAAATTCGTTGATGTTCAACCTCATCCAGAATATAATTCTCTAGAAATAAAAGTTTATTTCACTCTAAAAATAGATAATGATTCCACAGCAAGAGTACTCAAAATAAATATGAAAACACCATAGGAAAAATAAATGTTAGATTTTGTACCGTTCAATCAAGATGATATTCAATCAGCTTTAAATGAAAAAGCAACAGAACTAGGTTTCGTTGACGCTATTTTTCCTGGTTCAAATACAGCTTTCTTAACAACATTATTATCTTACGCCGTCGCTATGAATAATGCGAACGCATCTCTTATGCTTTCTGAATTCTTTCTTGCTACTGCAACAAAAAGAAAAAACATATTGAAAATGGCCAGAATGCTAGGCTATGAAGTAAAAAGAAAAACATCATATCAATATCAATTATTGATTAAGTGTGAAGCTCCTGATGGAGTATTAAACAACCAACCGTTTAACTGTGTTCTTCCAAAATATAGCGCTTTTACTGACGGAAATAATACTTTTTACTATATGGATTCTGATAAAGAAATCATTGGAATAACTCAAGACCAAATAACAAAAGAAACAACCTTATATAATACTCTTCTCAAAACAAAAGGCAATATTACTCAATCAGATCTTGATGAACATAATATACAAACATTTTTCTTTATAACAGTAAAGGAAGGAACTCTGTTTAGATATTTTGATCCTGTATATGCTCCACTAGGAAGTAGCGAATTATGCTTTAAAATGACAAAAACTCTTCAACCTGATGGTTCTTTAGGAACAACATATACTATACCACTAGATTATCAAGATATTGAACAAGACGGAATTGAAGTTTTTGTTTCAAGATATAATGCTGATGGCGAATACGAGGATAAAGTTCTTTGGCAAAATGTTCAGTTTCAAGATATAGATTTAAAAAAATATAATTTTGAAAAATCATATGTCGTATTGAGAGATATCGATACTAATACATCAACAATTTATTTTAAATTCGCAGGCGTCTGTGATGAACCTATACTTAATGCCGAAGTGTTTGTTAATGTGCTTATTTCAAAAGGTTCTCAAGGAAGCGCCCAAGGAAAAATCACATTCGTATCAGCAAATAAAAACTTTAATGTTGTTCCTATTGGCGTAACTGATAGTTCGATCTATACTGTATTTACTTATATGAATGAAGTGTTTGCTGGTTCTGATGAAGAGTCAAATGAACAAATTAAAGAAATAGCGGCAGTATTTCATAATGTCGCAAACAGAGCTGTTACCGCTCAAGATTATGAAGTTATATTAAAACAACACCAATTAGTTCAAGATTCTTCCGTTTGGGGTGGCGAAGACTATGTAATAGAACAACTTGGTACAGTTTATATTTCAGGTCTTCCAACAAAAACAACAAAATCTAAACAATATTTGAATGTTAATGGCGGGAATGTTGAATATAAAAGAATATATTCTTCTGAAAATGAAAAAGAGTTTTATTTTACTGATGAAAATAAAAGCGATATTCTTACATATCTTTCAAAATACAAAATAATGACTCTAAAAAATGAATTCAGACAACCATTATACTTCAACCTTGATATCAATGTAAGAATAACAAAACCCATTTTTGACTCAAATGTTTTGAATAAAATCATAACATCTGTGACTGATTTATTTGATACTACATATGAAACATTTAATAATGAGTTCTTTAGAAGTGGAATATCAAAAATAGTTTATTCTTCTATTGGTGATACTAACGGCGTCGATATTAATGTTTCTCAAAAAATCGTTCTTTCAAAATACAATATAATAGACAAGTCAAATGAGTCAGGAGCAAATAAATTTTTTGAATTTTTTCTTCCTCTTCCGTTTACTAACTTTATAGACGAAAATAGTTTTGTAAATCCCGATTTGCTTCCGGATATATCGACTATTGGTTTCTTAACAGATGATGTAAAAATTGGTAATAATAACCTTATTGTCAATTTTACTCAAGGAAGCGTTTTATATGATGGTAGAACTGTATCATTTAATATTTCTTATAATAATGTTGTTTGTGGTACATATATAGTTTCAAAAATATACGGTAAACAATTCATCTATATAAAATTGAATCTTAGAACATCTAACGCATCTGTTGATGTAAATTCGTCATCAAGTCTAGCTGACACATTCTTTACTAATAATCAGTATCTTAATTTTGTTTTCTCGCCAAATTCTCAAGATGCAAGATACATAAGAAATTCTACCCCAAGATTAAACTATTTCAAAATAAGTAGCCTATAATAATGATTGTTAATAAGCAGTTCTCAAATATTCCGGAAATAGGTGTTAATGAGCTTGAGGTAATATATCAAGATATAATTCCTCCTCAACTTAGAGATACAAGTCCGGTTCTTTATGACTTATTCTTTCTCTTTTTGAGATACATAGAACCAACAACAAGAATTTCTTTTGATTTTAATCTTAAAAATAATGAATATTTTGATACAATAGATCTTCAAGCGTTCAAAAGAAATATTGTAAATATGTTTCTTAATTCATTTAGTGTCGCTTTCTATAAAGGACTAGATGATACTGAGGTTATTAACGACCTAAAAAAATTCTTTACTGCAATAGGTCAAGACTTTGTTGATATAGATAGAAATTATCCTTTTAATGACGGTTTCAATTTTACTGAAGACTTGATACTTTTCTCTCAAAAATCTGTAACAGATAAAGGTAAAGTAAATCCTTTCTATTACTACGCAAAATTACTTTCTAAAACTAAACTTTCGTTTGACGATGATACTAACTTTTATATAAATGTCGAAGAAGGAGATAAGCCTTTTAAATATACTGTAGAAGGTTCGCTTAGAAGAGTACTGTTTAACAAAATTATTAAGCCGCTTGTTCACCCTGTTGGATTTAGTTACGAGTATGCTAATAAAGTATATAATTTTTTGGAAGATTACTTTGATGTTGAAGAAATTCAATCAAACTTCGTAGTAAGAATATCAGAAGGTCCAAGCGTCAGGGATTTTTCTTCTGGTGTTTCATTTATATATTACACAAAAGATGGTTTCGGAAAAGATAATTATCTTATAACATACACTGATGGTTCTTATATAAAAAAGGACGGTTCAGGGAAAATTATCTTCTATTCCAAAGATAACACAGTTCTTTCAGTATTAGAAAGGGCAAAACTTACTGTAAGCTACGACAGAAAGTTTGTAACAAGAATAAAAGAAAGTTTATTTGAAAGTTCAAATAAAATCATAAAAATGAACTTCTGGAAATATGGATGTCCGAGATTAGGTGTTGACGAAAAAAAACTTGGTGAAAAAGGATTGAAACTTTGCTCATTCCGTATAGGAGGAGGATATACAAAAGAGTTATTTGTTTACTCAGAAGACTATTTTATTACTTCAGACTCTTCTGATTCATTAATCACAGCAGAAACATTACAGTTAGAAGAAAATCAAAAAATATCAGAGAAATTTGAAACACACGATACTATAACAAATTTTGGAAATATCTTTAGACTTCGAGATAAAATGGCTAGAGGTCATTATTTAGGAGAAGACGGATTAAAACTTAACGATAAGAAACGCCCTGTTATTATTCATCCATATGAAGAAGTTATGTTCCCGTATGCATCTGTTGATGTTAAAGTTCTATCAGTTAAAAGTTATGGTTTGTTTGAAAGAATGACCACAGGCTATTATTTGGGCGAAGGAATAAGACTTAACGACCCTAAATATCCTGTTAAAGTTCTTCCATACGAAAATGTTTTGTTCCCAAATTCAACTATTGATTTTGAAATACGTAAGAAATAAATAAAGAATAAAGTTAAAGGAGAAAAATCTTGAAAGAAGAAATGAAAGCAAGAGGTTATTTTAAAATTGAGTCTCTTGATAAAGATGGAAATATTATTGATACATATGAAGACAATAATCTTGTTGTTGTAAATGCTAGAATCTATATGGCTAAAGTAATAGCAGGACAAGTAACAAATGCAGTTGGTATTTCAAGATTTGTTATTGGTACAGATGGTTACGGCACTAATCTTATGACTCCTCTTAATGTCGGCGATAAATTTACAAAAGGACAACAAACAGAAATATTTGATGAAAATAGAAATCAACTGATTTCTCAATCATTTAATGACTATTACTATACTGTTGATTTTACAGATCCGGGCGCAAATGGTTATGCGACAAATGTTTCTGGAATAGGTAACGGCGAAAAAAATTCATCTGCTTCTCCAAGTGTAAATGTAAATGCTGCCGGAACAGTTTTAACATTTGTTGTTATTCTTCCGTCTGATGTTGCAAACGGTTCAAACGATTCTGCGGCATTTACTGAAGCTGGTTTATTTTTTAAAACTTCTGGAACATCATATAATATGTTTGCTATGAAGACATTTCCAGTTAAAGCTAAAGACTCTTCGGTTGAACACAAAATAACTTGGACAATCTATTTCTAAATACTAGGACAACACTATGATAACGACTGTACAAGAATTTTATCAAAATTATATGATGAAAGACGGTGATTTGCTCGCCGAAGAACTTCTCAATAAACCTTTTTTTCGACTGAAATATGAATTACAAGCTCTTATTTCGTTTTTCAAGCTCGATAATGTTCCTGATTGGAATTCAACAACATATTACAAAGAATCTGATGCTGTATTTTATAATAATCGTTTTTGGGTGTGTATAAAACCTTCAAGAGGTTCTGCTCCGGATTCGAATAGTTCTAATTGGGTATTAAGTTCTTTTGATGTTTTAACAGGAGCAAAAATAGCGATCGAAACCGAAGAACACATTATCAGTGGAGTAACAAACAGTGTCGCTTTTACAAATTTTCCTAGAGTAGTATTTCTAAACGGTTTTTTACTTGATTCAAGTGAATATAGAGTTAATGATGATAATACGGTAACTTTAATTTCAAAATATTTCAATTTAGATGATATTGTTACAGCCATAATAACAAGTAACACAATAAACGAGACGAATTCTCCTATTGTTGGAATCGAAGAACATATCTCTGACGGAAAATCGAATAGTATTACTTTCACAAATACTCCTAAAATATTATTTGTAAACAGCGTAATGATTAGTTCAAGCGAGTATAGTATAAATGGTAATACTGTAACATTCACTTCAACTCTCGATCCGGGAATTGTTGTTTCGAGTTTAATAATAAGTAATACGACAAACGGAGCAAATTTTACAATTACAACTGAAGAATTTACTTCTAATGGACAATCAAATTTTGTTACTTTTACTAATGACCCTAATTTAGTATTTTTAAATGGCGCTTTGCTCAATTTAAACGAATACAATATAAATAACAATTTTGTATCTTTTCTTCCAGGAGTTCTCAAGTCAGGCGATATTATTTCGTTTGTTTCAATAAGAAATTCAATAAACAAAATAAAAAAACACGAACATACTTATATTGCTTCTGAAGATAATAATGTAATTTCTGTTCCATCAGATATGGATTTGACTTCTATTTTCGTTTATAGAAACGGTGTCATTTTGAGAAGTTTAACATATACTGTTAATAATCACACAAAAGAAATTTCATTCATTCCTGGTACTCTATCAGACGGCGATTGGGTTCTAATACAAGTTGTCTAAGTTCTGTCAAGGTACTTATGTACCAAAAAATCCCCAGAAATACGCTGGGGATGTCTCTAAAATCTACTATCGCTCTTCTTGGGAAAAACTCTTTATGTGTTGGTGTGATTTTACCGACGCTGTAGTAAAATGGGCAAGCGAAGAAATTGTTATACCATATCTATATACAATAGACAACAAAATCCACAGGTATTTTCCCGATTTTTATGTTGAGATAGAAAAGAACGGTATAATTGAAAAATACCTTATAGAAATAAAACCTTCAAAAGATATGCAAATCAAAGCTACAAAAAATAAAAAAAGACTAGTCGAGAACGCTATCACTGTAGAACAAAATAGATGTAAATGGGAAGCAGCTCAAAAATTTTGTGAAGAAAATGGTATAACATTTAAAGTTCTCACCGAAAAAGATTTACCTGTGTGATTATTTTAAACCTTTATTATTTATAATTCTATGTTCTAAAAAAGGAGAATTCGTATGGAAATAAGAAAAATTTCAGAGTGTAAAAGAGACTGTGTTGGTCAAAAAATCGAAGGTTCTAACCACAAAAAAAGAACTGAGAAAGGTGTTGGTATGTATGTCATCATAGAAAACAACGGTAGAGGCGGAAGAAGAACCTCTAGAACAGTTCATTGTAGAGAAAAGGACTTACCGAGAGGTTAATCTTAACCTCTCTTTTTCATAGCCTTTGATGCTCTTGCGAATAAGACTTCTCCTTTAGGCGCTCCTTTTATGAAAGTCTCTACTCTTAGTTCTATTGCTTGTTGATGAAGATTGAAAGGGATTTTAACACCTCTTTTACTTATTCTTTTTCTTATATAAAGTCTTAAAACAGGTTTTCCTAGCTTTAAAACGAATTTTCTTATTTGACTCCAGCTAAAAACAATCCTTTGTTGTTTTTCTATTTCTTTTCCGTATAGAGAAAAGAGATATTGATATAAAATTTTTCTTCTTCTTACAGGTAGATAATGGAAATTTAATCCCAAAAGATAGTTTGATGACAGCCTGAGACAGAATACCATTGGAGTTCTATCCCATCTATTAGTTTTATCTTTAGCATCGTATGTAAAGAAAACAAGGTTTCCTGGAGCAAGATTCTTATTATCCAGAGGTCTTGTCTCTTTCATAATAAGACTTCTTACCATTCTTAATGATGCTTCAGCCGATAATTGGTCCTTAGTTTTTTTCATAATTTTAAACTTCTTTAAGGTAAAATAATATCAATATATTATTTATAGGAATTAAAATTAATGGCGGTTTATTTAAAAGAAGAAGATCTACTTTTAGAACTTCGAAAATGTAAGGAAGATCCAAAACATTCAAAGGAAGCTCTAGGTGAAATGTTTATTTCAATAGCAAACAATATGACGAGGATGCCTAGTTTCTCCAATTATTCTGACCTATGGAAAGCCGATATGATTTCAAATGCTGTTATGAGATGCCTTCTTTATTATAGAAATTTTGACGAATCTAAGATTAGTAAAAGAACTAATAAACCAGTAAAAGCCTTTGCATATCTTACTGAGATTTGCTTTAAATCATTTGTTGAAGTAATAAATCAGAAAAGACGAAATGAAAAAATAATGGAAAGAAGCATAGAGATATCACAGCTTGATGAAGTAATCAAAGAATATGGAAAAAAGCTTCTAAGAAAAAGTTATGAAGAAGAGGAAGAGATTGTTCCAACATATTATGTCGTTGTTTCTAAGAATGGAAACGATATTAAACAACCTGAAGAAATAAAACACGACACTCTTGTAGTACTACTAGAAGAAGCTGAAGTTTCTTTTGAACTTTTTGAAAAACTAAAAAGAGAAAATAAATTTGAAAATCTTGTACTCCAAAAATATTCTAAAGAAAAATTTGACTTCTATAAAAATCCGAATAAGAAAAAAAATGTAAAAGATATCATCAAAATGAGTGACGATGAGATTTTAAAAGAGCTAGGAATAGAATCTATTGATGAATGGGCAAATGATGAGTAATAAAAAGGCTATAATTGTCGGCGACCTTCACTTTGGAATGAAGAATTTCGACGAGAGAGTCTTTGAAGAACAAAAGGCTTTTTTTGAAAACCTTTTGAAATTCGCTCATAATGAGAAAATAGAAAATATTTTCTTTTGTGGAGATTTCTTCGATAATAGAAGAACAATAGACATCAATTTTCTATATAGAGCGAAAAACGAGATTATAGCTCTCTTACCAAAATATAATATAATCGGATGGGAAGTTCTAGGTAACCACGACATATATTTTAAGAACAAAAGAAGCGTTAATTCTACATCTCTTTTTGAAACAGAAAATTTTAAAGTTATATCCGAGCCGACCGAAATAAACTTCTTTGGAAAGACTGTAGCATTTATTCCTTGGATATTACCTGATGAAACGCTTCAAGAAATGAATTCTGACTATGTTATAGGACACTTTGAAATTAAGAATTTCGAAATTTTGAAGAATGTCGTAGACGAGCATAGTAAAATAGATAAAAACTTTTTAAAAAAGATTTATCCGAACGCTAAAATAGTATTTTCAGGACACTACCATTTAAAGAACTCTGATGGGTATATCTATTATGTAGGCACACCATACCAAATAAATTGGGGTGATTTTGACACAGAAAGAGGCTTCTATGTTTTAAACTTTGAAACAGAAGAACTAGAATTTTTCCCAAATACCTTTTCGAAAAGATTTATCAAAATTCTCTATCACGAATCTGATGAAAAGCCGTATAAAATAGAAGGTTTAATTCCAGGAAAAGTATTTGAGATGGATTTGTCTGAAATAAAAGAAAAAATTGAATTGTTAAAACAAAATACGATAAAATTTATTATAAACGATTCAAAAGACCATCTATATGACGAAGCGCTCTTTTTATTAAAATCTAATGATGTTAAATTCGACTTTGTTAATAATGTTGAAGTTTCTGAATTATCAATAAAGATGTCTGAAACTACAAGTAAAATGATACAAAACAAGTCAACAATAGAGCTTTTGATATCATATTTTGAAACTGAAAATACAGATTTGAAAGAAGAATTCCTAGCGATACTGGAAAGTAAATGATTAAATTCAAAAAGATTAGAGTTAAGAACTTTTTAAGTTTCGGAAATTCTTTTACCGAATTCAAGTACAAAAACGGACTTGATTTGGTAGTTTCACATAACGGCTCAGGGAAGTCTTCGATAGGTATAGAGGCTCTTTATTTCGCTGTTTTTGGCAAACCTTATAGAAAGATTAAGTTACAATCTTTGATAAACAATATCAACGAGAAGGAATTGCTTGTTGAGTTGTTTTTTGATTATAATGGGAAAGAGTATCAGATAAGAAGAGGTCTGAAACCTCAAGTTTTTGAGATTTACGAGAATGGCGAATTATTAGACCAACTATCTCATAATAAAAATCAGCAAGAATTTCTTACTCAGACTCTTATGGGCGGAGTTTCTGAAAATATTTTTAGACAACTTATTGTTCTAGGTGCTAATATTTCTTCTTCTAAAGCGTTTCTAGATCTTAATAAACAAGAAAAAGAAGATGTCTTTCAAATTATTGCTGACACCGAAATATTTAAAGACCTAAAAATAAGATTAAAAGAAAAACTAGGTAATCAAAAAACTCTAATCAGAGAATATACCTATCAACAAGAAACTCTTGAGAAAACTCTAGAGTCAGAACAAATTATTCTTAACCAACTTATAGAAGAAAACGAGCTTAAGAAAGAGGGCGAGAAAGCACTACTCAAAGAAGAGCTTGATAATAAAAACAAAATCATTGAAGAGATGAAGTTAGAGCTTTCAAAATTTAAACCATTGAAAGATGGTTACGAGAAAGCACTTAAAATAAAGGAAACTATCGAAAATAATTTAAGCGCTCTCTCTATAAAAAGAAAAGAAATAGAAAAAGAAATTCAAAAACTCGAAATAACAGAAAAAACATACTCACATTGTATAGGTTGTAAAAAGCTTGAGTTGTTAGGAGTAGCCTATTCTGAAGAGGAGTTAAATCATCATAGAGAAAATCTTCAAATTAATGACGAAGAAATAAAAATTCAAAAATCAAAGCTTGTTGAATTAAACAAGAAGCTTAACTCTTTAAAAGAAAGATTAGACGATGCTAAAGCCTTGAAAGCGAAGCTTGACATCCATTTAAGTGAAAAAACGAAAATAGAAATTAAAATTAACACAATGCTTGATAGCTCTCCGAAGGTTTCAAAATCAGAAGAGTCTTTAAAGAATTCTATCTCTGAAAAGAAAGAGCAAATCAAAACCATCTTAACTAAATTATCTAAAGATAGAACTAAATTAGAAAAATATCAAAGACTTGAAAGCCTTCTTGATTCTGATAGGCTAAAAGGAGTTGTAATTTCTATGCAACTTCCACTTTTCAACAAGTTGATTAATGAGTATCTTGAGAAATTTTCCGGAATTTCTTATAACATATTCATTGACAAGGACTTCACTGAAAGAATAATTCTTAGAGGCGAGGAAAAAGAATATAATTCAATGAGTAATGGCGAAAAAATGAGAATAAACTTTAGTATTCTTTTCGCATTCCACAAAATGATTGAGCTAAGAAATGGCTTTAAAACCAATCTTCTAGTTCTAGATGAAGTTCTTGACTCTTCTGCTGATTATAATGGTAGAATGGAACTTCTTGAGATTTTGAAAAGAGAATACACTAACGAGAAAGATGTTATTATAATTTCTCACAATACAGATATTGTTAGTGATAACTCAGAATTTGATAGGATAATATCTATTGATAAAAGTAAACATTTCAGTAAAATCATTATAAGTGAAAATGGAGACAACGGAAAAGATGAAAAATGATACAAAAGAATTTATAGAAGAAGTAAAAAATTTCGCTAACACTAAAGGACTAAGTTTAAAAGATACAAAACTTTTAGAACTTATTCTTCTTTACTGTGACGAAAATGAACTTGACGAGGAAGAAATAGGTGTAATGCTTTCAAAAGATAGAGGTATTACGGCTATTCTAGAAAAAGAAATGATTGAAGAAAAACTTCATAATGTGAAAAAGTATTCAATAAAAGAAGAAGAAAGTCTAGAGGACTTCTAATATGTTACCTGAATCAAAACAGTATCAAATCTATTGGTCAGTAGAACTTACTAGAAAAGAAGGTAGACTTGTTAGATTTGTATCTGTATCTGATAAGAAGAAAATTCTTTTTAGAAATGTAGTAAATGTGAATTTTTATGAGAGCTGGACTGAAAAAAACTTTAAGCTAGCGGCGATTTGTTGCGCATTCTACAATAAGAAAAACTTGTTTAAAGAATTTGAAAAAGACCTAAGCAAATATAAAAGATTTAAAGATTACTTCTCAAAACCAAATTTTTACTTTTCAAAAGACCAAAACTATATGGAAGAGAAATATGGTAAGGAATTCGATGTTAAAGACATAATGAAAGAATATCTTTCTAATAAGATTTCATTATTAATGCCATTATTTTCCTTTGAAGAAATTGATGACTCAAGTAGAATTTTGAAATTTGAAAAAGAAAGATTACGATTTTTGAGCCTCTATATTGATAGAGAGAAATTGTTAAACTTAATTCAGATATAATAATACTCTAAAGAAAAAGGATATCGATGAAAAAAATTGACAACAGACATTTTATTTGGGCTGAAAAATATCGACCACAAAGTCTAGTTGATATGATACTCCCTTCTGATGTTATGGCTAAATTTCAAGAGTTTAAAGAACAAAGCCAAATTCCAAATCTTCTTCTTTGTTCGTCAACTCCAGGATTAGGAAAGTCTTCAATAGCTACAGCTATTCTTAAGGATCTTGAAGCTGATAGTCTTTGGATAAATTGTTCTAGAGACGGTAATATAGATACAGCAAGAAATAAAATAACAAATTTTGCTACTAATGCGTCTTTTACTGATGCTCCAAAAATTGTTATTATGGACGAATCTGATGGTCTTTCTTCTAGTGCTGGAGGAGCACAACAAGCTCTTAGAGGTATAATTGAAGAGTTCTCCAAAAACACAAGATTTATATTTACAGCAAACTATCCTGATAAGTTAATAGAGCCTTTAAGAAACAGACTTGTAACTTTCGATTTTGATGAAATGTTCCATAAAAATAAGAAAGAACTAGGTGCTCAAATATTTAAAAGACTAACATTCATTCTTGAAAATGAAGGTATTGAATACGAAAAAGAACAACTTCAAAAAGTTATTCTAACCTATTATCCTTCAGTAAGAAAGATGATAATGATTTTACAACAAAATTCTACTAGCGGAAAACTAGAAATTTCCGAGAGAATTTTGAATGAAAATTTAGTTGTTGACGAGATTATTGTAGCATTAAAGAAAAAAGATTTTTCAAAAGCGAGACCTCTGTTAAATGAATTATCTGATCCAGAGCATCTCTATACTATGGTTTATAGCAAAATAGACAAAATTGTTTCAGAGAAAAGTATTCCTGTTGTTATAATGACTACAGCGAAATATCTAGATATGAGTCAAAGGTCAAGAGACAAGTATATTACTCTAGCTGCGTATTGCGCTGAACTATGTCTTTCACAACAAATTGAATATAAAGGTTAAAAATGGAACTTACAAATAAACAAGTATTACATTCTACTACATCGGATCTTGCTTTTTCTCTTCCGGAATTTATTTCTAGAGAAAATTTACTTTCTCAGATTGATAGTTCTTTTACTGCTTTCACTTATATTCTTAGACAAAAAAATGCTTTTGAAGCGGTAGAAATTCTTAAAGAGAAAATGCGTATTGAAGTCATTGAAAGACCGATTAGTGTAAATTATACTTTGTTTCAATATAAAGGTTATAATGAAGATGGAGAACTTATATTATTCTTTCATCTACTTTACGACAGAAAAGAAACTGATGAAGAGTTTAACGAATATGATATTTATGTAAAAAACATTAAAGAAACAGAATTTGTAAATAAAGTATTTGCTGAGTTTGATGTTGAAGTATCACAAACAAAAATTCAGATAAGAAGATTCTATCAAAGATCTGATGGTCTTTTAGGAAGAAGTAGCAACATATACTATAGACTAGAAGAAATGAAAGAATTTAAAAAGGAATATTATCCGTATATTGATGTAGATGAAATGTTTAAACAATTTCTTCTTTCAAACGAGAACATTTTGATAGTAATAGGCGATCCAGGGTTAGGAAAATCTAAAATGTTGAATGTTTACCAAAGGTTTCTTCTTGAAAATATAGATTTAGTAAAGAAAGATGATAATTCAGAAACTTCTGGAGAAATTTTAGCTTTCTATTTGAAAAATGAAAATCTTCTTTCAAACGATGAGTTTTGGAATGAAATAAGTGAAGAAATTCCAGATCTTGTTATTTTAGATGATATAGATTATTACTTGACTCATAGAACAGCCGAAGTGAATTCAAATATAGACGATCAAAAAAATAAATTCATTTCTAATTTTCTTACCACTACTGATGGTCTATTTACAAAAACTAAAAAGACAAAGTTTTTGATAACATCAAATCTTTCTACGGAAGATCTAGATGTTGCTCTTCTAAGAAAAGGAAGAATGTTTGATATTATAAAATTGAGACCACTAACTAATTCCGAAGCTAAGAATGTTTGGAATACCTACGATTTAGATGAAGATTTTGATAAGTATTTTAAGAGCGAGACAGTTTTACCTTCTGATCTTGGTTCTATAATAAAACTTCTTCAAGAGAAAAAGGCTAAGAAGAAAGAAACAAAACATTCTTATTTAAAAGAAGAAGGTATTTCTATTTTAGAAAAAGTTAAGAAAAGAAAACATAAAGAAATGATTTGATAACTATTTAGAGAGATATACAACTTCAGTATATCTCTTCTTTCTTCTTTACTCCTACTATTCCTTTCAAGTATTATCTCTACTTTAATATAATTTATTAGTTTAAAAAGAGTTTGTGTTTCTATAGCCGTCCTTAGAATATAGCATATAGCATTTTCTTATCTAAAAAAATTTTATTTTTTACTTTTATATAATAATCGCTAAAAAATTTATTTTTCTACTTTAATATAATACTACACTAAAAAATATTTTTATTAAATGATGTTTTATATACAACTAAAAAGTTTGAATCATATAATGATGGTTTAGGAGAGGTTTACTAAGATATAGATAACATTTTATAGGTTTAAGTTTCTGTGGTATTAATCAAAGTTCAAAGCATTTTTAATAAAGATTATCATTATTAAATTTTTGATACTCTTTCATATCTGGAGTAGCAGAAGATCCTGCTACTCTTATATTATTTTCAGTCTTTTTAGTAAAATAACTATCAGACCTAATTAGAACTATCTATTATTATAGTGTCGCCTTTAGATAGTGAATCATTAAAGGTCAAAGTAGTTCCATCTACAGACCAAGCAGTAGAAGGAATTCTTACACCATTTTTAAATACTGCGAAACAAGAACCTTTAGGTCCATTCAATGTAATTTGTGTTTGTCCATCATCCGCAGTTAATTCTTGTGTGTAAGCAGGTAATTTAGTTCCTGAGGTTATTAGACCTTTACTATTGACTGTGATGTAATTATAAGATCCGGCTGTAACTACATCAGGAAGCGTAGCTGTAGCACTAATATCACTTGAACCATCAAATGTTGGAGTAGTAAATGATATATCTCCAGTAACTTTTAAAACTCTACCTGTAGCCAATTTAGACGGTATATATGAATTAATAGCACCTGTTACAAACGCTGTAGTAGCTATTTGGGTTGTATTTGTTCCAGAATCAGCTGTTGGTGCTACTGGTGTACCTGTAAATGAAGGCGAATCAATAGGAGCTTTAGTACCTACTACATTAGTTAAAGCTGAAACAGTTGATTCGTCTTTTGATAGTTGGTCGGCTATTTCTTTTAGTGTATCTAGTGTAGAAGGAGCTGAATTAACTAGATTAGCTATAGCTGTGTCAGTATAAGATTTAGCTGAAGATAGTGTACTAGTGTCTTTATTATCAACATCCGTTTTAGTATAAGCATCTGTTATACCATAACCACTTACAGTAGTTGGTTTATTTAGTATTTGGGCTACACCACTAGTAGCAGACCAATCAGAGTTTACTTGCGGTTGATTATTGTAATTATCACTTACCCATTTCTTAGTATCAGATATAGCACCAGCTACAAATTTTGTAGTAGCTATTTGATCTGTATTAGTACTAGAGTCGGCTGTTGGTGCTATTGGTGTTCCTGTAAATGTAGGAGAGCTGATTGGAGCTTTAGCACTTAGAGCTGTATCTACATCAGTCTTTGAATAAACATCTGTAATACCATATCCTGCTACTGTAGTAGGTTTATTTAGTATTTGAGCTACACCACTAGTAGCGCTCCAGTCGGCATTTACTTGAGATTTTCCATTACCATAATTATCATTTACCCACTTTTTAGTATCAGATATTGCGCCAGAAACGAATTCTGTAGTAGCTATTTGAGTAGTATTATCTCCAGATGTTGGTGTAGGCGCTTTAGGTGTGCCTGTAAATGTAGGTGAGTCTAATGGTGCTTTAGTTCCTACCACATTTGTAAGAGCGGAAACTGCTGATTCATCATTTGTAAGTTGATCAGCTATTTCTTTTAGTGTGTCTAACGTTGATGGAGCAGAATTTACTAGATTAGCTATAGCTGTATCTGTATAAGATTTAGCTGAAGATAAAGTACTAGAATCTTTATTATCAACATCAGTTTTAGTGTAAGCATCAGTAATACCATATCCAGCAATAGTAGTAGGCTTGTTTAGTATTTGAGCAACACCACTAGTAGCACTCCAATCTGAACTTACTTGAGGTAGAGCGCCAGCAAAAGGCTGTTTACTAATCCAAGTTTTTGTATCTGAAATAGCTCCAGAAACAAATTTTGTAGTAGCTACTTGGTCTGTATTAGTACTAGCGTCTGCTGTTGGTGCTATTGGTGTTCCTGTGAATGTAGGAGAGTCTATAGGTGCTTTAGCACTTAGAGCTGTATCTACATCAGATTTAGTATAAGCGTCTGTAATACCATAACCAGCAATAGTAGTTGGCTTATTAAGAATTTGAGCTACACCACTAGTAGCCGACCAGTCGGAATTTACTTGAGTTTTATCATCACCATAGTTATCATTTACCCATTTCTTAGTATCAGAAATAGCACCTGCGACAAATTTTGTAGTAGCTAATTGATCTGTATTTGTACTAGCATCTGCTGTTGGAGCAGTTGGAGTTCCAGTGAACGCAGGAGAGTCTAATGGAGCTTTAGTACCTACTACATTAGTTAAAGCGGAAACACCAGACTCGTCTTTTGACATTTGATCAGCTATTTCTTTCAGAGTATCTAGTGTAGAAGGAGCTGAGTCAACTAGATTAGCTATTGCTGTATCTGTATAAGATTTAGCTGATGATAGTGTACTAGAGTCTTTATTATCTACATCTGTTTTTGTATAAGCATCAGTAATACCATATCCAGCAATAGTGGTAGGTTTATTCAAAATTTGGGCTACACCACTAGTAGCACTCCAATCCGAACTTACTTGCGGTAAAGCATTATAGAAAGGTTGTTTGCTAATCCAAGTTTTAGTATCTGATATAGCTCCAGATACAAATTTTGTAGTAGCTAATTGATCTGTATTAGTACTAGCATCTGGAGTTGGTGCTATCGGTGTTCCTGTAAATGTAGGAGAGTCAATTGGAGCTTTACTTTTTAGCGCAGTATCAACATCAGATTTTGTGTAAGAGTCTGTGATACCATAACCAGCTACTGTAGTAGGTTTATTGAGTATTTGGGCTACTCCGCTTGTTGCTGTCCAATCAGAACTTACTTGTGGTAAAGCGTTATAGAAAGGCTGTTTACTTATCCAAGTTTTTGTATCTGAAATAGCTCCTGTAACAAATTTTGTAGTAGCTATTTGGTCTGTATTAGTAGTAGCATCAGCTGTTGGAGCTACAGGAGTTCCTGTGAATGAAGGCGAATCAATAGGAGCTTTAGTACCTACCACATTAGTTAAAGCTGAAACAGTTGATTCATCGTGTGATAGTTGATCAGCTATTTCTTTCAAAGTATCTAGTGTAGATGGAGCTGAATTAACTAGATTAGCTATTGCTGTATCTGTATAAGATTTAGCTGATGAAAGAGTACTAGAGTCTTTATTATCAACATCAGTTTTAGTGTAAGCATCAGTAATACCATATCCAGCAATAGTAGTAGGCTTGTTTAGTATTTGAGCAGCACCACTAGTAGCTGTCCAGTCAGGATTTACTTGGACGTGGTCATTACTATAATTATCACTTACCCATTTCTTAGTATCAGAAATGGCGCTAGAAACATAATCTTTGGTAGCTAATTGGTCTGTAGATGTAATTCTTCCCATTTTTATACGCCCCAAATACCATAAGCTCTAAATGTAACTCCAGCAGTAGAAGTATTTACTACAACACTCTCTCCAGAAACTACTATCATATCAGTTCTTTCTAGCACATCATTAGCAGCTATAGTTGTTTTGTATTCTATTGCGTCTCCGCCTATTGTTATACTTACAGTAGCTGAATCAGAAGTCGTATTACAAGCATTTATAGTCATAGTAGCAGTTTTACCTACAGGCACTTTACACAAAACTGTATCTGTGTTAGCATCTGGCGTTACACTACCAAATTTTATTCCGGCCATTTTATCCCCCTTAGTTTTCGAGATATTTATAACACTTTAAAAATCTGAAAACTTATTGATACAATATTAAATTTGTGATATATTTATTTTGACTCTTTAGTGAAACTCCGGACCTGAATAATAAGGTGATAAATATTCTAGGAAAATATTTTGGAGTATCTATGGGATTTTTTGAATCATTAAACGAAAGCCTTAAAACAGGTTTTTTCAAACAAAAACGACCGGAAATGATGCCAATCATACAACAACAAACTGTAGACAGGTATCTTACACACGGAGAAGAAAACTATTCAAATACAGTTTTTTGGTTTGATGGTTTACCTTCTTCTACTACTTCGGCTTTCTCAGATAAAAGTGCACTAGAACAGCTTCTTGAAAAACAAGCTAATCTTATCACTACTTATAGAAAAGTATCATCATATTCTGATGTACAAGCTGGAATAGATGAAATAATTAATGAGTTTCTTTTCACAGCAGCGAAAGACGATCCGATACAAGTACAATTTGATGATAGTGCTGAAGTTTCAGATTCTATAAAAGAAGCATTTGCGGAAGCCTTAAAATCAGTTTTGAGACTTTTGAATTTTGAAGAAAATTCTTATACTATGGTTCAATCTTGGTTTATAGATGGTCAACTAAATATTCAAGTTGAATATCATAAAAATTTGAATAGAGGAATTAAATCTCTTAATATACTATCACCTTATTACCTTTATTTTGATAAGAATGACAATAAATGGAAGTATTTTCAAATTAGAGAAAATAAGTTCTTTATATTTAATCAACAAGACTTAAATGAAATAACATTTCTTCCAGAAGAAGTTATAAGACTAGATTCAGGACTTTTTGATCAAGGAGTTATTCGTTCAAATCTACATAATGCGATAAAAGTAGCTAATATGCTTGAGTCTCTGGAAGATATGTTAGTTCCAATGAGATTTTCACACTCTGTATCAAGAAGAGTGTTTAATATGGATATATCTGGTCTGCCTGCGGCGAAAGCCCAGCAAGCGGCGCTTGAGATGCAAAATAAATTCAGATATAAAAAGGTATACGATCCGTCAACAGGAAGTATAACAAATACTTCTGCCGTCAATGCGATAGTAGAAGACTATTGGGTTATGTCAAGAGACGGTAATAAAGGTCTAGATGTACAAACTCTAGATGAAACTGGAAATCTTGGCGAGATGAATGACATCAAATACATAAGAGAAAAACTTTATCTAGCGATGAAAGTTCCTCTCTCTAGAATGAATGTCGATACATCCGCCGATTATGATTTTGGTTCAATGACTGTATCTAGAGATGAAATAAAATTCTTCTCATATATTAGTAGACTAAGAAGACAATTCAATAAACTTTTCATTGAACTTATGAAAAGACAATTAGTTTCTCAAGGTAAAATGAAAGAAAGTGAGTTTGAAAAATTCAAAGGTCAATTCAAACTAATATATTCAAAAGAAAATTCTTTCCTTGATAAACTAGAAACCGAATCATTTAAAGAGAAAATTGATACTTATAGTACTGTAGAGCCTCTTATAGGTAAAAAATTTAGCGAACTATGGGTAAATAAAAATATTCTTAAGATGACAGACGAAGAAATTAGGCAGATGAGAACTGAAATCGATCAAGAAGCTGCTGAAAGGAAAAAAAGAGAAGCTGAAAACAGCGGTGGAAGTTCTGATGAAGAAGAAAACGATGAAGAATACTAAGCGAATAAAGGAGAAGTAATGAAAAATATAGTAGATCTTTGTGCTAACGGAAAATTTTCGGATTTTCTTTCTACGGCAAAAGAAGAAATAAGAAATAGAATAACTTCTAGAGAAGATGTCTCTCAAAGAATTTCTGAAATTAGAAAATACAGAGAAGTAATAAAAAACTCTAAACCTGCATCTGTGGAGAAAAAAGGAGAATAAACATGAAAAACTTAAAACTAATGGTTGAAGCAGAAGAAACACAAGTAGATTTTCTTGTAGAAGCTTCAGAAGGTAAAAAAAATATCTTTATAGAAGGTGTTTTTTCTACAATAGGAGAAAGGAACAGAAACAAAAGAATTTACCCTAGACATATTTGGGAGTCTAATGTTGCTCAGTATCAAGAGGAGTTAAAAAATTCTACTGTAAACACACTAATGGAAATGGAACATCCGCCTAGAACTACAGTAGATCCACTAGAAGCGGTTGCAAAGATAACCAAATTGGACATAGAAGGAAAATATGTAATAGGTAAGTCCAAATTTTTAGATAATCCAAAAGCTAATATTATAAAAAACTTAATCGATGAAGGTATCAGAATAGGTGTTTCTTCTAGAGGAGTAGGTAATGTTGGTAATGATGGTGTTATAACTAATTATAAATTGATCAATTTTGACATAGTATCTCTCCCTTCAGACTACAATGTGAACCTAAACAGAGTATACGAATGCTTTGTAGAAGGTATCTACACTGATAAGACTTATACTATTAATGAATCTACAGGTCTAATAGAAGAAGTAAAAGAAGAAGCTATAATAGAAAGTAAACTTACTCAAATAAAAAAACTAAAAGACTACGATAGAAAACTAGTAGAAACTTATATCCTCAACCAATTTAAAAACCTCTTAAAGTAATCCCTCTTAAAACGGAGATAAAAATCTCCGTTTTCTTCACAAATAAATATACTTGTAAAGGTGTTAAATCCTTACGGAAAGAAAAACTAACTCGGAGAAGAATATGAATTTAAAACCAATTTTTGAATCTATTGACTCTGAAGTTTTTACCGACGAACTTAAAGAAAAAGTAGAAGTAATTCTTTCCGCAGAAGTAGAACAAAGAGTAGCTGAAAGTCTTGAAAAAGAAAAAGAAGCGCTTGTCGAATCTATGGAAGCTGAAAAGGAAGAATTTAAAACTTCTCTTTCTGAAAAAGTTGAAAACTATTTTGACTATCTTACACAAGAACTAAGTGAAAAATTCCTTATTGAATCCGCAGAAGAAGTTGTTGAATTGAGAAAAGCAGCTCTTTTCGAATCAGTAAAGGCGCTCGCTGGCGAATTCGGAATCACTATTGCCGAAGCGAAAGCTTGTGATAAAGAAGACGAAGAAGATAAAGAAGACGGTGAAACTGAAGAAGAAAAAGAAGGTAAAGGTAAAAAAGATAAAGAAGCTGAAGAGTTGAAAGAGTCTTTTGATAAACTATTTGAAGAACATCAAGCTCTAAAAGCTAAATATATAGAACTGTCTAAGATAGGACTTATAAAAGAACTATCTGAAGGTCTAACTCTACCTCAAGCCGAAAATTTCGCAAAACTTGCAAAAGTTGTGGAATTGAAATCTACTGATGTAGAATCTGTAGAAAAATTTATGGAACAACTAAAATCTATTAAAGAAGCTCTTGAATTTACTAGTTCAGAAGCTAAAGAAGAGGAAAAAGTTGTTTCTGAGTCTGTAAAAGAAGAAACAAAAAAAGCTGTATCAGTTATTGATATTGCTAAAAAACACTGGTAATAAAAATTAAAGGAGTAAAATCTAAAATGGAAAATCTTGTAGAAAAATACAGTGATGCTCTAGAAAGCAAAAAATTTGCTGCTCTAAGAGAATCTGAAAAATCAGTTATGGCGACGCTTCTTGAAAACACAGCTAAAGAAGCTCAAAAACTTATAAGCGAAGGTACAGTATCTGGCGATATTCAAACTTTCACAAATATACTTCTTCCTCTTGTAAGAAGAACTCACCCAAATCTAATCGCTAACGCTCTTACTGGTGTTGCTCCACTTCCTGGACCAACAGGTTATATCTATGCTCTTACAACTAGATATACTGGCACAAGCGATAACTCAATTGTTCCTGTAGCAAACGCACAAATCCTTGTAACTGATCTTGCTGATGCATCTACTAAATTTACAGTAGGCGGTGATATATCAACTTCTGATAAAAAAGCTGGTAAAGTTATCTACATAGAAGGAAGCAAACTACTTGTTAAAAATGTTTCTGGCGTATTTGCTGCTGGTGATGCGGTTGACAATGCTAATCCTTTCTCTGCTGCTGAAACTACTGTAACTGCTGTTTTCTCAAACGAAGCTACATTTACAAGAGTGCTTAAAAACTATACTGGTCCTGTTTCTACAGCCGTAGGTGAACAACTTGGCACTGATATGAAAGAACTAGGTATTACAATAGCTAGACAAATGGTAGAAACAACAACCAGAAAACTAAAAGCAAAATACACTGTTGAAATGTTCCAAGACCTTCAAGCAGTTCACGGTCTAAATGCTGAAAACGAATTGATGAACCTTATCTCTTATGAACTTCAAGCTGAACTTGATAGGGAAATTGTTACTTATGTAAACAATACAGCTACTGTTGTTTCTGACGCTACTGTTCACTCTTATGATGGTAGATGGGAAATAGAAAAATACAGAAGCCTAGCTCTTAAAATTGATGCTGAATCTAGAGAAATCGGTAGATTGACAAGAAGAGGCGCTGGTAATACTCTTGTAGTATCTCCAAAAGTTTCTATTATGCTTTCTGCTCTCGGTGGTTTCATTCTTTCTCCAGTTCCTAACAATGTTGATGGTCTATCACTTGCTTCTCAAGTTGGTACATTTGACGGTAAATACAATGTTATAGTTGACAACTTTGCTGAAGCTGATTATGTAACTACACTTTACAAAGGTGCTACTGCTGCTGACAATATGTGTTTCTACAGCCCATATGTCCCAGTAAGCTTTATCAAAACTGTAAATCCTGAATCTGGTCAACCAGCTCTAATCGCTGCTTCTAGGTATGCTCTAAGCAAAAACCCTCTTAACCCAGAAAATTACGCTAGAACATTCGGTGTTTCTCTAACAAGTACTGTACTAGGTGCTTAATAGCCTTCATTCTTAGAGTCCTCTTTGGACTCTAAGTTTTTAATTAAATATCTTCTCTTTGAAGTTGTTTTGTTAAAAACTTTCTTTCAAACAATCCGCTTTAAATAAATAATTCTATCATATCATTAGGAATAGAAGTATGCAACCAACAATTCTAAAAGATCTAATAGATGATAGAGACTATATTTTCTCTTCAAATACTCAGATAGTCAATTCCTTTTCGCTTAAAGACTATGTTGAAGTAATAGAAGACCAAAGACAAACACATAGTTGTACAGCTCACGCTGGAACTTCAGCTTTTGAAATTCATCTAAAAATGCAAAACAACTTCTTTCAAACCTCTAGACTATTCTTATATTATTGGTTGAGAAATGGAAATTCAAATTTAGAAGGTAAAGATAATGGAGCATATACAAGAGATGTATGTAAATGTCTTTATACTTACGGAATATGTCCAGAAGATCATTGGAAATTCGATCTTAATAATATTGAAACACAACCGCCTCAATCTGTTATAGATGAAGCAAAAAAGAACAGAGTATTGAAATATGAAAGAATTATTGAACAAAAAGACAATACTTTAAAATCAATCAAACAAGCAATTTGTGAAAAGAAACCTATAATAATAGGAATGAATATTGACGATAGATTTTTCTCTGCTGGTGTTCAAAGTGTATTTGAAGAACAAGTAAAAGCATTTAAATCTACACCTAGAGGCGAAGATAAAGGCGGTCATACTATGGTAATAGTAGGATATGATGGGGATAATCTAATTATAGAAAACTCTTGGAGTTCTCAGTGGGGAAATAATGGTTTTATTTGTTTACCTTATGAAGATATATCAGGAGATATATTAGATTTGTGGGTAATGTCTGAGATTGACACAAATTTACAGAATGATGTGAAACAAATAACTCTTTTAGATAAAATCAAAATCTTTTTTAAAAACCTTTTTAGGAGAAAATAATGTTTTATAATGATACAACAGTAAAAGTTAATGATAGGTTTACTGTTCCTGGTACTTATTATTGGACTTGTCCTGTCGGAGTTTCAAAAGTTACAACACTATGTATAGGCGGCGGAGGCTATAGTTCTAGCACAAGTTCTGGTGTTGGTGGAGGAATAGGATGGAAAACAAATATTCCTGTTGTTCCAGGAACACAATACCTTGTTAAAGTAGGAAAAGGCGGTACTACAGCAAATAACTCAAATACTCCTGGAGAGACTTCATTTTTTATTTCTCCATATTTTGTTGCTGGAAATGGAGGAGGTACATACCAAACTGGTTACGGCGGTGTCGGAGATGGTGGCGGAGACGGCATTTATGTAAGAACTTGGAATGGTTCAAGCGGTTATGGATCTCCGTCTACAGACTCTTCTAGTAATTACGGAGTAGGCGCTGTAAGAATTGTTAGCGGAATTCCATTAGATCTTTCCTTTAATGGTTATCTGTTTTGGTTATAATTTTAAACTAAAATAAGTTAAAATAAAAATATGAAAGGATTTTTGTGGGAATAAACAGCAAACAAAAAGGTAATAGCTTCGAAAGAATAGTAGCAAATAGACTATCAGAAGTTTTCGAAGACTATTACGGGAAGAAACAATCTTTTTATAGAAACGCTAATTCTGGTGCGTTCTTCGGCGGAAAAAATCAATTTAGAACTGAAACACATTTAGAAGAACACCAAGACTTTGGAGATATAATCACTCCTAAAGACTTTAGATTTACTATTGAGTGTAAAGCGTATAAAACTCCTCCATCATTTAAGTCTATTATAGAAGGCAAAGTCACACAATGGGATACTTGGCTAGAACAAGCTGAAACTGACGCCGAAAATGCTAAAAAACAGCCGCTTCTAATTGTAAAATACAATAACTGTCCTATAATAGTCTTCTCGAAAATTTACTATGAACTAGAGATAGTTTCTCTATATAAAGACTATTTCATTTATCAATTTGAAGAGTTTTTGAAAATAGGTGAAGATTTACTTTAGAAAGGAGAAAATATGTTTGAATTTCCTTCAGTTCCTAGATGGGTTAATAAAAAAGATGTAGTAATAGAACTTGATCCGTACGAACAAATAACTGAGTCTGGTATTATTACTGGAGTAGGAAATAGATCTGTTTTAGATAGACAAACTCAAGGTACTGTAGTTGTTGTTGGTAGTAAAGTAAAAGAGGTCGAAGTCGGTGATAAAGTAGTTTTTGGAAAAGAGTTCGGTATCGATTACACTGTTGGTGATAAGAAGTATACACAGATTCTGGAGAAACATATTCAACTCAAAATGGATTAAACTTTTTAAGCTAAAAATTTCTTAAAAGATTAAAGTTAAATTTAAGAAAATTTTAGCTATAATTCTTCTTGAAAAGAAATCTAATAACCAAAGATTCAATAAAGGAAGAATATGTCAGAAGAAACACAATCAATTCTTTTATGGTTAAACAAAAGAGATATAGTAATAGAGCTTGATTCTGATGAACTTGATACTTCTGATGAAGAAGGTGAAAGAATTGATTCAGAAAGACAAGCTAAAGGTACTGTAATTGCTGTTGGTAAAAAAGTAAAAAATATCAAAGAAGGTGATAGAGTAATATTTGAAAAAGCATATTGCTTGTCTTATTCTATTTGTGGTAAAAACTATGTAAAAACCCAAGAAAGATTTATACAATTTAAGTTACATAAAGTCTTTTTGAGACACAATTAAAATTTAAACTTTCCAGAGCTATAATTTCTTCCTTTAAAAGGAATATTATGAACACTTTAACAGACAAAGAAAAGAAATATCATAATTTCTATATGGACATAGCAGAAAGATGTTCACTAATGTCTTTTGCTGAAAGAAAGAAAGTAGGTTGTGTTATTGTTAAAGATGGTAACATAATCGCTATGGGTTGGAATGGTATGCCTTCAGGAATGGATAATAGATGTGAAGACTTAATTACTTGTTCTTATTGTAATGGAAGCGGTTCAGTCGATATTGTTCACGGTATGGTTGATTGTGATCGTTGTGATGGAACAGGACATTTTCTTGTTACTAAAACAGAGTGTCTTCACGCAGAATTGAACGCTCTTTCTAAACTAGCTAAATCAAATAATTCTGCTGAAGGAGCTACTCTTTATGTTACTCTTTCACCTTGTGTTGATTGTGCTAAGTTGATAATACAATCAGGAATAAAAACTGTAGTATTTAAAGAGCCATATAGAGATCTTTCTGGTATTGAATTACTAGAAAAATGCGGCATAAAAGTAATATATCCACAGAAGTAAAATCAAAAGGAACTTTATGATAGTAAATCCAATAGCAATTGAATCAAATACTAGAGGCGAAAAACAGTATGACTGTTATAGCCGACTATTTAATAAAAATAGAACAGTATTTCTTGTAGGAGAAATAGAAGAAGAACTTGTTACTTCAGTGATATCTCAGCTGCTTTATCTTGATTCTGTTTCGGACGAGCAAATAACTATGCTTATAAACTCTCCAGGAGGAGTAATTACAGACGGCTTTTCTCTAGTTGATATTATGAGAACTATTTCTTCTCCTGTTAGAACTGTTTGTATTGGTCAAGCAGCTTCAATGGGAGCTTTCATTCTTTCTTGCGGTACTAAAGGTCAAAGATACACTTTACCTAATTCTCGTATACTCTTCCATCAACCTTTATCGGGAGTACAAGGACAGGTAACTGATATAGGAATTCACTACAAAGAAGTTATGTTCCTTAAAGAAAGACTGTATGAAATTCTAAGTGAAAATACAGGACAAAAAAAAGAAGTAATTTATGACAAATTAGAAAGAGACTGTTGGATGTCTCCAAAAGAAGCTTTAGAATTTGGAGCTATTGATCACATTAAAGAGAAACCGACGAACTGATATTAAAATAATTTACAGAATATACTCAAAGGGATGGTTATTTAAAAATAAATAGCCTCCCCATTTTATCTCACGAAAGGAAAAAGAATGAACGAATTTGAAAGAATTATGCTTCAAGAGTCGTATGTGAATCCTGCAGCAGGAGAAAAACCCGAAGACGTTTACAAAAGAGTTTGTCGCGCTGGAGCCGACAATCCCGAACACGAAAAAAGACTTTATAGCTATTTTGAGCGAAATTGGTTTAGAACATCAACACCAATAACAGCGAATCTAGGAAATGAAAGAGGTTTACCTATTTCTTGTTTCGTACAGCAAACTTCAGATTCTCTTAATGATATCTTTAACAAATATTATGAGGCTATGGTTCTTGGTGCTGCTGGAGGTGGTATAGGAAATGACTTCTCAGAAGTAAGAGAGGTAGGCGCTAAAACTAAGAACGGTAAAACATCAGGTATAATGCCTTTCCTAAAAATAAGCGAGTCTATTGCTCAAGGTATTTCTCAAGGAGGTTTGAGAAGAGCCTCTCAAGCAATTTATCTAGATGTACATCATCCTGAAATAGAAGAATTTATAGAAATGAGAACTACAAAAGGTGCTTCTATAGAAAGAAGGATGCCTAAACTACATCACGCAGTAAAACTTACTGATGAGTTTTTAAATGCTGTCATAAACGGCGAGTCATATAACCTATACTCTAGAAAAGACGGAAGTGTAGTAAAAACTCTAGATGCTTTTGACATATTTACAAAAATTCTTACTAAGAGACATCAACACGGCGAACCTTATCTATTCTTTTCGGAAAACGCTAATAAGAATTTGAATGAATTGTATGTGAAAGCTGGATGGAAAATAACAACTTCACAGTTATGCTTATCTGGCGATTCTATATTAGAAACAGAAGAAGGCTATAAAAAACTAAAAGATATAAAAATAGGCGATAAAGTAAAGTCTATGAATACTGAAACAAAAGAAATTTCATTCAAAGAAGTTACTGATTTTGCTATGACTTCGCCTAAAGCTAAAGTAATGAGAATAACAGATACTGAATCTGGCAAACAAATCGTTTGTACTCCTGACCATAAAATTTGGACAGAAAACAGAGGTTATGTTATGGCCAAAGATTTGAATGAAACTGATGTTCTTAAAATATCTTAATAAGGGAAGAAATATATGCTCAAAATAGAATTTTTAGAGGAAGAAATTCCTGTTTATGATATAACTGTGGAGGATAACCACAATTTTTTCGCTAATGAAATACTAGTTTCAAACTGCAATGAAATAATGTTGAGAGTAGCAGAAGATTACACTGCTGTATGTTGTTTGGCTTCAGTCAACCTAGCAAAATACGATGAGTGGAAAGACAACTACCAATTTATAGAAGATATTATGAGACTTCTTGATAATGTAATTGACGATTTTGAAAGAAAAGCTAAATCTGGAAAATTCGGTGAACCGAGAGGTTTCCAAAACTCTCTTAAATCCGCTCTATATGAAAGATCTGTTGGTCTAGGTCAAATGGGTCTTCACACATATCTCCAATCTAAAATGATACCTTTCGAGTCAGCTCTTGCTGAAGGTTTCCAAAGAAAGGTTTGTACTTTCTTGAAAGATGCTACTGATAGAGCGTCAAAAGAAATAGCTAAAGAAAAAGGCGCTTGTCCTATGTCTATCGAATATGGAGATGGAACTGATAGATTCGTCTGTAAGATGGCTATTGCTCCTACTGGAAGTATTTCTATTCTTTGTGACAATGTGTCTCCTGGAATAGATCCTATTATAGCTAACGCTTATATTCACGAAAATAAAACAGGAAAACACGAAATAAGAAATGTCAATCTTGAAAAGTATATCAAGAAATATGCTGAAGAGAATGGCGAAGATGATAAGTGGATTGAAAAACAGTGGAAAAGAATAATCAAAGACAGAGGTTCTGTTCAAGGTCTTGAGTGGATGAGTGACGACGCTAAACTTGTATTCAAAACAGCTTACGAAATAGACCAAAGATGGATTATTTCTCACGCTAAAGTAAGACAAGAAAAAATTGACCAAGGTCAATCCGTAAATCTATTCTTTAATCACGATGTTGATAGAAGTTATCTTGCTTATGTACATTTACAAGCTTGGAAAGCTGGATTAAAAGGTCTTTACTACTGTAGAAGTCAATCTGCTACTAAAGCTAGCTCAAATTACGAAAGAGAAATAATTCAAGAAATGGACAAATATGAAACTTGTTTGTCTTGTCAATAAAAAGGATGGTGTAAAATGTCAAAAAAATATAATTTATTTCATACTGATTCAAAATCATATAAACCATTTCATTATCCAAGCGCTTATGATAGATATAAAACTCACGAGGTAGCCCTTCACTGGACTACCGAAGAGATAGACCTTTCAGGCGATATGAAAGACTGGACTACTATTTCTATAGAAGAAAAGCACATAATAACAAGTATATTTCAAGGTTTTGTTCAAAATGACACAGAAGTAGGTATGGGATATGATATTCTTATTAGAGCATTTAAACCCAATGAAGTTAAAATGATGTTGAGAAGCTTCGGAAACAGAGAATCTCTACATCAAGACGCTTATAGTTTGCTTCTTGATACTCTAGGCTTTCCAGAAGAGTTCTATAAAGAATACGAGTATATTCCTAGTCTTTCTCTAAAATATGATTATATACATAAAGCAAGAGTTAGACAATTCCATTACTATGTTTCTGAATATGGTATAGAAAAAGCTGATATAGAATTCAGAAAAGATGTTGCTAGAATGATAGCTGTTTATTCTGGTTTAGTAGAAGGTATATCTTTATTTGCTCAGTTTGCTATACTAGCTTCTTTCTCTAGAGATGGTAAATTTCCTGGTATGAACAAGGTTTTGTCGTGGAGTATCCTTGATGAAAATTGTATAATAGAAGGTACGGAAGTTCAATTAGAAGATGGTTCTTGGAAAAAGATAGAAGATCTTCAGCCAGGAGAAAAAATACTCCAATTCGATATGGAAACAGAAGAATATTCTTTTGTAGAACCAACACACTTTACTAAATCTTGTCCAGATTACTATTATAAATTTGAGTCAGATGATGTCGAACAAATAGTTACTCCTGGTCATAGAATGGTATTTAAAAGAGATGGAAAAGCACAAGAAGAAATAGCAGAAAAATATGAATTTGTGGAAGGTGATGAATTTATAAAAGGCGGTAGTAGTAAAATAGAAAAAACAAAGCTTGAAAATACAGATAAAAAAAATTTCTATTGTCCAACTGTTCCAGGAAAAGCTTTTGTTATTAGAAGTAATGGCAAAGTTTCTGTTACTGGAAACTGTCACATCGACGGCAACGCTTGGTTATTCAAAACTATAATAAAAGAGAATAGACAAATCTGGAATGATGATTTTAAAAGAGATATTTACGAAGCTGCCAGACAGATTGTAGCTAAAGAAGAAGATTATATTGATTATGTATTCAAACTAGGAGACTTGAATAATCTTACTAAAGATGAAATGAAACTTTATGTAAGATATATTGCTGATCAAAGATTAAAACAATTCGGACTCAAACCGAACTACGGTATCAAAGAAAATCCTCTTCCTTGGATGGAAAATCAGTTGAGTCTGACTACTTACACTAATTTCTTTGAAAGTACTGTCTCAGAATATTCTTTTGGTACTATGACTGGAAGTTGGGACGAGGCTAAAGAAAAAATGAAAGAACTTTTCTCGTGAAAGTTTTTTTTAAAATAAAATCCGCTATAATAAAAATTAAAAAGGAAACAAAATGTTTATTTATCTAATCGGTGTGATTTTCTATATTTTCGGTAGCGGATTTGTTTCTGCTTATACAGCTATGTTTTGGGTCTCGTTAGTTGGCTTCAGTATTGTTAGCTTTATTGCTTTTTTGATTCTTGTATTTAGTGGAGCTGCAATAGGCTCTTCTGTCGGGAATAATAAAGGTTTGTCAACAGTTCTCGGTGCTTTAGGCGGAACGGTGTTACTTCCATTTATTATGGTTTTTGGAATTTTGAAAATTGCTCTTCTTTGGTATGTAATGTCAAATGTTGCTATTACAGGTATGACAGGTACAACTCTTGTTGCTGCTGTTGCGCACGCTGTCATCACATTGCTTGAATGGATAAAAACTATTTTACAACCGAAAGCTTAAATAATGCCAAAAACATTTGTTATATCTGATACACACTTCTTTCACTTTAACTGTATCAGATACAACTCTCGTCCATTCTCTGATGAGTATGAGATGAACGAGACTATCGCTAAAAATTGGAATTCTGTAGTCTCTCCTGAAGACACGGTAATCCATCTTGGCGACCTTTCTTGTGGGTTACAAGGCAGAAAGGATTCTTTAAGCGAACTTTGTCGAAGCCTTAACGGTAATATAATTCTTATAAAAGGAAATCACGACCATTTCGACTCTTCATTTTATATAAACGAATGTGGTTTTAAGGCTTTCATAAAGTTTATTAAAACTGAAAGAGTATTTTTCTCACATATTCCTGTTGTTGATGAATACGAAGTGTTCGATAATAAAGAAGCCTTCCAGCAGTATAAAAAAGAATGGGAAGAATGGAAATCTGGTAAACAAAATCCAATAAACATATTTGGACACGTCCATAACACACATTTTAAGTCGACTCAGGGTATCTGCGTTTCTGTAGAAAATACGAACTATACTCCGCTCGATTTGTCTACAATTTTAAACTAAAATAGGATAAAATACAAGTTATGGAAAAAAGAAATTCGTGGAATGTAATGTCTAGTGCATTTAAAAAAGACTTCTATCCGACAGAAGAAGAAATAAAAGACATTTCTTCTTTTGTCTTTTGTAGATTTTTATCAAACCATCCTTTTGGTGCTCTTATAGTAAACTTTATTAATGTTTACCCAGAAGTGCCGATTGAAAATCAATATCAACTTGTTAGATATTCTATGCCGAAAATTCAGTATTTAAAGTATCCATCAATTAAAAAAATATCTAAGACAGAAGAGTTAGAAAATATAATGGATTATTTTAACTGTTCAGAAAAAACAGCACTAGAATATTTAGAGTTAATGAGTGATGAAGAAAAGGAAAGGATTATGAAAAAATTCGAGCATCACAGAATAGAAAAAAGAAAGAATAGAAAGAAATGATTTTACATATAAGTCATACAGATCTTGATGGTATAGGATGTCAAACTTGTGTAATAGAAACATTTCCAGATGAAGAGGTATCTCTTAGAAATATTTCATATATTCATATAGAACCAACACTTAATATTCTTTCTTCAATAGCAGGAAAGTATTCTAAGGTTTTTATTACTGACTTAATGTTTAAAAACGAAAAATATTTAATTACTCTACAGGAAATATCTAACAAATATCCTAATGTAGAATTTTATTTTTTCGACCATCATAATTATGATTTTAATATTAAGAAATATCAAACTAAAAACCTTATAATTTTACATACAAATAAAATGTCAGCTAGTAAAATTACTTTCCTAGCTTGTAAGAAAAAATGGAATCTAGAAAATTCAAAGCTTGAAAGATTTATAGAACATATAAGTGCTTATGATATCTTCGATAGAGATAGTATTTTCTTTGAAAAAGGATTTAAACTTTTCAGACTTACAACTTGTGAAAAGTATAGGTTTCAAAACATAGTTAAACTCATTGATGATATGATAGCTTCAGATTATTTACTATTTTCTGAAGAACACGAAGAAATGATAAAAAATAAAATCGAAGAAAATAAAAGAACTCTCGAGAAATATAAGAATTCTGGAGGTATAATTTTCGAAAAGAACTGTGTAGCAGCATTTTCAACAAATGAATATATTATAGATCTAATAAGAGAAGAATATGAAAAAGACTATGATATATTCATTAATATGACTCTTTTTGGAAGAGGCTCTGTAAGATTATCTGATAGTTTAAATACTAAAGAGTTTGATGTTAAGAGTATACTAGAAGATATTTGTAAAAGAAAAGAATCCTTTAAAGAATTAGATGGTCACGAAAAAGCTTTTGGTATTCTTTTTGATAAAAATCACGAGAGCTATAAGAAAGACATTGTATCCATAGTCCAAGAGTTTTTCAAATATTTAAAATAGATTTTTATAAAATATTCCATAAAGGATGTACATGGAAGAACAAATTCTACACTCCTTACTTTATTCCCCGGAATATTTCAGTAAGGTATTCACTCATTTAAAGCGAACACATTTTTCTAAAGTCGAAAACGCTGAAATTTTTTCGGCTATAAAGTCTTATTTTGAAAGGACAGAAGAATACCCTAGACCAAAAGAAATAGGTCTGTTTATAAAAAATGATCCAAAATACTCTGAGTCTAGAGATTTTCAAAAAGGCATTCTGAGTCATTTCAAAGAAATATTCGTTGACTCAACTCCTATACATAATTTGCAGTATATGGTTGAAGAAACTGAAAAGTTTGTCAAGCTAAAAGAACTACAAGACGCTATTCTTTCTTCGGCTAAAATAATGCAAAAACAGGGTGAGCTTACTCAAATACCTGTTATGATAGAAGAAGCCCTTAAGATACACTTTGATTCTGATATAGGACACGATTATAATTCTGAAATATCTGAAAGGATCGAGTACTATAATAAAAAGAATTTCGGATATACTTCCGGTATTGGAGAGTTCGATAAGAAACTAGGCGGCTTCCGACCAAAGACTTTAAACATTTTTGCTTCACCATCACACGGAGGTAAATCTGCTCTTTTGGTCCATACAGCAGCTTCTAACTTATTAAAGAAAAAGAATGTTCTGTATATTACACTAGAAATGTCAGAACTAGAAATATCGAAAAGAATAGATGCTAATATTCTTAATATAGATCTTTTTGAGTTATCGAAAATAGACAAAACAGTCTTGAAATCGAAATTTGAAGAAGTTAGACCACAACTAGGAAAACTTGTAATTAAAGAGTATCCTGCTGGATCTATGGATATTGTGACTCTTAATGGTCTTATAACTGACCTTAAGAACAAAAAGGACTTTGTACCTGATTTAGTTATTATAGACTATATAGGCTTGATGAAGTCTTCAAGAGGAAGTTTAGGAACATTCGGTAACACTTATAGCCTTATGAAATCTGTTGCCGAAGAGTGTCACGGATTTGCTAAGAAACAAAATTTACCAGTTGTGACAGCCGTTCAGTTGAATAGAAGTTCTTACGGCAATATAGATGCAACCGAGGACACCGTTTCAGATTCTCTCGGTTTTGTTATGACAGCTGACACTCTTACTCTTATGATATCTAACGATGAAATGAGAAAGAATGGACAGATAATTCTATCAATTAGAAAAAATAGGAATACAGGCGACCTATCTAAAATATTGATTGGCGTAAACTTTAAACGAATGCAATTCTTCGACGCCGCTGGGACAATAGAAGAAACTTCTCCAGCCGAAAGCACGCTAATGAAAGACAATGAATTATTTGAAGCGTTCACAAGTCAAAGTTTTTGATATCATCCGAAATAGAAGTTGACTTCAAAATAATTTCTAAAAAACTTTTTATTTTAAACTTTTTTAGAATATAATTTGACTTTAGAAAGTGATAAATAATCGCTTTCTATATAAAAGGAGATAAAAATGAAAAAAGTTCTTGTAAGCCTTCTTGTTATAGCTGGTCTTGCTTCTGTAGGTTTTGCAGCTGAAGCTAAAAAAGCTGATGAAAACAAAACTGAAAAAGTCGAATCAAAAAAAGCTAAAAAAGCTGAAGAAAGAAAAGCTAAAAAAGCTGAAGCAAAAAAAGCAGCTGAAGCTAAAAAAGCTGAAGCAAACGCTACAAAATAAAACGATCTAAAGCCGAATAATACACCTTTGTGCTAGGCTTTAGAAATAAGTCCATCTAGTTGCCAGTAACCTCTTTTGTCGAAAGAGGCTAGACGGATATGCGGCGTCAAATAGCGCCGCTGACTGTGTGCTTAATAAAAAGTCCATTTAGTTATCAGTAACCTCTTTCAATGATAGGAAGAGGCTAGATGGATACACGGGAGTAACTACCCGTTGATTGTTTAATGAAGCACTTAATAACTTTCTTCGATGGCTATTCGAGAATAGCCATCGAAGAAAGTCATTCGAATAATTTCTCATTGAGTATTCAGAAGTAAGTGCACCTCTACTTCAATGTCTCGAGAAATCCTTCGGCAGCAAAGGATCGCATAGTTTTAAGGGTGTGCGTATAGTTGTTGTCTCAGCTGGGAACATTGCTTAAACAATGAAACCAGCTTCCATTTAAACACGGGCGGTTAAGGGTAAGATCCTGTTATTGTGTAGGTAAGAAATACACTTGAAAACAAATAAGTGCAAACAATACAAACTTTAAACCTGCAGCGGAGTTGGCAGCTTAACAAGAAACAACTCCTTTTGCTACGAAGTTGAATTTTTTCTTTTCCTTTCTTTTCACTTTTCTCTAAAAACATTGTAAAACTCCTATTTGAACTCAAAATCGTTTCAAGTGCGATTTTGTTTTAACTATTTCTTAACGAAGATATCAGGATAACACGGCTTCGATGCCGTATCGTCCACCATTTCTTAAATTAACCTTAATTTTTAATTTTGCTGAAATTTAAGATTAGTTTAAGAAATTTTTAGTTATAATTTCTCAAATTAAGTAAAAAGGCTTGAAAATGAAAACTATCGAAAACGATATCAAAACTTTCCAAACTTCTAAAATTATTTTCGAAGAAGGCGTTTCAGAAGAAAATATAGCTAAAGCTATTGAACTTGCTAACCAAATCGATTATTACTATAATTATATTGATGACGGTGCTCAATATAGAGCTGCGGGTAGAAAAAATAAAATTCTGGCTGAAAAACTATTAGAACTTGGCTGTGTAGAAATAATAGTACCATTTAATGGTAGAAACTGTGAAATAAAAACTGAAACTTATTGTAAAGGATTTTAATGAGAAAAAGAGTAGTAATGACTTGTCTAGTAACAAAAACCTTTTATGTAGATGAAGAAACAGAGCAAGGCGTAGTGAACAAAATCAACAATTCGTTGGCGGAATGGAATAATACTGACCTTTTTGAGACGATAAAGCCGGACAAAATAATAAAAATACAAAATATTAAAATTAAAGAAGTAGAGGAAGGATTTTAATATGGGTATTCAAGCAAAAATATATGGAGACTTGTATATAGCTAGAAAAAACAACTTACCAACAAAAGAAGATCTATCGTTCCTTCTTGGAGAAGTGATGGCTCCAGGAAAGAATAAAGGTAACAGGGAGAGTACTGACGGTGAATGTGTTCAAGTAATTAGAAACTTGTTGAAGAACGAATATTTGAAAGACTCGGAAAGGGCGCTTTATGAATCTTATCTTCCAAAACAAATGAATGACGATGAAGTAGTAAATGGAATTAAAAAGCTAGTTTCTGAAAAATCTCTTCCTGCTGTTCCAAAATCGCTAGGAGAAATAAACGCTCATTTTAAACAAAATTTTGATGGTCTGTATAATCCTAAAAGTCTATCAGAACTATCTAAACAGGTGTTAGGTATATGATATCATTCGCTAAGAACACAAAAGCGAAATTCGATTATACAATCGAAAAGGAGCTTGAGTGTTCCTTGATACTTTTTGGACAAGAGGTAAAGGCCATCAGAGAACACCGAGCGAACTTAAAAGGTGAATATTGTATGATTGACTCTAAAGGTGTCTATACGAAATTTCATATAGGAAAGGTTGACGATCCTACAAGGTTAAAGACAGTTCTCTGTACTAAGAAAGAAAGAGAGAAAATGATGAAATTTCTTTCTGAAAAGGGAACTACTATTATACCTCTCGAGTTATATCAAGACGAAAAAACAGTTATTAGGCTAAAAGTTGGATTTTGTAGAGGTAAAAAACAATACGAAAAGAGAGAAACAATAAAAGAAAGAGATTTAATAAGAAGAGGCGATGGCAATTAAGTTTAAAGGATAAGAATTATGCTACTTGATGAAAATATAGGTATAGACTTCGGTTTTGGATTCGGCGACGGATCTGGTAGCGGTTATGGTGCAGGTTCAGGTAGTGGTTCTGGAATGGGAGATGGATATGGTGATGGATATGGATTTGGTTATGGTTCGGGCGAAGGCACTAGTTATGGAGATGGAGACGGTGATGGATCTGGTAGTGGCTCTGGTTCTGGTAACGACTATGGCTGTGGCGGCGGCTCTGGTTATGGTCGTAACTATGGTTGTGGTAGTGGTTTTGGCTGTGGTAATGGAGACTGGGAAGATGATTCAGACCAAGATGAAATTTTAAATAAAGGATAAGAAATGATTAATATAAAAGATTTAACTCTAGAACAAATAACTGAACTTAAGTGCTTGTTTGAGAATATGACAATTAAAGGCTGTAATGAAATGGTAGGAACATATTCTATCATAAGAACTTACTCTGCTGGAGTATGGTTTGGCAAGGTACTACAAAAAGAAGGTAATGAAATTATTCTAGGAGAAGCTAGAAGACTTTATTACTGGAAAACAGCTAATAAAGGTATTAGTCTAAGTGAAGTATCTATTGCCGGTCTAGATAATAGTAGTAAAGTATGCGAAGCTGTAGAAAAAGTATGGCTTCAACCAATAGAGATAATTCCTTGTACTGATGTTGCGATAGAAAACATAAAAAGTCAAAAAAGTTATGTGGTTAGATAGACACATTAATAAAAGTTCCGGATTCGGTAATGGTACTGGTGATGGATTTGGTTCACAGTTTGGATTTGGAGATGGTAACGGATCTGGAGATGGTAACGGATCTGGATACGGCTGTGGACTAGGTTGCGGTTCTGCAAACGGTCAAGGTTCTATATTTAATGATGGCGATGGTGTTGGTTACGGTATCGGAGACGGTTATGGCAATGGAGATGGTTATGGCGCTGGATATGGTTACGGAGACGGTAACGGATCTGGTGGTTATGGTGGTGGAGAAGGTTGATTTTTATATAGTTTCGGCAATGGGTGATTTGTTGGAAAATAAAAAAGTATGATACAGAGATAAAGAGTTTAGTTGTTCACTAATAATAGAGTCAGTTTAAAACTTGAGAAGCCGAATTGCTTCTCATACTATAAAATAAGAGATAAAAAATTTAGTTTTGAAGATTAAATTTAAGCTTTCTTTAAGAATAGTTTAGTTATAATTTTCTAAATTAAAAAAGAGGAGATTAAAATGTTCGGTAAACCATCAGAAATAAAAAGACTTTTCGAGATAATGATATCTCAAAATATAGCTACTATTGCTGAAGCAGCAAAAATCCTAAAAAGCTATAAAAAATGAAACTTTTAAAAGTAGAAAATCAAAAAACAAATTCAGAAGCCGATTCTTTAATTGGTTCTGTTCACGTTTCTTATGAAAGTTCTACTTCTCTTCTATTTCCTATTTCTCTGAAAGATAAGGATATAGAGCTAGATCTTATTGTAAGAGGTAATCTTGTATCACTTCTTCTTAGAAAAACTGAATCGGGTCGATCTTATCTTGTAGAAGTTGTAGAATTAAAATTTGACACTCCTATTAGAGCTTATATTGATATGCTTTGTGGCTTTCCAGAGCTTGTAGTTCTAGATTTTAATGATGTAGAAGAAAAATCTAAAAGAAACTACTCTATGGTAGAACTATGACTAATATATAGAAATAAGTATATGGAGAGATCTTTGAATGGCGAAATTTTTAGTTAAATCTCCATATTTCAAAATACAAAACGGAGAAATAAAATGTTATTTCATTCTAAAGATTTTCCAGAAGAAATTTTCGAGATTGACCATCAGGTTTTATCTAGTGCCGAAAGAGCAGGTCTTGAACATAGTTTTGAGAAGGTGAAAGTAGATGGAGGATTAAATTTCACAATTAAAAAGATATATCGATTGAGAAATTCAGGATGGCAATTTTTTGAAATAAGCTATGATTCACACACTGAAAACATAAAGAGCATAGAAGAAATAGAAAAAGCAAGTATTGACAATCTCTTTTTCCCTTCTTTAGAGTTTAAGGGTATCCAAGATAAAAAGCCTTATGGTATCGTAAAAATGGATGTAATAGCAAAAAACGTTGAACACGCTTGTACTTTCAAAGATCGATTTGTAAATTTCTCTTCAAAATTAGAAGAAGATTTTGAAACTTGTGCTTTCAAATTCTATAAAGAAATGATAGCGAACGGCGGAAACTTTTGATTTGTAAATAGTATCTTAAGTTTGTTTTAAGAAAAGTTTAGTTATAATACCTTTAAACAAAAAAATGAAAGAGATGAAATGATTCTGAAAATACTTGAGCTTTTGAATTCCGACAATTCACGTCTCTTTAAAGAGAGAGTACTTGAAGAACATTTACATAATGAAACACTTAAGAAAGTGTTGAATTATGCATATTCACCGTACAAGGTCTACAACATTCGAAAAATTCCTGAGTACAAAAAAAGATCTGCTGGTCTAATTGGTCTAGAACAAGCAATGAATGAGCTTGACGATTTAGTCAATAGAAAATACACAGGAAACGAAGGTATAGCACATCTTAAAAATATTCTTGAATCAGTATCAGAAAGAGACGCTCAAGTAGTTGAAAGAATAATAGGAAAAGATCTAAAATGCGGCGTGTCGACTTCTACAATCAACAAAATTTTTCCTGGTCTTGTTCCTACATTCGATTTAATGCTTTGTCAACCTTTCAATGAAAAGACTATAAAGGCTATAAAATATCCAGCACTTTCACAATTAAAAGCAGACGGAACAAGAATTGTCTGTGTAGTTGAGTCATCTACTAATGTGAGATACTTTACAAGAAATGGAAGAGAGATAGAAAACCTTGAATGGACTATCCCTTATGTACAAGACTTCGTTGGTTATGTTATTGATGGTGAGTTTGTTGCCGAAGAAAATGGTGAGCTTCTAAAAAGACAAGCTGGAAATGGTCTTGTTCAAAAGGCTCTTAAGGGTACTGCTTCTGAGGAAGAAAAAACAAAAATCAGATTTCAAGCTTGGGATCTAATTGGCATTAAATCATTTAAAGAAGGTTATGATAAAGAAAAATATGTCTCAAGATTTAATCGTTTGAATGAAATGATAAAAGATAATAAGTTCCTTTCTATTATACCGACAAGAAGAGTAAACTCTTTTGAAGAAGCTAAAGAACACTTCAATGAAGTTTATAATCAAGGCTTTGAAGGCACAGTCCTAAAAAATGAAGACCAAATCTATGAAAATAAGCGTGTCAAAGGACAAGTAAAATTAAAAGCAGAACTAGAGTGCTCTCTAAGAATAGTAGATTTTGAATACGGTACTCCTGGAAGTAAGTATGAAAAAGTTCTTGGTTCTCTTGTTTGCGAGTCAGAAGATGGAAAAATAAAAACTCACCTTTCAGGCTTTACCGATGAGTTTAGAAATGAATTCAAAATTGAAGACTTCAAAGGGAAAATTGTAGAAGTAGTGTATAACGAAGCTATCTCCACAAAAACCGGATCTTGGAGTTTGTTCCTTCCTAGATTTAAATCTATAAGAGAAGACCGCTCAACAGCCGATAAGTTTGAACACATAGTAAAAGAGAAAAAGGTGAAGTGAATCGTCTTTGATGAAAGATATAAATATTGTAGAATTTGTGATTTAAATCACACAAATTCTACGAGGTTTACTATGATTTTAAGTATTATTTTTATTTCTGTGTTATCTATAGTGATCTATTATCAAGAAATAGCGAAAGGATTACTGTGATTTTAACTTCTTATAACTCTTCAAATAACCTTTATGGTGCTCTTTACCACACTAAACTTTCAGACTATACATCAAGAATAGATGTTGCGATAAAAACTCCTAACGAAACGAAATTAAAAACCTTCGATGAAAAAGAAAACAAAAAATCTCATACAATAACTTTTCAAAAAGAACTTGGAGTTAATTTAGATTTTTACTTATGATTTAAGCTTATTTTAAGTTTAGTTTAGTTATAATTTCCTAAACCGAAAAGGATTAAAATGACGAAAGCAGAAAAATATTTAGGTCGTTCTAAACTTACAGCTAGATGTTATGACGGTTTCTTTGATGATGATTTTATGACAAGACTAAAAATAAAAATTGATAGAGTGCTTAAATCTACTAATGAAGAAATAATTTTTTTAACATCAGAACAAATTCTTGATACAAGAATTTATATGATAAAGGTTCTTAGAAGAATTAATCGAAAGCCTTGTGTTTATAATTGGAGTATTTTGAAATTTTCAACTTCAGAAGAAGCAATCGATTTTTATGAGGAAGAAAAATATCTTTAAGCGGAACGAAAATAATTTTAAAGGAATCAAATATGGCAGCAAATCCAGAACTAGTAGAAAAACAAGGTCTTACGCCTAAAGATGTCGAAGAAATCGAACAACTACATTCAAAAAGAAAAGAAATAGAGTCTAAAATGTCAAAATCAAAAGATGTTTCTACTCTTAGAAAACTTTTTGAAGAATGGACAGATAATGAGTTCGAACTACAAAGAACTTGGAAGTTTAAAGAAGACGAAAGATACCATAGAAGTTGGTACTTGCCTCACTGTATTTGTCCTAAAATGGATAATAATGAGAGAATAGGACACGGTATGATTATCAATAAAAATTGTCCGATACACGGAGGAGATTAAAATGAATTTGTTGGCGATATATATTTTTTCTGTAATAGGTTGTCAAGCCGTTTTTAAAGCTTTCTTTGAGCCTATGCTTTATAAGCTCTGGTATGGAAAAACTGACAGAATAAAATACAATGAATGGTTAAGTGTTATTTCATATTTCAAAATGATGACTTGGATGCCATTCGTAAATACTATGTTTTTGGCTATTTTCGGTTATTTCTTTGTTTTATTTAATAGAAGGGGTAAATTTTGAAAAAACAGAAAAACGAATCTCTTACCATAAAGATAATACCAGTTAAAAATAAACCGACAAATTTTAATGAGTATATCTTTAAACACGAGGCTATAAATGAAATTTTTGTTGAAGAGCTTCTTTTCGATTACGGAAGAATGTTTGTTAATTACTCTGCTTCTGATGGAATTTTTCTAGCAGAAAAAGAAAAGGTAAGCGGTACAGATTCTTACGGATTTTCGTATAAAGTTAAACAAGGCGAGTTTAAAATTCGTTTCTTATCTCAAGAACAGGCTATTTTTAATGATATATTGACTTTAGTTTTTAATAAGTTAAATGTCCAGTTTTTAGCAGGGTGAATTCTAAAAATATTTCTATGGGTTTTGAAAACTTTTCAATTAAGATACTTTTAAGCTTTATTTAGTTATAATTACAACATATAAAAAGTTTAAAGGATTTTTAAATGTACAGCTTCAGATTTTTACTAAATAACGTTGATGGTGTAAAAGGTGTTCTTTCAACTAGTGTAAACGCTTGTTGTGAAGAAGAAGCTTATGATATTATTTTCGATGAATACGGAGAAGATGTTGAAGTTCTTGAATGTACTTGCACTGGTCCAGCGTTCGATGAAGATGCTATGAGATATGGTGATTTTTGATGTTAAGCTTTAGGTTTCTATTAGCTAATGTTAACGGTGAAACGGGTGTTCTTCCTGTTGTAGTAGACGCTGAATATGAAGATGAAGCTTATGATATAGTTTACTTTATCTATGGAGATAATGTCGAAATTGTAGACTGTAGTGTTGTCAGTCTTATAGATGATAAAGAGGACGACGATGATGAAGATAAAATGGAGTATGAAGTAATTTAATATAATGGAGCTCATTTTCTTTTCTGTATTATATGTTCTTTGGTTGTATCTGTTAGCAGTTATGAAAGGTTAAATATTGATATTATAGCCAATTAAGGATTAAAAATGAGATTAAAAAACTTTGAAGTATACAAAGTAAAGAAAGAATTCTTGAATGAAAATACTGGAGAAGAATTAGATTTTGATATAGATGTTGTTCCAATTGGAAGAGACTTTAGAGACGGCTCTCTTAAATTTATACGGTTAGATACTTTTACGGAGCAATACTTCGATGAAAGTAGTGAGGACTTCGAAGACAATTTCTATTGCTCATCTACAAAAGTAGATCTTCTTAATATGTACAGGAGCTACCTGGAGAGACAGTTAATCACTTTTTGTGAAACTGAGCCAAATATGATGAAAAGAGAAATTGAAACATTATATACTATTATTAAAATTTTACGAAAAACATAATATAGAATATAATGACTAGTGATTTAAATGGAATTGATATATAACAAAACACTTAAGAGAGGTTTAAATGTACGCAATAATTTTTCAAATAAGTGATTCTTTACCTGAAGAGTATAGTAAAACCGCTTATGCTGATATAAGAAAATTTATGGAGTCTAACGGCTTTACTTGGCAACAAGGTAGTGTTTATTTTGGTGGACCGGCAATTAATGCTGTAACTTGCGTTACGACAGTCCAAAGATTAGCGGCAACATTTCCTTGGTTTAGAACCTATGTTAAGGATATTAGAATGCTCAGGATTGAAGAAGTAAATGATTTGTTACCGGCTATAATATAAAATCAAAGGTATTAAGATCGTGATAGTAACAAAAGACTTATTAACTTGGGATAACCTTGTTTTAAGAGAAATTACTTTCGAAAAAAGTTTGGTTGAATTACTTTTAACAATCTGTGGTGGTAATATTGGCGCTCTTTTAAAAGACTGTAAACTATATACAAGGAAAATCCCTTATGTTCTACACTTCCAAGAACTTGTTGTTACTATATTCAATTTTTCTAGTCAGAATGAAGAAACCAATCAGTTTGCTCGGACTAATTTCATTATCTCAGAAAATTTACTTACAATGATAAACGAATTCAGTATAGGCTTCTCTGAAAGAGATATAGAAAACGCTATTTACAAGATTTTGAAAGACTTTTCAGAGAAACATCTTCAAAGACCGATATTTTAAACCTAAATAAGGTATAATAAAAATATTTTGAGCCCAAATATAAAAGGATAACTATTGTCTCAACAATTACATCATACACTTATAGATCCAGGACATAGAACTAATGTTGTAATAAGACCATTAGACGAGGCACTACTTGAGTTTGAACTGGCTAGATTTGAAACTGCAGTAGCTTATTTTTATGATTACGAAAGGACTGGAAAACAAAGCTCGCTAGATTCTGCTTGGAAGATGATTAATGAATATTCTGGTCCGGACTTTGATGAATATTTCAGATTTAAGTTTTTGATATCAACAAGAATAAATGACCCATTCCTTCAAGCAGAGTACGATATACTAAGAGGATATCAAATTAAATTGTCAAACGGTAATGAAGAAGTGATAAGACTTATATCTTCGCCTAAATATAATAGATTTGGTTTTGTTGATGCTCCGAATACAAAAGAATATGTAATAGTGTTGGAACAAGGTTTTGGTGATATCTTTATGGCATTTCAAAATGTTGAAATAATAAAAGATAAAAATATTACAATACTTCATCCAGCTCAACACGCGCCTATAATTTCATTATTGAAATATTTGTTTCCACAATTTAAATATGAACAAGCTAAAAATGCGACTGAAATTAACAGGTATCTTCATAATAACAAAGTTGAAAACTTTTCACTTATAATGGATTTGTTTAACTATTCCTTAGTTGTTAAAAGAGAGTTTCCTTTTTATCAACTAGATTTAAAATTTCCAAAAAATAATAAGATAGGCTTTCAACTAAATACTACTGAAAGATCTGTAGAAGTACATAGAGACATAGATGTTGAAAATATTCTGTTCTTAAAGAGCAAATATGAATTGACTTGCTTTAATGTTCCTAGAAAGGATTACGCAGGAGTTAATAATCCTACTATTACAAACTGGAAAGATACTTACGATCTTCTTAAAGATATGTCTGCTTTGATATGCGCTGATAGTGGAATATTACATCTTGGTGTTTTGATGGGACTAAAAACTATTTGTCTAGTAGATGCTAAGAAGTTTATTGATAGAAAATGGAAAACAGGTTACTATAAAAATTATAGCAACTTCCATATACTTGACATAGGTTCAAAAACCTTTAAGAAAGATCTACAAAATATCTTAAAAGGAGATTGATTTTAAAATGAAAGAAATGATTAAGGAAGAAGAAGGTAAAATATTTGTCGGATATGACGAATTTATGAATGATTTTGAAGAAGTTGAAGATTTCATTTATAGAGGTAAAGATGGCTTGAAATACTCTCTTATTTGCAAGAGTGAAACAGATATTTTTGAGCTTGAATTAGTTGAGTGTTTGTAAAATAAATACTTAAAAATATTTGAGTGAGAAATATATGAAAAAAATTAGTGAGTTTTTGTGTGAAGGTGCTTCAGGAAAAACTCGATACTCTACCGAATTGGGAGTTTTGTCTCATTTTCTCGGAGGTATTGATATTAAATCTCCTGAAGATATTCTTGATGAAAATTTTTGGGGAGACACATCAAAATTTTCTGGTGGTTGGGATACTCTTAAAAAAAGATTAGATCTAATAACAAAAGATGGAAAACCTGAGATAGATGTTTCTCTTTTCAATGTTTTCAGAAGAAGAGGAGCAGAGCTTTCAAATGTAATGAAAGATGGAGACAATCCAACAGAATTTTCTTGGGCCGGTGGACAAAACAAATCAGCAGATTCGGATCCTTCTGATGTTTCATTTACTAGTGGTTCTGAATATTCTGGTGTTTCTATAAAAGCCTCTGCTTCTTCAACATTAACTAATCTTACAGCAAAAGAAGTAGATAAAAATATAGAAGACGGCGGTGCTTCTTCAGATGATGAAAATTCCGAAGAAATAATAGACGCATTGGAAGACAATTTACCAAAAGAATTTTCAAAAGAAAATAGTGATATTTTTATTAAGACTGCTCCTTCAGAATTCAAAATTTTATGGAATAGTATTGTTGCTGATTATCTCCAAGAAATAAAAGAAGATAATGTAATTTACGGTTTTTCTAGGGGTGATGGGGAAAAGAAAGATTCATTTAAACAAGAAAAAATAGAAGAAGGTCAAAAGAAAAGCAAAATTATAAAATACGGAATATTTAAAAGAGACAATCAATATTATGTCGTTGTTGGATTTAATATAGATGAAAATCCAACAAAGGAAGAAAATTTTTATTCCTATAATATAAAATCAAAATATTTTAGACCTTTTGGAAATTATTTTGTTCAAAATGCTTCAAAATTTAAAAACGAAAGAGACGCCTTCTTTAATAAAATAAAAGACTCTCTAAAACCACAATTTGAAAAACTTCTCGAAACTAAAGAAAACGTCTTTAGATTCTTAAATATTTCTAAAAAATCATATTATTACCTCACAGACAAAAAGATTTTCCTTGTGAAAAAACAAGCAGATTTTGGTGAAAATATTTCTGTAAAAATTTGTTCAAATAAGGCAGAAGATAATACTGGTATACAATACAATGTAGTAATATATTCTGATGGAACTCCAAAAGCTTCTTTTACCTTTTATTTGAGATATGCCAATGGCGTTTTCGTTGCTTCTCCGACAATAAGAATTCAGAAACCAAAAGGTTTTACAAGCTTCTGTTGGGAAGTCTTATCTGGTTCAGAACGCACAAAAATGAGTCAATGTAAAGAATCTACAATAAACGAAGGTGGAAATGTTTCAGTAAGGCTAGGCGACGAAATACACACAGCAGATAAGATAGATTTGAATAAATTATCTAGAGGTGAAATTACAGCTAAAATAGCAGAAATGCTTAACACTATCAATGACAACTATGAAAAGAAATTCGGCACTCCTATTTGGAAAAATAGAGAATACCTAAATTCACATATGGTTTTCAACGGCTCTTCAAATGCGTTCTTTGATAAATCGATCAGTGATGAAGAATTCAAAAAATATAAACCTCTAGTCGGCGACATAGACCTTTCTGTACCTGATGTTCACTCAGAACAACTATTCGATTTTCTTCAAGATTATAGAGGTAAGGAAATATCAAAAGGCGTTCAATATATCGGTATGAATAAAGAGTCTGCTGGTAATAACGCTCAATTCAATTGTCTTTTCCTTCTCAAAGACTTCAATGTAAAAGTACAAATAGATTTTGAGTTGGTTTCATACGACCACAAGACTGGAATGCAAACAGACTTTTCATCTTTCGCTCATAGTTCTGTTTGGTCTGATACTGTAATGGGATATGAAAATAAGATTAAGGGTGTTTCACATAAGCTATTAATAATCAATATGGTAAGAGCGCTTTCTATCAGACCAGATATTGTTTTATTGACTGATGCGTCTCCTGAACCAGAAGATCCTTCTGAAGATGATAAAATGAAATTTTCTAGTTCATCTAAAGCGAAGGGAAGGCTTTCTATGCTAGCATTCTCTGTAGATAGAGGTATGAGAGTAAAATATAGACAAATCTTCTATAAAAACGGTGACCCTGTTATGCACGATGGAAAATATGTCTTTAAAGAGGAAAAAACTTCTAATTCAGTTTATTCTAAAAATTTGGAAGAAATTTATGAGCTTCTTTTTAAAGAAAAGCCTACATCAGCAGATTTAACTCTTTTTAGATCATTCTATGGTTGCTTAACTCTACTCAAGAGATATAATATCGACAAAAAAATTATTATGACTATGACAGAAATTATGATTAAAGAGAGTTTATGGGGATTAAATCCTAAATCTCAAGTCTTAGGTTTAAGCTCAAGAGAGGAAGATGAAGGTATTAAAATGGGTATTATAAATGCTATTATAAAATACTTCCCTTATGTTAAAAAAATAGCAGAAGACTCTCAAGCGCTAAGAGACGAATATTACTCTAAAGTGACTTTGGATAGAAGAATTTAATTTCTTCTGTTCACCTTAATACCATCTAGCAAAATCTGGATTATATCTTACTGGAAAGAGAAAGGCGATTTTGTTATAAAGCGTTCTTTGAAATAAGGGAAAATTCTCCTTTATTTTAAACTTTTCTTAGCTATAATTTTAACTATAAAAGGTTCTTTTAAATCCAGAGCATTATAAAGTTTGATTACAACGAACAAATATTGAAAATTGGTAATGATTGTGTATGCCTGTAAGACTTCGATCTTCCCATACATAATCCGCTTGCTTGCCGGCGTAGACAAGCCCGATTGGATTTCCTGAGGTCAATGGAAAACCTTTGCTGCGACGAGACTCGTAAGGTCAAAATACCTACACTGTTGTGTTTAAACTTTTGTGTTGTGAGGCGCACTAAAAACTCGAGAGTCTAAAAACTCTGACATCAAACTTGATTTTATCTCTGGATTTAAAGAATTTTTAAACTAATTTCAGTTATAATAATTTATGAAAGTTGAAAAGAGAATTTTATTCAATGAGTTCTCTTTTCAGCCTTCCCAGCTGACACCTGATTGTGGTAAAGGCGAACAATCTATGAGTTTTCGTTGCTCTAAATAATAACGGACGGTTAGCACTTCCGTTAATATAGTGTTGAGTTAGTTTGATTGGCTGATTGCTCTAAAAAGAAGCCTTTAAGTGCTGTCTGGGAAACAGTGCGAATGATTCAATGGTTTCTTGGCGCCATTGAATCAAGAAATGATACAATTGAATCATAGAAAAAGACTACATCGTCAGCAAAACGATGAGATCGTAGGTTTATACCCTACCCAATTAGTGAATAATTAATTCGGAGCTTCCGATTGATTAGAGCTGTCTCAAAATGTTCTTTTTCGATTTTATCAATCTTTTATAAAAGATTCAAAAAAGAATGAATCATAAAGAGAGAATACAACGCAAATATTGTCTGCCAATTGGATAGATCCAAACTTCTCTTTTGATTTCATCATTCTTCTTTGAGTCTTTGTGTTGAGGACTCGTGGTGACCCGTGTCAAATAATTAAAATTGTAATGAATTACAAAAGAAGAATACATCGAAATTGGGTTTTGAATAGTTTCTTCTTTGATTCAATCGTTCAATTTTTAAACCTTTTTTTATTAGAATAAAATTCTAGCAAGTCAGAAATATAATGTTTTTGATTCTGATTTGTTAGAGTTTTTACTCTTTATCTTGAAATTAAACAAGAAAGGATTACAATGGCTGATACAAGTCCTTGGGAAATAGGAAAGAAATATCTCATCAGAACAGTGACTATGATTGACACTGGTAGACTAGTGGATGTGACACCGCAAGAGTTGGTGTTGGAAGACGCCGCTTGGATTGCGGACACCAATAGATTTTCTGACGCTCTGGTGGGAAAAAGAGAATTTAAAGAAGTTGAGCCGTTCCCTGACGGGAAAGTAATCATCGGCAGAGGCTCAATAATCGATGCCGTACAAATCAACATAGATTTGCCTAGAGAACAAAAGTAACGACGTTCTTAAGGGTCGGTTTAGTAAAATCTTTGTCTCGACCAAAATATAAATCTATGTCTTGGTCTAAGTCTAAGTTTAGATATGAGTCAGTATCAAATTCTAGACATATTTCTCGGTCTAGATCAGAGTCTTGGTTGAGAGTTGATTCAAGTTCAGGAACAGGTTTCGTGGCTTGAATAAAAAGAAGGCATAAAAATGTGTATAGCAATCTTGAGAACAGGATACGAACAAAATACATCTTGGACAAAGTCGAGATCTCAATCTTTTTCTTGTACAAAAACCTGATCAATGAATAAGTCTTGGACTGGAAAATATTTTAGATCCTTTTATTGGTCTTGGTCTGGGTCGAAGTCTAGACCTATTTGTACTTGTTCTTGGACTTGGCGAAGGCTAAAATAGAGGAAGGCGTAAAAATGTGTATATCAGTTTTAATAATTGGACGTGAAAAAAATAGATCTAGATCTTGGTCAAATTCTAAGTATGGGACTGGTTTTTGGTCTGGGACAAGGTCTTGGTCTTGGACTAGAACCAAAGCTAGTTCAAGGTCTGTAAGTCAGACTAAAAAATATTCTTGGTTTGTTTCAAAGTCTTGGTCTGAGTCTAGATCTAGATCGCTAGGGTCTGGAACAAAATAAAATTTTAAAGTTTAATAAAACTTTAAGGTAATTTACGATAGAATTTCGCCTATAAAGGAGAAGATAAAATGCTAGAAGCGCTCCGCCCACACGCAAAACAGCAAAGTGGTAATTGGTTGTCTAGAGATTATAAACTTCAAGAAATAGTTACCACAGAAAGAAATGGCGTGAAGTTCTCTAAAGACGCTATGAAAAACAATATGTATTCTGAAAGCGTAAAAAAGGATATAGAGGAGTTTTTCTCACCTAGAATAGAAAATGTTAGCAAACTTCTAGCTTTTGCTTCGAATAAATAGGATTTTATAAGGTCGTTTGGGTTGGGAACCAGCCTTGTGGACTATAAACACAAAGCCTTTCGTGCTCAACTTTGTTGTAAGTTGTTAGTTAGGAAGTTCACTCTGTTTACAGAAGGGAACGGTTCACAAAAAATTGAGGAGTTTAAAATGCAGAATTGCATATTTAAGCTCTCGAATATAAATTTTGGTTGTCAATCAAACCAGCAAAATTGTAATTTCGAGAGCATATATTAAGTCCTCTAAAATATAGTTTCTGATTCTATATTTTAGATGACTCTAAACTAAAACATAGAATCTGGAACTGAAAACTTCTTTCTCTTCCGTTTCTAAAATCAGAAAACAATAAATTCTAAAAATGTGATTTTAGAGGCGGATTTTCTCTAACAAAGCAAATCCCTTCAAATTATAACTACTGTTGTCAAATTGTCTCTAAATTTATGGTTGTAATTTCAATCATATTTTTAGGATTTATTTTTATAAGTTCTCGGTTACTTATATTTTTAAAAATTGTTGTATATGTTTCCTTTAGAGGGATTTTAAAAGACAGAAAGCAAAAATTTTAAATCTATCGAATTATTACTATATATTCTTTGTTAATTGATAATCTATTATATCGATTAGTTAAGAATATACCAATTCTTACAGGAAGCTACTGTATAGCTTAATTTTTGATTGCTTTATTCATAAACAATCAGTTTCTTAGTCTTGTTCTTGCTTAATAGAACTTGGTGAACCGCTCCTTCATAAATGAAGGAGCTTCCTAACTAACAGCTTCCAGCGAAGCTGAAACACGAAAGGCTTTGCGTTTATATAAGTCCGCAAGGCTAGTTCCTAGCCCAAACGACTTCATACCTCTATATAGTATATGTACAGACGCCTGGAAATCTGGATTAGTCTGATGACCACAAGCCGTACATATAAATTTGTCTTGTTTAGGTCTGTTGTT